ACTTATCTTTTTCTTCCCTATCTAAATTATATTTAATAATATTTTGAATATCAGATGTCGTATCAGCAACAGACGTTTCACTAATTTCCGACACAAAAGAAATTAATCTATGGCCATCTAATTTAGAATCTTGTTCCACAACTTTTTGTTCATTAACAAACTTCTTAGGTATTTTCCAACTAGTTGGAAAATGTACATCAAAACTTAAATAATTTTTTAATTTTCTAACAGATTGTAGATAAGGAAACAATGTAGAAAATTCAGTAAATAAACTCATAATTAAAATTTTATTATATACGTTAAACAATATGATATTGAAATGGCAAGGAATATTAGTTCCCTACTACTAAGAACCAATTTTTGTGGTGATTCTTGTAGAAGGGAAACTATAAACCTGAAAACTGTTCTTAACACAGTTAACATTGAAAAGATAAATACAAAAAGATATATTGTATTAAAGTCGTTCATTACTTCTCCTCTTTTTTTCTTTCCGTTAAAATCTCTTCTCTTAAAGATTGTAATAAATTCTTTAATTTTTGAGCCGATTGTCTCGCTCTTGTTCCCGCACTGTTATTACCTTTAAAGAACTTAGTTGCGTCAACTGACAATTCCTCAGTCAAAGTTTTGATTTGTTCTAATGTTTCCATTTAATTAAATTGTTTAATTTTATTATTATACTATAATTTAATTTTATAGTCGTTAATGTAAATAGTAGGGGGATTTTTTTACTTACTAATATTTTTTTCCAATACTTTGTAGATAGATGATATCATATCTAAATCGGATTTAGTAAATGGTTTTTGAGTATCAAATAAATCATCAAAGAAACCGTCAATTGAGTTTCTTATCTCATCATTCTTTTGATTATAAAAAGTATCTAAGAAAAATGAATTATAATATTCATAATGTTCACCTGTAATATTGAATGTGATACTTTCTTTCTTGAAGTTTTCAACTGTTCTATTCCAACACCATTTAAAATGATTTTCAATGTCATCAGTTGTCATAACTATTTTAGTTTCATTACCTGTTGTACTACCTAAATACGTATCAACAATTGTCTTATTAAGTGAATAGGTAAAATCATAAAATAATTCCAATTTTTCAGGAATAATGTTATTACTTCTAAACCACACATCAACATCTTCAGGTCTCACAGGTTTTGTTATATAGTTAAAAAAATTCTCCATAGAGTTAGTCTATGGAGAAATAATAATTAGTTATTTTGTAAAGTAAATTATTGAGTTTTTCTATTGTAACTCATCAAGTTTTTAATCTTGATGAATTCTTCATTTAAAACTTTTTCTTTCTTATCAGTAGATTCTAATTTAATATTAAGACCTTTACCACTATCTTCACCCGTTTTATCTGATATAACAGGTTGAGCAGATTTATTATAAGCTTGTCTAGTTGCTTTAGCAAATTTATTGTCTTTACGTTTTTTATTAAGTTTTTTACCTAATTCAGTTTCTTCAGCATTACCCCATTTAGGATTATTTCCTGTTCTTGATGAACCTTCAATATTATCCTCCATCCATTTTTCGTCAGGGTGAATTTCATCGTAATCTAAATTTTCCATACCAGGTCTCATAAAATCATCAATGAACTCATCACCATCTTTAGACATAGTATATTTTTTAGCTTTCATTTTTTCTAACTCACCATTACCTTTTGGAAAATGTTTTGGGTTTTCTTCATAATCACCTTTAGAACCATCTTTTAGATAATCATCCATTTTTTTCTTCAATGACTTGAAATACTCTTTGTTTTCACTTCCTGATTTTTTATGAGCTCGTTCATATTCAGATAAACCTCTTGGTTTAGTACCAATAGTTTCAAACTCCTCATTAACCATTTCTTCAATTAATGAAATCAACTCACTTTCAGTTACTGTAACAGTTTCTTTATCTTTAGATTTTTTACCATTTCTTAACATCTCAAAATCTTCAGAGTCAATCTTATTATTCTTGTTTTTATCAAGTTTTTTCTGTCCACCTTTTAATGATTCTTTAGTCTCAGTTTTTTTACCTTTTCTTAATAACGCAAAATCTTCAGCATCAATTTTATTATTTTTGTTTTTGTCAATTTTTTTCTGATTACCTTTTAAAGATTCTTTCATAAGACCTCTACGGATTAAAGATTCTTTTAAAGAACCACAATTATATCTTTCCATTAATTCTTGGTCTAATTCAGTAACTTCACCGTTTTGTGATTTAACAACTTCTTTAACAGTCTTACATCCTTCAGCATTTGTTTCTTTCATTTCAATATCTTCAGATTCTTCCATCATTCCTAAAGATGTACCACACTCATTACAAACACCCTCATACATATCACCACCACACTCACATACTTCACCTTGAGGTTCCATTTCGATTTCGTATAGTTGTTCCTCGTTTTCTTCACCTCTAAACCCACGTCTTAATTTCTTAGCAAAATCACTTCTATCTTTAAAATCTTTCATAAATTCACGTCCGTGCGTTGTTCCACCTTCTAAATCTCTTAAATTAGGTCTAAGTCTACCTTTACTCGATTCAAAATCAAAGTCATCATATTCCTTATCATCAAAATGACTTTGTAATTCTTCACTATCGTAATTTTCATCAAGTTCATTGTCAAAATCATCATCCTCATAATCACGTCCTCTTTTAAATGGTGGCATTTCATCAACACCATCTTCAAAATCATCATCATCACCCATTCTTAATTGACTAAGGATATCATCAATTTCGTCATCTGACATATCTTTTTTAAATCTTTTACCACCTAATTTTGGATGACCATCATCCATACCTCCAAGTTCGTTAACCTCACCTTTCATACTATTGATAATACCTTTGATTTTTGAACCTGTATGAGTTTCTTTCATTTCTTTATGTTTTAATCTTGAAACTAAAGAATTGGCTCTTTCTTCGATTGTTTCATTTAATACTTTATCAACTAATTTTGATATTAAACTATTTTCTCTTTTCATTTTATATTTTTTTATATAAATATTTAGTTTTTATTTTAAATTACTTTGAAAGTAAATTTCTATATTCATAAGCAATGATTTCTCTAACGGTATCTTCACTTATATTCATTTTATTACTCACTTTGGATATTGCCTCGTTCAGTTTTTTACCTCCATATAGTTTAATTGCTCCAATACCTTGATTACAATATGGAAATTTCTTACATTTTGATTTAACCTGTACAAAAGAACCACCTGGTACTTGTGTCTTTTTATAAGACCTACCTGAACCACGAGTATGATTACCTCTCATCTTAACATCTTCAAAACCAGGAGCGTCATACGCACCAACAGAAGAACTACTTGTCACTTCATTAGCCTCAACTTTAGTGATTTCCCCGTCAGACTCACCAAACAATGGTGCGGAATAACCACCGGCACTTGCAGCACCTGTTGATTCTTGATGTTCACCTTTTTTCTTTTTACCCTGACAATGAGCTTTTTGAGAAAACCCTTTTGGATTATCACAGTCGATACTTTTCTTAAAATTTTCAGACCATTTTTCATCCATATCTTCTTCACTAATATCTCTCATAAAATCATTCTTCGCCAAGGCACCTTCCATACCTGTTAATTTACCTGAACTATTTTTATTAAACCCATCAACTAATCTTTTAACAATACTTTCCATTTTTTTAAGCATTTCTTAATTTAGGTTCCCAAGAACTTTTTTGAGACCACATATAGTAATAGAATTCTCTAAAAACTTTAACCACAATCTCTTTAACATTAGTATTAACTTTACTACGGTTATTTAATTCACTAGCAATTATATCCAATAATTTATTTTCAAATTGTTTAATAGTATTAGAACCCAAGAAGTCTTTTATTTCTTTTCTAACAATATTTTCAATTTCTCGTTTGTCAGTTGTACTTAAAGCCATATCATTCTAATTTAATTTATTATACTGTTGTTCGTTTTCTACTCGCTAATACTTTAGACCATTTAGATTTGAATTTCTCGTAGTATTGTTGTAATTTAGTTAATAAGTCTAAAAACTGTTCATCAACTTTAACCATTTGACTATCAATATAAACCCCATTTTCCTCACCAATACTAAAATAAAATTCAATGTCAAAATCAATGATTTTACCTGACCACTCCACGTTTTTTGGATAAATGTTTAGTTTATTAAAATCAACCAAATCTGAAACTTCAGTAACAAATTCATCCATAGTTTCTTGAAATGTGATTTTCTCGTCTGTAGTTAATTCTAAATCGGTTTGTTCTTTACCGTGTAAAACTAAAATACCCCCTGAAACTCTATAACCTTGTTTCTTGTCACTACCACTCCCTTCATCTTCAATTTCCTCATCTTCCGTTTCTGCGGTTTCATATTCGTCATCTTCGATTTCATCCTCAATACTCTGACCAACATTATATCTATCACCAACCACTGATTGTTCTGATAATATGTTATATTTGATTCTAATATCTTCATACTCCTCATTTAATTTATCGTTAGATAATAATGTTCTTGAGGCTTTTAATAATCTTTTAATTTCGTCGTGTGAATTACCCATTTTCTATTTTTTTTATAAAATCTTCAAAATTAAAGGCTGGACTAACATCTGTAAATGAAACATCGTAATTACTTCTTGTTAATAACCCCTCATATTTATGAAAATCAGTTATTTTTGTATTATGACCGATGAATTGAAATTCAATCTTGGTTTCACCAAATATTTTTTTACACAAAGACACTAATGAATTAATCTGTCCATCAGTGTATGGTTGCCAAAAATAGTAATCTCTCCATTTTCTCTCAAACACCTCTCCATTATAAATATCACCAATCCAGTTAACGTAATGGTTTGTTAAGGGTTCTTTTTGAACCCACCCTAAATTTTCTAATGAAATTACAATTGATTTATTATCTATGTCAGGGTTTTTAAATATTTGAGAACATTCTTCATTGTTTAATAATTGAAGAATTTTACCATCCCGACCAATAACATAATTGGGGATTTTAGTATAATCCCCATTATGTCTATATTTTAATGATTGTAGATAATCGTTAATATACCTTGAAGTGTGAGTTAATATGATTTGTTTTTTATCAGTATTCTCACTTAACGATTTAAAATTTTTATATTCAATAATGTCTACCATCAACCCATATTTTTTCATTTATAAATATGTGTTATGATTTTTTCACATAACTCAAACGTCTTACTTTATTTTCTTCCGGTTCGTCTTGTGAAATAATCTCTTCAACATTAATTACTTGTTCTTCTGTTTCATCTTGTGAAATAACCTCATCACCAATTTCTTCCAATATCTCTCGAATATCGTCATTAATAGTTTCAGTTGTTTCAATAATCGGTTCTACACCCTCATTTACACCCTCATTTACACCCTCAGTTATTCCCTCAGTTATTCCCTCAGTTTCAGATTCATTTACAACCTCATTTACAGGTTCACTTACAACCTCATTTACAGGTTCACTTACAGGTTCACTTACTAATGAATGACTATCTTGTAAATCAAGATATTCATCTTCACTAACAAATGTTTCAACGATTGGTGATTCTTCTTCAACTTCATATGGTGTGAAAGCTAATGCCGTTGGTTCATCTTCCAAATCTTCCTGAGTAGGTGTAGGTAATTTACCTTCTTCTCTTAATTCACGAACTTTATTCCAAACTTTTTTAGCTTCATCTTCCTTATGTTCATTAACTATTTTACTTGTCTCGTAAACCCCATTTTCAATAGCTTCAGGATGAATCATAGGTTCAACATCTTCTTCAATTGATTGAGTTACCGAATCGGTAATTTGGTCATTAACCGCTTGTTCAATCTTAGGTTTACCATCATCAAACTTAACAAAGAAGTGTAATGATGTTAGTGAAATGATTGGTAGTAAACCACCTTCCAAAAACGCAATCCATCGTTTCATAGCAACTAAATCAGTAGAGTCCGAACCTAACGCCTCCCAAATAGGTGCCGTTAATTCAATCCAAGATTTAAATAAGTAACTCGCAGTATCAACTTCCTTATATGAGAAGAATATATTACCCACCATTTGAATGAACGTAACCAATCCAAACATTAACCAAACACCACCTTTAATTCTATTTGTTACCGCAACTAAGGCAGTCATCGCCCCAATCTCAATAGCAATTGATAAATAAACCGCCCAAGTAAATGGGTTAGCTAATTCATACCAAGAAACTACGTGAGAGATTGAGATAATCGCAACTAGAATAATTGGGACCAAGAACATAAACCTAATCGGATTGTTCTTAATCCATATCCAAATATTTTTCATTATTTATTTAATATTTCTAATTCTTTATCAATTTCAGATTGTCTATTAACATCCAAAATTTTTCTGTCCGTTGATTGAATCAATCTTTTCTCAACTTTCAACCCTTCAATCGTCAAGTCTTTTTTAGTTACTGTAACCACTTCTAAGGAGTCAATTTTATTGGATAATGTTTCGACTTTTTTTGTTAGTTGTTTGTTAGGATTACCACAAGTGTTAACAAAAATAACAAGTAATAGAAACAACATCAATTTTTGGTAATGTTGTGCAATAAATTCATTAATTTTTTTCATAATCTAAGTTTTAATTATAAATGTAAAAAACCTTCTACCATAATAAATAGAAGGTTTTTATTTTTTACATATAATCAAACAAGGTTGAACTTTCATTTCTTAGTTTCCTAAGAGCCTTTTCTTTGATTTGTCGGACTCTTTCTTTAGTTAAATTAAAGTCATCCCCGATATCTTCTAACGTTCTACAAGTTCCCGTTAGACCAAAGTAATCACCAATGATTACTTTCTCTCTATCATCCAAAATATCTAACAGAGACATCAATTTAGATTTTAACATATCTTTACTGTTGAATGCCTCATCAGGCATCTCAGCGTCGTCATTTTTTAGAATGTCAACCAAAGTATCACCATCTTCATTGATATTCATATCTAAATCAATAATACTTGGTAAATTTTGAAACTTATCATCTAACTTACCACCGTTACTTTCTATTTCACGTTTCGCTTTATGTAACTCTTGAACTACGTTAACAGGTAGTCTAATTGTTCTTGCGTTATCGTTTAATGATTGTAAGATTGATTGTCTAACCCACCAAACTGCGTATGAGATAAATCTCAAATTTTTAGACCAATCAAAATTTCTGAACGCTTTAAGTAAACCTAAATTACCTTCATTAATCAAATCAGCCAGCGATAAACCCTGATTTTGATATTGTTTCGCCACTGTAATTACAAAACGTAAATTACCTAACACAACCTCAGTCTCGATTTTATTAATCTCACGCTCAGTTAAATTACCTTGAGACACCATTTCAGATAATTGTCTCTCCCTTTCAGGTGTCATTACCTTAATTTTACGAATGTCTTTCAAGTAAAGTTGAATCTCATCTTGATTAATCGGAATTGCTGAACCTTTTTCTTTCATATCTATTTTTTAACTTGGTTTGAATATTTTTTTAACAAATCTAACTCTTTTTTTGTTAATGACGACATACCATCACTATTTATTTTATCTAAAATAACATTGAACTGATTCTCAGACACGTAGTCATCTACTTTAGTTGTTTTTGTTCGTTTGATTAATTTTGATATATCGTCATCCTCATCATCCTCATCAGAAAACACATTCATAAATTTTTCAAACATATCTTCATCCAACTTTTTTAAATCAGAATCTATTTTAGACCATTTTACATCCAAATCTTGGTCCATTTTATCAATATCTGACATTTTGTCAGAGAATAAATGGTCTGAAATATCTTTAGGTAACCCAAAAGACATATTGTCAGAATGATATGGTAACAAAAAGTAAGATATCTCACCCTCACTTAATATAATATCCACATATTCAGCAACACTTTTCAAATCATCCAAAGTACCGAAAGTGAACACACAAGCATCAGGACCGTAGTAATACCTAATGTTCTTTGATTTAGTAATCACCGCAATTTCTTCAGCAATTTCAGTTACAAAGTTATCTTGGTTTTTACTTTTTGCAAAAACAAAAAGAATATAGTTAAAAGTTTTATTTTTCATAACGTTTTTAGTTTAAACAAAGATACTACTAAAATTCAAAACACCAAATTATTGGGTAACATAACTAATGTTTTCTTCTTTTCTTACTTTAATTACACTGTCAGCCCAATTTGTAACCATAGGGTTGTGTGTTATTACAAATATTTTTTCAAAATATTCTTTAATTTTAGTAAAGAACTCTGAAACCATATCTAAATTGTCATTTGATATTTTACCAAACACCTCATCAAATACAATGATGTTAGGTTTAGGTAAAGAACAAATCTTACTTAACACAGACCTTAAAGCTAATGACGCAATAGTTCTTTCATACCCCGAACCTGACGCAATATTCTTCTCAACCTGAGTGTTGTTATCAACCATAACAAAATCAACCTCGTTTTTATCATTAATACGAACTTCAAGTCTGAAATGAGAACTGTCCTCCAACAATCTTTGTAACTCCGAATTGATTAACGGTATCATAGTTTTCATAATTAACTTACTAATACCATTCTTACCGAAAATCTCTAAGTATATTTTATACACTTTTTCTTTTTCAGACTCTTCATTAATTTGTTGAATCTTTTTTAAGTTACCTTCAATGTTATCCTGATTAGTTTCAATTTGATATTTGGCATTATCCATTTGTCTAATCACACCATTCTTCTCATTGTCTAATTCAGTTAATCGTTGGTTAGCCTTTAATAGTTGAGTTTCAATTTTCTCATTATCATTAATCTTACTCTGTAATTCAAAATACTTAGTTAACTTGTCTTTCAAGTTTTTAATCTTCATATCCAAAGATTCAATAGTTAACTCATATTTTTCTTTGATTAACTTATTTTTCTCATACTCATCAAACTCTTTTTTAAGTTTAATAAAACCTTGTTCTTTGCCGGTTAAATCCCGCATTAACCCCGAAATTTCGTCTTTATGCGTGTTTAACCCTGCAAGTTCATTGATTTTTGCCTGAGTAATCGAAGCATTCATTAAATCAATTCCACAGTGTTCACAAATGATACCACCACTCACCGATGCCTGTAATTTTTGAATTGATTTTATTTCAGTTTCAACTCTAACAAACTCTTTATATTGAATGTCGTATTCTTTTTTAACCTCATCGTGTTTGTCTTCGTGGTAAAATTCAGTAGGTTCAACAACGTTTAATTCCTTTAGTAATTTACGATTGTCATCAATTTGTTTCTCATAACCCTTAACTTCATTCTCAATTTTTTCAGGTGATAATTGACTAATCTCTCGGTCAATATCCATATGTTTCTTGCTCGTTAAATCATCACGAAATTGTTGACCTCTGATAATTCTATCCTGAACATCTGTTAACTGTTTGTTTAACTGAATACCACTTTCTTTCAACCCATCAATTGTTGATTTATAAGTTTCGATGTCAGTTTTTAATTTTTCAGAACTATATATGTTCGAAATCATTGATTTTGAAAACTTGGAATACAAATCCTTACCGGCTTCCTCTTTTCGTTTTAAGAAATCAAGTCCCATAAAACGAGATAACACTTGACCTCTGGCAGTTGGTTTAGAATCAATTAACTCTTCTAAGTTTGTTGCGGTAGTTAAGATTGTCATTAAGAAATCTTCTTTTGTTCCGATAGAATTCTTAATGAACGCTTCAGTCTCACGTCGTTGTTCACCCGTGAAATTCTGTAAACTACCATCAGCTAACTTCTTAAAGAAATCTAACTCAGTCTTAACCGTCCAATCACCACTCTTGGATAACTTACGAGTAATGTTTCTCTCAATAATATAATCATCCCCATCAATAACAATTTCACCCTTAACTGATACCTTATTCTTATCTGTAAATCTATTGAAGATTTCTTCTGCCTTAGTAGTTTTAGTTGTTTCGTTAAAGAATAAAAAGAATAGTAAGTCAACACTTAATACCGTTTTACCTCCAAAGTTAGGGGGATTAGATTCGATTACTGAGATACCATTACATTTATCAAAATCTAACCTTTGGTTCTCACCATAAGATAAGAAGTTTGAGAACTCGATGTTTTTAATAAACCATTTTTTAAATGGTGTTACCTCTGTTTGATTTAGAATTAATTCACTATCAACCTGTCTGTCCAATTCTAAAATCCTATCGGAATACTCTTGATTAGATTTTGATGATAAGAAAGATTCAACTAATGTTAATTGATAATTTTTGTCTAAGATATTAAAAGAGATATCAACATTATGATTTGTTGCTTCACTAACTTTTGTTTTAGTGATAACATTAATATTGTTTGAGTTATATTTCTTTTGGAAATAATGTTTAACACTTTTAATTTTTTCCTGTGTAAAGTTTTCAGCAAAATCCTCCCATACTACTTGTATGTAGGGGTTTTCAACATTAGTTAAATCAACTTTATTACTCATTATTTACCAGATTCTTCAGTTTGTGTTGTTTCTTCAATAATAGCATCAACAACTTCTTCAGCAATTGAGTCTGTGAATTCAGTAACTTTTTCGTCAGATATCTCAGCGTTAGCCAATTTCTCTTTTAATTCGTCAACTGAAAATTGCATAGCTTCACGATATAATTTATTCATTAAATTTTTCTCGTGTTGAATACGTGCGTTGCGTTTTTCAACTTTTCTTCTGTGTTCTTTAGTTTTTTTTCCCATTTTATTTAATAATTAAGATTTGATTAAACATATACATTTTAAATTTTATTGTCAAACTATTTGGCCGGTCTATTTTCCTCAAACCATTCAACAATCGAATTAATTGCCCATACACACCCTGATGCAAATAACCCATCAAAAAACCAAGAGACGTGATTATCACATCCTAAAAATATCTTATTAGGTGAGTATAAAACTAATCCGAAGAAAAATCCAACCCAAGTACTTGTACACATCATACAAGATAACAAGTCAGAAAAAAACTTCCCAACAAACTGAAACGGAGTATAAGGATTTTCACCCCAATTATGTAACCCATTTCTTAACCATCCAAAAATTGACCCATAAACTAGTATATTACTCATACCGTAAGCCATTAATACCCAAATAAAAATTTCCATATTATATTCTTTCATTTAAATTAGAACCTCTCAAATAAACTGCATTAGTCGGATTTAATTGTGATTCCAAAAGTTTATTTTTTTGAATTAACTCATCAATTGTTTGATTTTTTTGAGATAATTCTTTTCTTAAATTTTGTAATGTCATTTCTAACATCTTTTGTTTTGAATTGTCAGTAGTTACCTCTTTAACCACCTCAACCTCCTTGATAACCTCAACTTCTTTAATAATTTCAACAGGTGGTTTGTCTAAAACCTCGTCTAAATTACGTCTAAGTTCGTCTAAACTTTCATCTTTTTTAGACATTTCAGTTTCCAACTGTTGTATTTTTAACAACAGTTCATTTTCAGATTCTTTGTCACTAATATACTCTATTTTTGTGACGATTTTTTCGGTAGGAACTTCTCTAACAACTTCCTTAATAACTTCTCTATCCACATATTCAATTACTTTAACTTCAACGGGAATTTCAACTATTTTTTCAACTTCCTTAATTACCTCAACCGGTATTTCTACACGTTTTTCAACAATTACCTCAGTTATTAAGTCTTTTTCACCTTCATTAAGTGAATTTCCCAAAAATCCGTACTTCTTAATATCAAAACCTTGTTTGAAACATTGTGTAACAAACATTGAGACATCCTCAATATTGTTTATTTTACAATACTGTATGATGTCATATTCGTATTTAGGATTTACATTAAGCATTTGCTAAATATTCTTTTTCGTTTTCAATATCTTCATATGATGACAACTTAAACGATAAGAAAGGTCTTGGATTATGTAAATCAACAAACTCATAGTTATCGTTTTGAATATCATAAATTCCGAACCCGTGTTTATTAATTGTTTCACCGTAGTTTTGTTGGATTGTTGAACCAATCATATACGCTTTCTTACCACCAGGTATGTTGAAGATTTGTCGTTTATGGATATCTCCACATAATACTAAATCACAACCCGCAAACTTATCAGTTTCAAATCCTGACTCGAACTTATAACCAATATCAGTAGTTAAACCCTGAACAGGTCCGTGAAACAAACCAATCTTAACCCTATCTGATTTACTGATATCAGGTGGAATATTGTGGTCCATTAATGAATATACAACCCAATCAATATTCTCATCAGTATACTCACCTCTATCTTTGTAATAAACAATATTCTCATTGTTTAATGAATCAATAATTGGGGTTAAAGCGTCCAATCTTGACATATTGTTTTCCAAGAAATCGTGGTTACCAATAATAAGAACCGTTTTAGCAATCTTGGAACATTCAGTTAAAACCCAAGACACCATTTCAATAAGTTCAGGTGTCATCTGATTTTTAGAATGAACTAAGTCACCGGTAAACACAATCCTGTCAGGTTTTATTTCACTAAATTTAGATAACATATCCGTAACAATATCACGATATAAATCGTGGTCTTTAAATAATCTGATATGTAAATCAGAAAAATGAACTAGTTTATTTACCATATTTTGATTCTTTAATCATTTTTTTTACTTTACTATCGTGTTTCTCAATTTTAGAAATTCTATCCTCAACATCTTTATTTTTTGACAATATATCCCGTAATCTATTATTATCAAAAGGTTTTGGAACATCATTTTTTTCTAAAAATTCATCAATCATCTTTTCAGTAATTTTAGCCGGGTCAACACCAACCTCTGAAATGAACTTTTCTTTTAAATGTGGTGGGATTACTCTTTTCTTAATTTCCAATTTAATTTCACCAGGTTTAACCACATTTTGTTCTAAATAATAAACCGTATAACCAACATCATCAGGTTTATTAGCGGTTAAATCAACATCGTAATGATTTGTAACAACTTCAGACCCATCATATTTATCAACTACCTCAAATAACCCTCTAACCAAAACATGTCTCGTACCTTTAGTTTTATATTCTTCAGGATTATCCAAAACATCATCCAATAATTTATGGATAACTTGTCTTTGTTCTTTCTCGGTGTCTAAACCGAGAATATCTTGAGTTATTTCAGGTGACCAAGTTAATAAAATATGTTTTCTTGGTTCAAATGTTAATGGGTCATACATTGTCGGACCCATAGCCGCACCATGCTTAACAGGTTTAATTAATTGACTTGGGTCATACATTTCAGGAGTTAAAGATAATGATAATAAATAACATCTACCCTTAAATTCCATTAAATCGGATAATTTAATAGTTTCAGTCGTATAAATCTTATCTTTTTTACCCTTAACTAACGGCATAGTTAAAATATCTAACGAATCACATTTATCAAATTCATCACATTCTTTAATGATGTTTTTATACTTATCCAATTCTACACCATAAAGACAAGTTTCATCAACAAATGATGAATTAATTAAATTTAGGGTGTTCTTTTTACTTAATACCGCAACTTCTAAAAATTCTTTTAATTTCATATTACATAACTATTTTTGGGGGATAACCTAAATCATCGTTAACCCCACCAATAATTGGGTTTATAGGATTAAATGGGTTTGACGATTTATGTCCTTTATATTTATCAATGTCAAAGTCTAACTCACCTTTAACACCTTTCATTTTTTCTTTAATCACATCAATATCAGACTCTTTAACTACCGTCCAACTTCTATTAGTTAGAAATCCGTCCAACCAAATATAAAATTCTTTGTGTGTCATTACTGAATTAGATTTGTTTTATTGTCCTCATCAAATAAGGCGAAATCAGAATTTACGTGTCCACAATCATCACATTTATAAGTTGGGAATGGTACTAACGTATCTTCTTTACTACCCGTCATTAATGCCGGAACTTTTTTAATTAATACGACTTCCTTGAAGTACATACTACCACACTTTTCACAAACAACAGTTGGTTGTTTTTTCAAGTCAATTCTTGGTTGATTTAATTCCATATTAATCTTCTTTTAGTAAGTGTATTGTTAACTCCTCATTCATAAATTTATCTTTAATTATGTCTCTATTAAATTCAAACTCAGACGCTAAAGAATCCTCACTCCCATCTTTAATTGAAAAATCCCACTTATTTTCATCCAAATAAGCAACCGCCTCCTCGTCAGTCATTCCTTCTAACTCAGGATAATCTTCTTTGTTAATCTCAATGGTGTCGTATACTTCATACACCGAATAACTTTTACTCATTCTAATTTTCATTTTATTATATATTTGACGTTTATTTTTCCTAAACCAACAGTGTCCCAAGTTGTTGTATAATACCACACAGGACTAATTATTACATTATTCATATCTAAATATAATTTATTTTCTTAACTTACTCAAGTATGGTTGTATATCCATATTTAAAATTGTTGATTGAACTTCTCTCGGAATCCTAAACTCTTCGTATTCACCATCTTCTTTAATTAAAACAATGATACATCCATACAGTTTAATATTCTCATACTTTGTCCCTTCTAACATTTTCAAAATCAATTTACCATAGAATGGTAATTGTGTGAAATAGTGTCCTAACGCATTATTTGGTTGTGCTTGGAATGGATATTTCATTGGTTTTGTGAAATAACTAACCTCAAAATTCTTAGGTTTGTTAGTCTTCCAATCGGTAATAACCAAACCAAACTCAGTTTGTTCTTTATTCATTATTATCCACACTTTATCGGGTTGACCGGTATAACCTAAGTCAGGGTCCCCCAACACAATCTCAGTATCTAATAATACCGCACCCCTTTCAATCATAATATTTAAAAAGTCTTTACCTGCGGTTATCATACTATCACTCTTCAATATCTGTTCAAAGTCACATTCGAATATTGGTTGTCGAACATCTTTGTAATCTCCAAATAATTTAATAGTTTCCTGTTCCAAAAAATAGTGAGTTCTTGACCCCATATTTGTTGAGTACGTACCAGCATCCGCCCATTCTTTCAATAGTCGAGCCTTTTCAACCGGGTCACCTTGTGCTTTTTTCTCAGCAATTTCATCGGCAGGAAATTCATCATAAAATATTTTCATTACCTTTGATACTGATGGCCAATCACTACGAGAAAACCCCAACCCATCAGTCATTGTGTACTTATGAGTTTCTTCCTCAAATGTTAACCCAATCGAACTCCTCTTAACTTCTAAGATATCTCTAATATCTTTAGCAATCTCTTTTAAATCCATTCATATTTTAATTAATCTTTTATATTATAATAATAATCATTAATTTCACCTCTTAAATCACAAACGTCTTTATCATCAGGTAATTTCAATATTTTTATTTTACCATATAACCCACCACCATTAAGTTCGTGATACAATTTTACTGCATTATACCAAGCATCACCATCTAACGCAATTATCACATTACCCATTGCTCTTTGATATATCGTATCAAATAACTTTTCAGACATATGTTTACCCAACATAGCTATACTATTAGGTAAAAAGAAACCATCAAAGACCCCTTCAACTAAGAAGATATCTTGATTCCAATTAATTAAACTTTCATTGAAAATTATCTTATCCTTCTCAGCTTCGGGGTTTTTATATTTAGCTCTAGTGTTTGGTATCCAACTTCTTGCTATAAAATAGTTTAACTCACCTGATTCAGTATATGAGGGAACAATAACTCTCCCCCCAAATTCACCATTAGAACAAAAACCTATTTTATATTTTTCAATAATTTCTTTGGTAATACCTCGACTAGTAAGGTAAGTATATGCTTGTCTTCTAATTGGGTGAGACTCACTTACGTCTTTAAATAATTTAAATTCATTAGGTAATCTCAGTTTTTCTTTCCTAACTTCTTTTGGTTTAAACTCTTCAGGTTGGAGAACATTATACACTTTCTTTTGACTCTTATTTCCGTATTTATCAAATAATTTACCCAAAGGTCCGTGAGTCCCATTAACGTCACCACAACTCCAACATTTATAAACATGTGAGAAATAATTCACCTCAAGATTACCTTTGTGTCTGTCATCATCACATTCAGGACAATCAAACGATATTTGACCTTTTGATTCATAATGAAGATGTTCATCCCCAAGAACATCACGTAATAAATCCACTAATATTTCACCATCATCTGACATAACACAAAAAATAATAATAATTAATCATTCAATCAATCTTCACAAGTTTTATCAACCCTTTATATTTATTATATAAACACAAAAAAATGCCCAAAGTAGTAACAATAAACAACATAACAGGTACAACACCTTATAATATATTTTTATGTGACAACCCTGTTACTTTATGTGTCTATATCGGCACAACTTCAACTCTACCGTATTCATTTGACATACCAAACGTATTAACAAATCAAGATGATTACACCCTAAAAGTTGAAGATGAAAATGGGTGTATTAACCAAACAATTATATCATAAAATAAATGAGTTGTCCATCTACATATTGTATAAGTAATACAAGTTTTTCAACATATAATGGTATATATAATTCTTCAGGAACTTACAACGGTCGTGATTCGTGGTCAGGTCAATCCAACGGATATTATATCTATTTTAACACAGGAACAACTCAATGGTGTTTATCAAATGTGCTAAACGGAACTTGTCTTTTATCTGGAAAATCACCTTGTAGCTCAAGTTGCCCCGATTTATTTAGTGGTTACTTATCATCAGGTACTTGTCCTACACCAACACCAACACCAACTGTAAACTGTTCTGTTTTAGATTTTAATTCTTTTTTTGACTGTGTACCCGTTAATTTTGTCACACCTACACAAACACCTACACAAACCAAAACACCAACACCAACACCAACAAGTACCGATTTTTGTGGTTTACTTAACGTTGATGTAACCGTAAATAATGTAACACCAAGTCCAACACAAACACCAACACAAACACCAACAACATCAAAACCTGTTAATAGAGATAACACATTTAACGGTGACGTAACATTTAACACAATCAACACTAACTTTAATTGTCCTACTAGTAAACAATTTAGTGATTGTAACGACCCTAACACAACTTACTCAACAACCGACGTTTTAATTGTTCCAAATGGAACACCAATAACTAAATATATGGTATTTAACGCCCTTGTTGACGGTGATACTAAATGTATATCATATATTGGATTAACAACCGACATTATTGGGGGTAATTCGATAAGATTAAATTCAAACTCATTAGGTTTTTCTAATCTAGGTGGTTGTAGTTTTTGTCAAACAACACCAATGCCAACCCCAACACAAACGATAACCCCATCAAAAACACCAACTCAAACCCCAACACAAACGATAACCCCATCAAAAACACCAACTCAAACACCTACACAAACAAATACACAAACTCAAACACCTACACAAACACCTACACCAAGTTTTACTCCAACTCAAACACCTACACAAACAAATACACCAAGTTTTACCCCTACACAAACAAATACACCAAGTTTTACCCCTACACAAACACAAACACCAACTTCAACCCCGTTACCGGGTAATTGTGACTCATCAGGTTATTCTTACATATATTCACCAGCAACTTAATTAAGATAAAATAAAAATAATAATATTATGTCATTTTCAGCATCAACATGTTTAAATTATGTAGGGTCATATACATTATCACCAACACTTTCCGTATACAGTAACCCAGTATCACCATCTAACTTAGGGGTGTTTGTAACAACAGTCCCAAGTTCAGAGATTACAGGTGGTAATTGTCCTTATATTTTAGTACTTCCTGATGGTACAACAACAATTAGATTATACGATATTGATAATTTTTGTTATACCGACATACCCGTTAGTAATAATGATTTATGTGTTACTTGTGATTTAAATTTTAACAGTTACGTAACACCATCTGTTGGTAAAATTGTTGCCGGTGATATTACAGGTAGTTGTGATGCTAGTATATCCAACTATCTTATTAATTGGTATAATGTTTCAGACCCTTTAAATCCGATATTTAAATTTAGTTCAGGTAAAGGAACTATGTTTGCCCCATATCTATATACACACCCATTAGTTGGTACTTCATCACCTTTATCAACATCAGGAACTTTTGAACCAAGATTGGAAAAAATTGAACTTAACGGTGTTCTTTTCTCAAAAACTGAAATACCAGGATACATATTAGCCGAAATGGATTGTTTACCATCAATAGAAGTCACCGCTTTAAATTGTGATAATGGTGGTGATAGTTCTGATTTACCACAGTATGAACATAAATTCTTTTATTCAGCAACAACAGGTGGTATAACACCCGAACCGTTAACCACCACCTTTGAGTTATCAGCAGGTACTAAGTATTTTCCGTGGAAATTTAAAGGTTTTTCAGTTCCAGATAAACTCAAATTAACATTTAGTGGTTCCGCATACCCACAACCATTAATTTTAGAATATTGGGAAGTTGGTTCTGATTTAACATCAAATAATTTCAATTCAACAACGTTCCCTAAATCAGCCTCCACCGCCGAATATTTTGGTAAAGTCACAACTTTAAGTGGATTAACTGTAAATGCCGGTGACGCTATATTAATAGAAGTAACACCGTCAACCTCAACAACTCAAACAAGTTGGACATTTTATTGTGGTTGTTTGGACACAGTTAATTGCGATATATGTATACCAGATGAAGTCCCAACAGATTCAGGTAACACTTCCTACACTTGGAAAATCGTTGAGTCTACTATTTCCGTACTCGACACTAGTTGTGTTTCAATAATTGCAATGTCTCTTAGTGGTTGTAATATGTCTGAAATAACAGGAACAACAATTTATCAATACGCCGGAAGTTTTTATAATAATGCCGGTTACGCACGAATTGATAGAACTAATAACTATATTAATTATAATGGTCCAACTCCTGATTGGGGGACAAATTCCATTTATTTCAACCAATTAACGTGTCAATATCCAACTTGGACTCAAAGCCGCTCATGTAACAACTTGGGTGAAGGTATAGATATAACATATAATAAAACCCCAACACTATTTAAGGTAACTTCAAATAGTTTAACACCAATAACTATGATATACGATAATTATAAAAATTTTGTCGTACCATCTATATCACCATTTTCAGGTGACAATACTAACATAGGATATTATAGATATTTTACGTTAGAATATACCACCGCAACAGGTATAACCCCTTGTGGTGACGGTATTCCTAATAATTCGATTAATTTTCACCAAAGTTCTATAGTAACAACAGGTACAACTGGTAGTAATTACTTTATACAATTCACAATACCAATGATATCAGCAGGAATCACATATGATGATTGTGATTTAAATTGTATCGGATACCAAAATCAATTGGTTGATTTTTACGTTAACACTTATTCAAGTTCAACATTTAATTATACAGGAACAACAAATGTTGGTGCTATCAGAAATAACGGAATATATTTTTTTAGAAGTATGTCCTCATCTGTTTCCACACAAACAGGAGCAACCTTATCCGGTGGATTCTATACCAGTTTCTATCAAAATTATACAATACCAGCATCGGGTACATCATACACCTTAATACCTTCGTTATCAGGAGTTACTTGCCCTAATCTTGGATTAATTACCAACAATGGTGATAGTTTAACCTCTCAAAATATTCAACGTAATTATAACTATTATTACGTATGGGAATTTTTTGACGAAACCGCAGTTGCTGATAATTTTCGTATTTACGCACATCGAATTAATGAATCAGGAAATCTAGTTTTTCCGCGTGAAATTACTCTAGTTTACGAATACTTAAACGGAACTCTAAATTACTCAAATTCAAACTATTTAATATAAATTTAAAATAATAACATTATGTCATTTTCCGTATCGGCTTGTCTAAGTAACACGGGTACATCACCACTAGGTCCAACGTTAAGTGTTTATAGTAATCCTGTATCAACCCTAAATCCAGGAATCTTTGTTAGAACAATACCAACAACATCAATAACAGGTGCAAATTGTCCTTTCACTTTTTTAGTTCCTGATGGTACTGAAAATATTCGTATTTTTGACCCTGTAAGTTTTTGTTATGTTGATATAGCTGTTAGTAATAATAATGTTTGTTACACTTGTACATTAGGATTAAGTGGTGTTACCAATAACTTAACTTCACTTATTAACGTGAATGGTTTATCCGGAACTTGTGATAATGACATAAGTAACTTCGTAATTGATTGGTATGGCCCAGCCCCTTCAACTAGTTTAGCATTTACATCAGGTAAAGGTACGTTATTTTCAGGTGAATACCAATATACCCACCCTATAAATAATGTAAACTCACCAATCTTAATTGACGGTACTTACACCTCAAGAATTAGAAAAGTCGAACTAAATGGTGTTAAATTTTCTTCAACGGGAGGTACAGGTAACATAATTTCTTGTAATTTAACAGGTTGTTCGAGTAGTGTTATTGTTTCACCTTATAATTGTAATAACGGAACCGGAGGTCCTGACCCACTATATACTCATTATAAAGAATTCGTATATACTGATAGTAGTATAGCACCTGATTCATTATCCGCAGTTTTCGTTATAAACTCAACAACAAAAGCATTTATTTGGAAATTTGAGGGTTTAAGTATATATGACACTCTTAAATTAACCTTTGTAGGTAGCTCTTACCCTCAACCAATTTTACTTGAGGAAATTAGGGTTGGTGATGACGCAGGAAGTGTCGATTTTACCCCAACTACTTGGCCTAAATTATATTATTACACTAATTTTAAAAAAATAACCGTATTAACAGGATTAACGGTAAATAATAACGATAAAATAATTATTAATGTCACACCTAACCCAAGTAATAATTCAACTACTTGGAAATACTCCTTTGGTTGTTCAACGTTACCTACCGCAACTAAAACTTGTTTAGATTCATATCGAAACAAACCTTATAAAATTAAAGCATCAACTATTCAAATATTAGGACCTGATACTTGTGGTAAATACAAAGTCAATTATTCTGTCAGTGGTTGTAGTGTTAATGAAACTACAGGTTTTACCGAATCTACATTAGTTAAACTCAACACAAGTTCAATTTTTAATAACATAGCAACCGATAATACCACCAAATTACTTGGTTTAGACACAGGTTATTCATTATATGACAATTTTAACGAAATAACAAGTTGTGGTCCGGGTCGTTCAGGTGTATGTGTTAACATTCCAGGTCAACAAATAAAAGTTGTTAAAACCGCAACAACAAAGGTTGAAATTTACTTTACTAGTTTGTCGGATTTAAACGTATATTACACTGATTGGTCGGCAGCTCAAGCATCAATAGTCGCGTCTTGTGGTGCATACTCAAGTAATAGTTTAACATACAGTTATTATAAATTCATAAGATTATCAGTCTATAACGGAACACCAACTTGTGGTGACTCAACACCAAGTTATGAAGAATTGGAATTCCATTATTCTTCAGTAATTAGTTCAGGTAACACAACTCCATACCCAGGATTTAATTACTATATGTATATTACAACACCGTTAATTTCTAATAACTACGTTTGTCCTAACACTTGTTCTAATTGTAATAACCAAAACTTAGCCATCAACGCAAACGCAACTAGAAATTTAACAGGTTACATTCGTAACGTAACAGGCTATAGACGAACAACACCATTTACTGACGTTAATGGTTTAAAATCACAAACAAGTACCAGAACCAACTCATCATTTACAGGTAGTTTAGTTATTTACAATACTTATTCTAACCTCACATACCCAGCATCAGGTTTTACTAACACACTAATACCTTCGTTATCAGGTAGAACTTGGGATTGGGAAAATCATACATATCAATCAGGTAATAATTACGCACAAACAGTATTTTCACATAATGTTGTTGTTACAAGTTGGTCACCATTACAATATAAAATACAAGCACAACAAATTTCAAATTTTGACACAACAGGTAATTATATTGATGTGTGGAGTAGTACTGCCGGTATTATAAATTCAACTTATGTTTATCCTTAATTTTAAATAAATCAACTTTGAAATATTTATTATTAAATATATTATGACATCAATTCAGATTACAGATATTACAGGATTATCATTCCCATATAATATATATGTATGTGACGTATTCGGTAATCAATGTATCTTAGTTGCAACAGTTGACACAAACATACCTCCGACTAATCAAATATATTTACCCCCATTATTTAACACCGCACCTGCCGTTGGTGTTAGAATAATTTCACACGATTGTGAAAGATTTGAAATAGTTTATTGTTACTTAGTATTAACCAAAACACCAACCCCTACCCCAACAATCACTCCTACAGTTACACCATCAAATACTCAAACACCAACAGTTACACCTACGTATACACAAACACCAACAGTTACACCTACGTATACACAAACACCAACTCAAACCAATACTATTACACCAACTAATACGGAGACACCAACACAAACACCAACCCCAACTAACACAATTACACCGACTAATACTGAAACTCAAACACAAACTCCTACTCAAACTAATACTATCACACCAACTAATACTGAAACTCCAACACAAACCCCTACACCAACTAATACTATCACACCAACTAATACGGAGACACCAACACAAACACCAACGAATACTATTACACCTACGAACACAGAAACACCAACACAAACTCCGACCAACACAATTACCCCAACAAATACAATTACACCTACGAACACTGAAACACCAACTCAAACTCCAACTAACACAATTACCCCAACAAATACAATTACACCTACGAACACAGAAACACCAACTCAAACGCCGACTAACACAATAACATCAACTAACACTGAAACTCCAACACAAACTCCAACAGTAACTGAAACACCAACTCAAACTCCAACAAATACGATAACATCAACTAATACTGAAACACCAACTCAAACTCCAACAAATACGATAACATCAACTAATACTGAAACACCAACTCAAACTCCAACTAACACAATAACCCCAACTGTTACTGAAACTCCAACTCAAACACCAACAAATACAATAACATCAACTAATACTGAGACACCAACACAAACACCAACAAATACAATAACATCAACTAATACTGAGACACCAACACAAACTCCGACCAACACAATTACCCCAACAAATACAATTACACCTACGAACACTGAAACCCCAACACAAACGCCGACTAACACTGAAACTCCAACACAAACGCCTACAAATACAATTACACCTACGAACACTGAAACCCCAACTCAAACACCGACTAATACGATAACATCAACTAATACTGAGACACCAACACAAACCCCAACGAATACTATAACTCCAACGAATACTATTACACCCACGAACACTGAAACACCAACTCAAACACCAACAAATACAATTACACCTACGAACACTGAAACCCCAACTCAAACACCAACTAATACGATAACATCAACTAATACTGAAACCCCAACACAAACACCAACTAACACAATTACACCTACGAACACAGAAACCCCAACTCAAACACCAACTAACACAATTACACCTACGAACACAGAAACCCCAACTCAAACACCAACAAATACAATTACACCAACTAATACAGAAACCCCAACACAAACACCAACGAATACTATTACACCAACGAATACAGAAACTCCAACCCAAACTCCAACAAATACAATTACACCAACGAATACAGAAACTCCAACCCAAACACCAACTAACACAATAACATCAACTGTTACGGAAACTCCAACCCAAACACCAACTAACACAATTACACCAACTAACACTGAAACACCTACAAATACCCCAACACCAACTAACACAATTACACCAACTAACACCGAAACACCCACAAATACCCCTACACCAACTAACACAATTACCCCTACTAATACTATCACCCAAACCCCTACTAATACTATCACTCAAACACCTACAAATACTATCACCCAAACACCAACAAACACAGAAACTCCGACTCAAACGCCAACAAATACAATAACACCGACAAATACAATAACATCAACAGTAACTAAAACACCTACCCAAACGCCAACAAATACAATAACACCAACACCAACAACTATTTATGTTATTGCCGAAGCATACCCTTGTTGTGGGACATACGTCACATATGATGTTATTAGTATTCCTATCACATATGCCGGAGTTGACGCTAATTATGTTGTTGTCGCAACTAATGGATATTGTTATAAAGTTGGGACATATCCAGCAATAGGTTCACCAACCATTGTTTGGGATAACACTAAACCTGTTTACCCTCAAGTTGATGGTGATTTTGATTGCTTATCTTGTACTTCATCAAACCCTTGTCCAACACCGACACCAACACCAACAACAACCAATACTCAAACACCGACAAGAACTGTAACTCCGACTAACACCATCACACCAACTAACACCATCACACCAACTAACACTGTTACCCCAACAAATAGTATTACACCAACAAATAGTATTACACCAACTAACACACAAACCCCAACAAATAGTATAACACCAACTAACACACAAACCCCATCATACACACCAAGTCAAACCCCATCATACACACCTTCAAGTACACCAACACCAACACCTACAACATTGACAGGTAATTTATTATTACTACAGACAGGTGATTACATTATACTACAAGACGGTACAGGATTTATAGAATTACAATAATTTTTTATTATATTTGTTATGTAAAACATTTCCTAATTACAAAACAAAAGGGCATAAAAAAAGGGAAGTTTTATCTTCCCTTTTTTTATTATTAAAATAATTTACCAAATTTTAAGTTGTTTCATAAATCCTAAAACACAACAATAAGCATCTGTTTGGTCAAAATTTTCTTTTTTCAATGTATTATTTTTAGTATATAACCACTGTATCTGTGGTTCTCGTTTTGCAACCTTTTCCCAAACAATCATTTTCTTATCAATATCTTTAGGTAACCCACCAAATAGAACAAATTTACCTTTATCATTTTCTTGAACTAATTCAGGAAAAGCATTTTTTCTTGACTCATATGTTGAAATGAAATCCGGTATAATACCTAATGTGTCGTAAATTACTTTACAAACAAAACTATTAAATCTTAATAACGTTTGAACTGTTCGGATATTATTTGAATTTAATAATGGTTCTTCTATTATTATTTTAGTAATTCCTAATCCTTTATATTGTTCTAACTTTGTTTTAAAAATGTCACTTTTAAGTAACAATTCCTTAATTTTACACTCTTCTTTTGGTTTTGGGACTGGCGATATGTGTGTCAATTCTAACAAATCACCACTTTTAATTTCGAACAACGCCCATCCAATAGTTTTTGTTGAGATATCAAGTCCCAATACTTTGGGACTTTCTTTTAAAGTTTTTCTCATATTAAAAATCAAATTTAATTAAAAACTGTTGAATCCCTTGTCTTAAAACGGGAGACTGTAGTTTTGATACAATCATAAGATTTTTATCAGAATCGTAAAGACCAAGTTCAGTAATATATGGTTTTGTTCCCGTATTCCACGTAGGATTTGATGAGGTCTGAAATTCAGAGTTAGATAAATTCAGTTTATAGACCATTTCATATATGGTCGCTTGTATATCAGTTTCTAAAGACCCATAGAAATAATATTCATCACCAAAGTTTAATTGTAGTCCCGTAGAACCTTCCTGTGTAATATCAATATAATCACCTAAATCATAAATATCATTTACCGCAGCATCATACAATTCTTTAGTAATAACAAATGTACTACCAGTAATTGCATCCTGAGTAATGTAACCATTGATTGTATTTGCACTTAAAACATCAGTCATATCAATAACCCTCCAACTATCAGATTGTGGTCGATTACCTGTTGTAACTTTTTGACAAATAATTTCAATTTTTTCAGCAAAAAATCCTTGTTTAAACGTATCTTCGTAATAATCCAAACAAGGGAAACCTGTACTAAATCTAACACCAACATTCTCAGAGTTTGAAGGGTTACAAACAACATCAGGTCCGGTTATTTTTGTATAATAATTACAATGTAATGAATTTGTAAATGCCGTTGTATTTGTAAACCTATACGTAACAAACATAGTCTCATTTGAATTTGTTAAAACACCTAATGAACTACCTAAACTATTACAAGTGTTAGGTGTTGATAAAAATAATTTAGGTGCCGGTAAAGTCCAATTTCGATTTGATTTATAAGACATTGCAGCCAATAATTCTTCGTCATCTATAATGATAATCCTATCATCAGGGAAGACTTTTCCAACTCTGTTAGGATAACCATCAGGATTTATATTTGTATCCCATAAATGATAATATCTAATACCCGGTGAATTCATATCCTCATTCTTAGTTGATTGTATATATCGTTCTTGAAATAACACAACACTAGGGTCTTCAAACCCTGGAGGGTCAACCCAAAAAGTTTCACCCATACAACATTCAGGATTTTTATGCCACATTAACCAAGGCAAATGTAATTTAAAATTCCTTGCTTGTCCCGTAGTATCATAAGGAGCCGTTGGGTCATATGGTTGTAACGCGAATTTTTCCCCATAGAATAAATCAATTGTTTGATTTGTATAATGAATTATACCAATCGCCTTTTGTTCTTCAGGTTCAACTTTAACAATTTCCGCAAATGAATTGTAATAATACGTATCCGTAGTTTCTGCACTAAATTGATTACTTATGAAAAAAGTTTGTCCACTATTTGACATATAACCCAAATATTCTTTAGTTCCCAAATAATTAACCGAACCAAATTGTGGGTAATCTTTATAAACACCCGAATCTAATCCAGCTAAATTTTCAGACCAAGGAATATTCATATTCCAAACTTTAACGTCAAACTCATCTTGAGAACAAACCGATTCAAAATTAATGATATCATCATTATAATGATTCAATGGAGTTATACTATCATATAAATCAGTCATTTTTTTAGGATAAACCAACGCCCTCGCATAACAACTCACGAATGTAATATTTGAAAAGTCAGGAGTAGTTCTATCTAACGTTATTTTATTACCACACACATCAACTATCCTATACGTTAATATTGAATAACAAGACGCCATTGACATCACACATTCAGTTTTTAATGGTGCCGGTGTTGGGTCGGGACAATAAGATGCCGAAGGTGATGGTGTAGGTGTAGGTGACGCACAAGGACTACCTGGTGATGGTGGTGCCGATGGGGTTGGTGTTGGTGTTGAGTACATACTCGGTGTTGGTGTTGGTGTTGGTAAATTTTCACACCCACAATTTGACGCACCTAAATTATCTATGTATAACGTAATAAAATCACCCCTTTCAAATTGAGTATACTGAACGGGATTACAAGAGTCATTTAATAATTGTAGTGTCGTCCCACCTGTAAAACTAGACATATTAACAACATAATTTGATGTTTTAACATAATCATTACCAGTTGATGCACTCCAACTAGTTGGTAAAACACTTGTATCACCTGTGAAAAAACCTCTCATAGCCGCAGTATTATAAATTGGACTTATAACAGAATCCATATATGGTATACCATAAGTGTTTCCATTATTACCATCAACATAATACGGATATTTAACGTTTTGTTTATTCGATTCAGGAACACCACTAGAATTCTGAGCGTTAAAACCTGATTCTAATATCATAGTATTACTGATTAAATAATTCGAGGGTAATGTGTTATACAACATTTCACTATCCCCTACTTGGAAAAAACTAATATTAAACTTACCTTGTGACAACATTTGTCTTGCGGTATCTGTTAATTTACTATTTATTAATCCTGTTGTATTTTTTAAAATATATCCCATTTTTTATTTTTTTTATTTTTAACTTCTAGTATAGAAGTATTCCCAATTTGATACCGAACAACAAATACAACCTTCAATATTTAGACCTGTAAGACTATATTTATTTGTTGTTGAGAAATAAGCATTACAACAATTTAAAGCAGTATTCGACTGTTGAAAACTTAAAGGACCTAACGATAATGTCGATGGTGCAGGATTACTACAGGTTAATTGATATGTTGGTATTACCGTAATTTCATAGGTATCTGAATTAGTATACGATAAATTAGTATAATTATACTCATATTCAGTAGTATATAATTGAAATTCTTGACACGATGGTGAGGTATTTGTTGTTGTTGTTGTTGCAGTATTATCCGTATAGTTTGTTATTACAACACCATTCTTTTTAACTTGAGGATTAAATGACGATGTTGCCGAATTCGAATACGGTGATTTAACAAATGTACCTCCAAGATTTAAGTTAAAATTAATACTAACACCATTAGGTAATGGTGGTGTCACAGTAACACTATATTTAAATTCTTCAACTCGTGGATTATTTACAGTTATCACTGTTGAACTTATTTCTGTTAACTTAATAACGTAATTAACTGATTCTATTAGAGCCGGAATTTCAACTAATTTACTAAAAATTGTACCTTCACTATCCTTAATCTTAACTGTTAAACTTAAATCACCACACAAACCATCTTTAAATGGTGAATTACCATATGTAACACCATTATCGAATGAATACTGATACGGTGGTTGACCCCCTTCACCATAAAGAGTGATATTAGCATCACATTCACAAGACGGGTTATTTTTAACAACAATCATTGTTAATTCTTCATTATCTGAACATTCACCCTGTGTTGCAGTTATTTCATATTCCCTACCAACCCAAGTCCAATTCCCATTAATTGGTGGACTAGCGGGATTAATATTTATTACAGTATCAAACAAATTATATGTTGTACTAGAAAATCTCCAACAATTTGGTGTTAATGTTGTATCCCAAATTATTTTAATTTGAGTATCATCCGATAACCACGATTGTTTACCATTATAATACCCATCACAATTAAAATGGAACTTATCTAAATCAAAAAAATACATTTATATTTAAATCTTATTTATCATTTATCGTCGTCTATTATCAATAATATCCACCCGTATCAATGGGTGTAAAATCCAAACAGAAATCAACACAAGGTGGTAATGTTGTTGTTGTTGTGGTTGATGTTGTTGTCGTGGTTACACTTAACACACAAGTACTTTTAATGACATAATCACCATTTGAATCTGTAACAGTTGCGGTATATGACCCAACACTTAAATTAGTAATTGTTTGTGTTAGACTACCATTAGCCCAAGTTATTGAATATGGCGGCGTACCACCATTGATAACTAAACTAGCAATACCATCTGACGCAGTTATTGTCGACGGATTTGTCGAATTACAAGTAACAGACATTGGGAATATTGTTAATACCCCACATTGATTCCTATTTGTTGATTCTGGCATAAATTATATTATTTATAATAAATAATCAGTTTTTTGGTTTTTTATCAATGATTTCATAACATCCACATACTTTTTTGTTGAACTATTATCTTCTATGTAGTCAAAATAATTATCATCCTCACTTAAAAGTTTAAGTGGGTTAACATTTATAAATTCACCTTTATAAAATTTGGTTTTACTTAAATCGTAAGTAACTCCAGCCATATGTAATATCGGTTTATTTTCATATTGTTCTATGGTGTCCGTAGCCCAAGAAAACGATAATTTTTTAGTGACACGTGTTTCATTACCTCTTAACCAAAGATTCCATAATACCGCCCACATATCTGAAGTCCACATTTGAATCTCGTGCTGAATGGGATGAGTTTTATGAAAGTTAAATAACATTTTGTACAAATTTTCACTATCTTCAAAAACTTTCTCCCAATACAAATAATCAGTATTTTTAATTAGATATTGAGCACCTCCAGAATTAAGTTGATTTTCTTTAACAATCTCAGGTGATATTCCAATAACGTTACACATCCTGTCTAATAATTCACCTTCATATAATTGAATATGGTTATCCTCATAACGTTTTGAACATTCTTTAATGTAATCATACCCAATGTATGAGATAGTGTCCGACAAATAACTAAAATCGTCATTTAATAGACTCTCAAAATCCGGTAACTCCCTAAAAATAATATCAGAATCGTGATAAAAATAACATTTACCTAATTCAGGGTATTCTTTTAACCATTTAGATAAAATTAAAGGTCTTAAAGTCGGGATATATCGTTTATCAATTCGAGTATCTTCATAATGATGAACATTAACCCCTAATTGTTTTAACATTAAAGATTCTTCACTAGGTTGAGAACCATTTAAAATAACAAACAAAACATGAATTTGATGAGGTTTAACCCCATTACTAATAAAATTATATATGTAAATTTTAGTTTGCCAATGAAAATACGAAATGTCAGGTTGTGCAGATACAAAAACTAATTCATCAATCATAATATTTTTTATTTAAAAAATATTAAATATATTTGATAATTAAATATCAAACGTTGGAAACGTATCTCCATCAACACATTTTATTAACTGTTTTAATAAACATTGTTGGTGATACATATTTTGCACAAAAGTATTAAAATTAGCTTGTGTAGTATTTGCAAAATTATTTCCAGCATCAACCCAAAAATTCGACACACTTTGAGTTGTTGTTATAAATTGATTATAATACGTATCACATTGAGGACAAGCTTTTGGTGATGTTACACTACCAGTACCCATAAATTGCCAATTTTGACCGTTTAAATCACCTCTCCATACTTTACTAGTTGTTGATGACGATTGAGCAACATTAGTTACATTATATGGTCCTGCACTACCTCTTAGGTTTGATTTTGCTCTAGTTTCAAACCATTGATATTGACTATCTCTATAAAAGTTAGCTAACCAAGACGATGAGGTTGTTGTTGAACCAGCAATACCACCTTCAACTAAAATTTTAGTATAACGTTTTGCACCACCTATAGTGTCATTGTCTGATTTAACGTAAAGATTTTGTGTACTACCGTCAGTATTAGTTAGTCCAGGTTCTAACCAATTATCGCCAGGATTTCCACACAAAATTGCCGGTAAAGGTGAATTAGTTGGTGTAGTAACCACATTTCCACGACCACTACCTAACATAATATAACCATTAGTACTTACATAAAGAGCATTGGATGCTACACCCGCCATTTTATATGTTGTTGATAATCCTATTGGTGTGTCAGTCCAACCATTGTCAAACGTCGAAACAGTTCCATTTGTAAACCCACCATAATATGTATCATAATTATCATAATTTGAGGGCCAAACTAAATTTAGACTTGAGTCATATTGATACGTAAATGATGTAGTATTGGAATTTTCATACCAATCCGTAACAGCATCTAATAACGCATCTTTAAACGTCATAAATGAAATACCAAAATCCTGCCAACCAAGAGGTTCTCCAAATAAATCTATAGAATCAGACCCAATTGCCTGTTTAATACACCAATCTTCTAAATCAAAAAAATACATATTTTAGTTTATTTAAAATTTTATTAACTTGTCTCACAAGATATTTCGTAATTGATTTTTAATTTAACTAAGATATTAGAATCTAATAAATTAACATCTGAACCACAATCAGATGTGATAGTAATTTTATTGGTGTTTGTATTAATTGTAACATTACCAATACCATCATAACCCAACAATAAATTTCTAACAGTAGTTGCAAATAATGTCTCACTTGGTGCGTCCGTTAATGATGTAGTCGTATAAAATATTAAACTTTCAGTTACCTCATTAACAATTGTAATTGCTTCAAAAGTAGCTTCATTTAAAATACAATTATTTTCATCAACAGTTAAATCCACATAACCTTCATTTAACATTAATATCGGTGTTTTTTCAAGTAATTCACCATTATTCATAAATTCACTATCACATAAATTATAAATACCATAAGTAATTGCACAATTTACACCAACTAACACTATAGTCCTAATTTTAATACAACCATTATTATCAGTTACTTTAGCCGTATATGTTCCCGCTGACAAACTTGTTACAAGTAAACCCGTCTGACCGTTAACATTATCACTCCATTCTATAGTGTAAGGAGCTTTACCTTTTGTTATAAACAATTGAATATAACCATTATTTGATGAATTCGCATTACCAGAATTATAAATGAAATCAACACCCTCTGAACTATTAACTAACACTGTTGAAGACTGAATACAATTTTCACCTGTATCTGTAACATTAACGGTGTAACTACCTGAAGGTAATGAACTAAATGTTGCGGTAGTTAAATTTGTCTCTATACTCTCACCATTCAATTCATACACATATGGGCCTGAACCACCAACAACATTAATTTTTACAATACCATCATTTTTAGAACAAGTTGTACCCGTTACTACAAAAGTAAATGTGAATACTTCTTCATTTAATATTTCATATTGATTAACATATTGACATCCACTACCGTCCGTAATTGAAAAAGTGTATGTATCGGAAGCCAATTGTGTAAAAGTGTATGTTGGTAGTGTCGTACTAATTGAATTCTCAACACCCGTTGTGTTAACTAACTTGTACACATATGGTGGTGTTCCTGATGAAATATTAACATTTAATGTCCCTTGATTATTACCACACGATGAATTAGTTGTAGTTATTGACACAATATTAAATGATGATGGTGTGATTAACGCAACACTACTAATAAACGAACATAATCCAGCATCCTGAACAAAATAATTAAAGTTACCAGCACCCAATCCATTAAAACTAATTGTCCTATCAAAAGTTACTGAGGTAGTACCGTTTGAACCCGAATAGAAAAATGGTGGAGTTCCACCTGAAAGTATTATTTCAATTGACCCATTATTACCAAAACAAGATGGTTGAGTCACAAAAAGACCCGCTTGTCCAACTAACGGAACTTTTAACACATCCGCAGTTTTAACAACAACACAACCTGAATTGTCACTAACAGTTACACTATAAGACCCCTGAGTTAAACCACTTATTGACGATGTTGTTTTACCATTCGACCATAAATAAGTGTAAGGTGGTGAACCATTAATATTATTAATAAAAATTTTACCCGAATTAACGTTACAACCGGCATCATTAACAACATACAAATCATAATCTAAATTTGTCGAATCTTGGATAATAACACTATTTGTTGTTGCAGTACAACCACCATTATCAACAACTTTCATATAATACGTTCCGGCACTTAACCCTTGAAATGAACGTCCTGACACTAAATTCGTTGTTCCCGATGTAATATAACCTAAAGTTGTGTGATATAGATAATATAAATTACTACCATAATCATATTGCGTGTAAGCACTTAGTGAACCATTGTTTAAATCACAAACAGTGTTAGTCACACCTGTTATTGTTGTACATAACCCACTTGACACATAAATTGACGCTATCTGACTTTGATTTTCAGGGTCAATACAACTATCTTTAATTAAAAATGAGTACGTTCCAGCGGTTAAAGATGTTGCAGTGTACGCTGTAACTCCCGGTCCTAAAAAAACAGTACTTAAAGGTGGATTTACCCACTCAATTCTATAATCAGGAGCACTTCCTGTAATTGTAATACTGAACGAACCACCACTAATATTACTACAGTCACCTGTTACACCAACAAGACTATAATTTAAACTACAACTCATTAATTACAACATAAATTTAAATTTATTCCAACATTAATTTTAAAATTCAACCCCTGACTGTTTTCAGAACATATTGAATTATATATAATTACCTTACCATCATTAGTTAATGTATAACTATATCCATCACTCTCTAAATCATCTAAGGCAACAACTAAAGCGTTATACCATTGAGTATTAGTTGGTGAACTAAACGCCAATACGTTATAACCAGAACCATTAAAAAACTTATTTTGTATTATAATAGAGTCATTTAATCGTAAGTCAACATACCATTCAGTTTGAAGTGCGTTTAAATTACAATTATCAGCCGTTTTATCAATTGAGGTTAAATAATCATTAATCACTTTACCTAAAACACCTGAAAACGTCGTAATAGTATTACTTGTTCCTGATGGATATATAGAACACTCAACACTTTGGATAGGACAATCTATCGGTAAAAAGTTACTAACGGTAGCACAAGGTTTACAAGGTACTGGCACTATTATACAACCTCTTTGTCTTCTCCAAGCATGTTTTTGTCTATGAAAAACTGAATTTTCGTATTTAACACCTGTTGTCCATATTGTTGTTGCCGGTATCATTTGTTCAACTAACCTAATCCAATAATCACCTAAACCATTTACATATTGTATCATTGTATCATATGTAAAATTATTATTGGTTACCCCAATTGCCTTCTCAGATAGTAAATATTTCCAATAAATCGACTCTAAAGTTGGATAACCCATTGATTTACCGTTAGTCATATATTGTCTATTTCTAACGTTAATCATATTTTTCCAAAATGATTGAGCAAATTCAAAAAACGTTTGTCTTTTTGGTTTTGGGTCGATTTCAGTCCAATCAACACCACCCTTCATTGGATATTGAACATTAGGAAATGACGATTGAAATTGAGTATTACTCATTTTCATATTATTGGTTGAGTATGGCGTTGGATTACAATGTGTCGGAGCAATGTAGAATAACCCCTCATTCGGTATAGGATAATTCACCTCTCTTGACATATACCACACGTCATAAACCAAACCTTGAGCCGGATTCATATGTAAATCAATATTCTTAACATTTAAAACTAATTTTTCATCGTCAACAATATATTTTGAGTTGTAACCCCCATCTAAATTAGCTCTAGTACCAACTTCGTTGATTACCCAACTTTTATTATTATCAATAGTTTTAGTTAAATTATACCCTAATGACATAAAAGGAAATCTTCTAAATCTATCAAGATAAACTTGACCGTAAGTATAAGGAATTAATGAAGTTTGATAGTCAGGATTTGACCCAACAAAAGTATTACTTGTTCTCTTAATATCTTCCGGAGCTCTATGAGCCGGTGTTTGTTCAAACCATCCACTACCAATTTGGAAATAATAACTTTCACTATCATCAGGAGCTATCGGATAACCATAGTCATCCATCGGAAATTCATTTCTCGTTAATGACACGTCTTTTATCGAAAATTCTGTGGTAACACCTGTATATGTAACACCTTGAAATGTGAACACGTCATTAGCATCTAACACAATTTTTTGTTCAACATAAGTACCACCTGAAATTTGAGCAAATTGTGAATTAAATTGACGTAAATTAATTGGTCTATCAACTAAATAAACATGTTCGTTAAATTCAACTAAAGCATCAGGAGCACCAATCAATCTCATTAAAGTCTCAACGGATTTACGAGTACCTTTTGATTTAAACAAATAAGCAGAATTTAATATTAAATTTCTGAAATATTGATAATTTAACTCATCAGGTGTTAACGCGGTTTTAACTCCCGAAAATTGAGATTTATCTTGATTTTTTTCACCAAATACTGACTTTAAAAAATCCTCTTTAGTAATTGGGGATATATTAGTATTCCAACCTAATGTTTGGGCTAAATTTTTAAGTAATTGTGAAGGTATATCATTACCCACATTATAATTAACTGAATTCATATACGCCAAAGCGTCTATGAATTTTTTAGTTTCATCAAAACTTCTACCGTATATCTGTAAAGTCTTTTCAGTTTTTTGCCCTATGGTATCAAACTCTTTAAATGAACCCGTAGTTAAAAACCTTGATATTAAATTTGTTTTATACCCGTCAATATTTTCAACAACATCATTTAGTTGTGTCAAATATAAATTAAAAGAACCTGTCATAATATCAATATTCCAAGTTCCATTTAAAGGCCAAGTCAATTTTTGTTTTGTTGAGATATAAGTACCATCGTCATTTTCAACAGGAACAGTAAAATTACTAGTGTATATTGGAGTACTCTGTCTATTCAATAAAAATTTCTCAACCTCATCAAAATTTTCATTAAAAACTTTACTAACCTCATAATCGTTAGGTCTAATAACTATATTCTGAAATACCTCAGTATTATCACCAAATGGTTTACCACTTACCGAAACAGTTAACGTTCCGGTTGTTAATGAGTTTGTTGGTTGGATAAAGATAATATCACAAACTTCATTTTGGTAATACATCAAATATTTACTATATTCAACAGTTAAATTCCTTAATGGTGATACAGGTATTTCTCTTAACTCTAAGTTTCTAGTCGACTCATTTGTAAAATCAATATCAAACTGATTTCGTATTCTTGTAATATCTAAATCAAATGTGGTAGTATTGTTTAACTTATTATAAACTATGTTACTAGCCGTTTTACCTGTAACATAATTAACCCCCACAAATGTTGACTCAATTGCTGCTGGGAAATAACTTATTATTTTTTGAACTGATACCGAAATTCTTTTAGTTAAAGAACCATACATCGTAAAGTTAGTAACTTGACTTAAATCAAAATTTGGATATACCTTGAAGTTGGCTTCAAATACTTGTTTTGATTGTGCAATATCACTTAAACCTAAATTAGTTAGATTTATTGGTTCAGAAAATGTTCCCGTAATAAAATTACGGTTTCTCTTTTCTGTAATTGATGTTACAAAATTAAAATTCCCCTGTGTTAATCCACCACCCTGAACTAATTGGAATCCAACTAAATCGTCAGAGAATGTACCAGCTCCTGAAGCTGGTGTTGGGGGACAAGTATATTTTTTAATCGCCATTATTGTGTTATATTTGTGAAGTTTTTACTGAAATCAATATTATCATTTCTATCTTGTCTAACTTCATATAATAATTTATTAAATTGGTCTCTAATTTCGTATAAGTTATATTGTCTGTAAATGTTGTTGTCATTATCGTACATCGTGTAAATACCATCATCCATAGACTTAGTTTGGTTACCAAATAGAGCAATTGCCAATGTAGAAAAGTCGTGTTCCGCAATTTCAATATCTAATGTCAAAGGATTAAAAAACGTATTTGAAATAATTACGTTTTGGTTTGGTTGTCCTATATATGGTATAGATGTTGGTTTATTAGTTGGTGATGTTGATGGTGATAAAGTACAGAACATAATGTTAGTAACAGTATCGGTATATCTATATCGAATTGATTTTTGTGATGTATTAGTTAAATTCTCAATCACCGGCTCACAATAAAATGATGAGGTTATTAACCTAAAGAAATTTGGTATTTTAGTACCGTCAGAATTTAAGTATTCAACTCTAAATCCAACCAATCCTTGAGTTACAAATTTGTTTCTATACGCTGAAGGAACTTGATTTAAATCAAATATAATACCTCTAACATTTGGTAATGCTGATAACACCCCACAATCTAAAATTTGTGTTCTTATTTCTGCCGGTCTAATAAATAAAGTATAGATACCTATTTTATTAAATTGTTCTGCTGGTAATCTTAAATTATATAAACCACCTAAAATTTCAACATTATTATTACCTCCCGTTTCATTATTATGAAAATAAGGTCTTAAAACCGCAGTTGAATCTAACTTGGTTAATAAAAAATTATCCGTTTCATCTCTAGATGGTGTATAATTTAAAATTATATCAACATCTTCAGGTGATACATCAGCCGGTCTTATTGTTCCATACGTTCCTGTAGCCATTATTTAATCTCTTTTAAATAAATATCAATTTTATGTTTTTTATTGGATTTCATTAACTTTAAAAAACCCATAACCGTATTTTTCAAGGTCACCCACATTATCCACCTCGCCAATTCTCATTAAAGCTTCAAGACCTGATTGTTTACCTCTTTCGATAAATATATCCGACTGTGTTACGGGTTCATCAATAACGTTAAGTAATAACTCATTTTTTGTTATTCCTGAACAAACTATCATATCTGACGTTACACCTGAAGATTCAACAACAAAAATCGTTGTCCCATCAAAGAAGTCATAATAATCAATATCATTAATTGTGTATGCAGTGTACACACCACCATTTACTACACCCAAAGGACCAACATATGATGGATTGTCTGATGGACCCCAAAAAGTACCAATGGTATTTGTGTCAGCAGTTATTTGAATACCCATTTTGAATCTACCGTCATATAACGATGGATTAAATTTACTACCATAGACTTCCAAATCATTTATTGTCGAATTAGTATACCCTGTTACTAAAAATGGTACGTTTGTAAAATTTCCGCTAGTCTGTAATTCGACATCACACACCGAATCACCACTGAATATATAATCATAACTCAACGATGTTGCCGACCAACTACCACCTGCGGGTATAAAATGAGCAACACCTTTAGGATTTGTTATTGTCACCACACTGTATGGTACTGTTACATCTTTCTTAACTAAATTTACACCCCAAGGACTCATACCTGACATAGTAATAGTGAATTCACCTTGTTGGGTATATGTATGTGAATAGTTATTAGGTAGAACATTATTAACAGTCATTTGAGGTGAACCATCCCCCCAATCTATTTTATATTCAGAAAATGATAAATATTTTTTAAATTCAGTGTCTGAGGTGTTATAGAAATAATACGTGTTGGGGTTTGTGGTTGTTGAAGAAAAGATAAAATTAGTCATCGTTTCTTGTTGCAACACCATCCCATCAAAAACGGTATAAATACCAATATCAGTTGTATTTTCAGTGATGAAAATAGGTATTGTTAGACCCGTTAAAATTGAATTGTACTGTTTTGTATTTGTATTGAAACTACCTCCTGACAAAATTTGAGTCATTGATGAATAAGCATACGTTTGACCACTAAAATATTTAGTCACCGCACTTGTGTAAATGTCACAACAATAAACGTATTCGGCATTTGTTGTATCACTATTACCCGTATAATTCACTAAGAATAAATCATTCTTAATGACTTCAGGGGATATTTTATAATGAAATATTCTTTCTTCCATTTTTAAGGTTGGTTAACGTACTCATACCATTTTATGGAACTAGTTGTTCCAACTCTATTATTAGTCAGATTGTATATTGAATACGTGTATTTATCATAATCTAATACCACTTTTTGATAGAAGTATTTAGATTCATCAAATAAAAACTTATTTGGTAAATTAGATTGGGGTGTTGTCATCATTCTCATAAACCCACCAAGTCTACCGTTAAAAAACTTAGCACTCATATAAAATGTTGAAATGTCAATTGTTTTTTTGTCTCTAATCCAATAAATAAAAAACCCTTCTTTATCACCAACAAAATCAAGTTTGAAAATCGGAGTTTTTATATTAACATTAGGAATAATTGGTGATATACTTGCGGATTCCGTCGCCCCTTGTTGTGTTGGTATTATTATAGTAAAATACAGTGTTTGATTCGCAGATTGATTAGTATCATAAAAATCCAATTTAAAAAATGATTTGGTAAATGGATTTTCGTAATAATAAATCTGAGAGGACGTAAACCCTTCATTAAGATAAGTAGGTGCCCAATCAGTCGATGTTGCCACTAAAATATCACTTCCTGTTCCCGGATTATTATCAAAAAAATTAAACTCGTAATTAAGTTCAGTTTTGGTATTATTGGTATGAAAATCGTGCGAAAATCTTATAATTTCATAATCTCTTGGACCACCGATTATCTGTTCAATAACATCTTCTTCATATAATTCAATACTCTCATCTCTACCTAAGAAATCCCATTTAATTTCTATTGGTATATTAATATACCCATCATTTTCAGGTATGGTAAATCTATAACTATTCACAGGCATCAATTGTTGGGTCATCAATTAAATTATCACTAACAAAATTAGTTCCTTCAGGTATTATCCTAAATACATAGTTTTTATAAGGATAATGTTTACCATTTAAAAATGGGTAATCAACACCTCTACCATCTTGGTCTAAAAACCCATAAGTATATATGTCCCTCCAAACAAACGAATCACTATATATTGAATAATATGAGTAATCCGGTAAATTACCCGTATTAAGACCTCCTTCCTCAACGTAATCTGAATATACTCTAATTGTTAATTTATGATGTGGTTGATAATAATAACCCATCATATTATTATAATTTTGGTTAGGTCTTTCTTTAATATCAAAAACATTATTGTTATAAACAAACTTATGATATAATGTTGACACTGTTCTTTCCATTTGGTCAAAATCATTCCACTCGCATAAATCACCATCAATCACATCCCCTTTTTTTAAAGAATTCACATAATTAAAAATGTCTGTCACAGGATTATTTCCAACATTAGTTGTTCTAGAATAAAATCCCATAGTAACAGGCATTGACGAGTCCACATTTGTTTTATCCCACCAAGAATCAGGATTACCATTAACCAAAGGTAAGTTAAATTCATACCCTTGCTTTAATTTATAACCTGTATTAAACATCCAACCAAAATAACCTTTCCAAATAACAGTAAAAAATAATTCAGTTATTGGTCTTTTTTGATTATCTCTTAATGGTTTTATATCAAAATCACAATTAAATGTTAATGAGTATGACTGAGAACCTTCCTTAACTGAAACTCTCTCAATTTTATTTGGTGTGAAACCACTACTTTCAAATTTTTTTGTTTTACCAAACACATTTTGTTCAAAACCCGATTTAACCAAAACCGCATCTTCAGGATTTGATAATATTTTTAATTCTTTAACATAGTATTTTGATATTGTATCAACAGGGTTATTAATATCAATAACTCTTTTAAATGTCCCTTTTTGTCCGTTAAAAAAAACATTACCGGTAAATCCATAATTAAATATGTTGAATATGTATTCATTACTTCCTACAGTACCATCACCAAATGAATAGATTTCAAAGTAATCATTACCTAAATAACTAAAACTAAGTTTTACATATTCACCTTCATTCAATCCGTGTTTAACAAAACATTTAAAACTAACCAAATTATTACCACTATCCACAATATTTGTAATAACAAATGGAATACCATCACCTGACACCCAATTAAACACACCATTAGAATTCGTACACACTAAATTTTTACTGTAATTATTATTAAACGGATAAGTTAAAAAATGATTCCAATTGTACGTACTAGCACTTTTAGTGACAAAATCTATATGATTATTTGGTGGTATTGTATATCCAGAAGTATTATAATCAGTTCTAATAAAATCAAACTCATTATATTGGGGAAAACCTTTCCACCATATTGATTGTGGGTCACTTAAACATTGTTGTTTCGCCAATTCTTTAACATCCACATAGTACAAATTATTTTCAAATGGTTCATAATTAGTTTTACCTGTGTAAGCATTTTTAAATAAAATAGAAAACTTACTTGTTGGTCTAAATGTACTTGATTTCTGTCTTTCATTATCAAAAACTTGTTCTAAACTTACATTAGCACTTCTATCATATTCAACAATTTCTTTTACACTTTGTACTAAAGGTATCTGTATCGCAGATGATAACTCAGGTGCTGATTTGTACCTTAAAGTACTTAAAACTATTCTTATGTCTTTATTATTCCCCATTTTTAATCTGTAAATATGTCACTATCTATCCATTTTCTAGTAAATCTATCAAACGCAGATTTACCTTGTGTTAATCCAAAATAAAAATAGAACGGTGCTCCTGTGTTAATTACTCTCTCAGAATATGGCACATTATCACCTGGTGAGTTTGTATCCCAATATAATGTGTCAGCATTTTGGACAGGTGGCGTCGAACCATCTACAGAATAAATATTACCTCTATAGTATTTTGTAATCGTACTACCTTTAGTTCTAAAGTATCTTGAACTTCTTAATAACCTATCAAGGTTCTGATAACCGTAACTAAAGAATGTTGTTGCCGAAAAAGGTTCAGTATGCCATTCATTTAATTGATTACCAAAAATACTATCAGGTTTATAAGGACCAAATAATGCTGATGGGTTTGGGTCTTCACCATCTGAATTAGGGTTAAAATTTTTCTTAATATACCACTGATAATATGGAACAACTTGTGTTTTAACATTAAAATATTCAAATGCACAATTTGCATTATTAATTGTACTTTCATCAGTAATAATAGTTCGTTTAGGTGTAATATAATCCCTAATTTGTGTGTTAGATGAGAAATACACACCAATAATCGCATCATTAGAATTAGCACCATTATAAAAGACATCGGTACAACTATTATAATTCTCATCACTAAAACCAATAGTTCCTAACTCAGAGTTAATACTGTTCATTTGAGCATAATCACCATCAATTTTCAAATTTTCACGACTAAAGTAGGTTAGAATTTGACCAACACCCAAAATACCCAATATCTTATCTAACGAACTCTTATTTATCAATCTCGAAATTATGAAAGTATTTAACAAATCACTCACATCTTTAAATGTTGTCGTATCTAAGTTTTTCATAACGTACCCGTCATAATCATTTGAAAAAACAATCTCTTGAGTGTAAATGTCTCTAGGACCTAAATCCGTGATAGTAGTCGGAAACATTAAATTTTTCTGATTACCCCCAAAACTTTTATTTGTAAACCAATTTTTTGGACTTTGACGACCAATAAATGTTTTATCGGTTGAATTATACGGACTACTTCTATAATAGAAATTATTAGATTCAGTGTTAAAATAAACCATATTTTTACAAAAACAATTATATGGTTTATTCCTCAACTTAGGATTAGGTTCAGTCGGACTTGTGAATCGTCGTGAATTAACGAATGAAAACGAGTACAATGTACCATTTATCCAATTATTTGTAAAATAATGTGAGAAAACATTTCGACAAGCCCCAAATGTAATCACCATTCTTGCCCTCCATTCAGTTAATAACTTATAATCAAAAATTAACGTTTCAAATGGTACTGTACACGTTATATAACAACCTTGATTAAATATCTCTTCAGGTTGTGGTACACCAAATCTAGCGTTAGTTCCTTTAGGAATTCTATTACCCCAACAAGAACCAGGTCCTGATTGTGGTATTGGTTGTGTTTTATCACGAGGGTAATATGTGAAATTATTATTTTGATTAACATAATAACAATCTAAAGGTATCATACCTTCACAATTAAACGTACCTAAGATATCCGCACAAGCTCCTGTTTCAGCGTTAGCCGCTTTTGAATCACCCGCACCACCAACACCTGAAACTGAGTTAACACCCCCATTTTGAATAACACCCCCGTCATCAGTTATTGTAAAATATGTGAAGTTATTGTTAGACATTAAAGTATAACTTAGTTCTCTAAGTGCCGGATTTTCATTAAGTTCCTCTACCGATGATGATGGTAATCTATCTGACCTCATAACCATTCGAGCATCACCATTACTTAAATTAATATTAACTTCAGGTAATGGTACTTGATTCTTAATAGCAACACTATTATATGTCATACTAATGAACCAACTAGCTTGTGTCCAACCACGACCTGTTTCTAATAATGAAATTAATCGTCGATAATATGTTAGTTGTACGTTTTGTCCTGGAAACCAATTTGGATAACAACAAACCGGAAATCCAGCAATAGTACACGCCGGAATACAATCACCATTCTCATAAGTTATATAGAAAAAATTGTTGTCTCGTTGACTTATATTAAGTGATGCTAAATTACCCCCTTCAATAATCTCATTTGGGTAATAACCCCTATTATTATTAGTTCCAGGAACATTAGGGTACAACCAAATCATTTTATTACCCCAACCTCTAAACCAAGGTGCTAAACCATTATCTTGATTGTTATAATCAGGTTGTACATCAATATAACCACCTAAAGCATTACCTTCAGGACCACCCCAATTCACATTACCATTATAGTTAATTCTAAGACCTTTACCTGTTGAGGTTGCTGAATTTTGAGTACCTTTACCATAATTATTAAAACAATTATCAGCCATACTTTCATCCAACATTGAATAATAGGTGTGTGCCGTCGTTGAGAATGGTCTAAAACACGCATAATCAGCCGGTCGATAAAATGGGTCTCTTCCCGGTGGATTATATGGTTGACAATTTATTGGGTCACCATTAGCATCATAAGTACAAGTTGTCGGGTCATCTTGAGGACCAATTGCCAAACTAGTTAACGCTGGTTTCCACATAAAAGTTGAGTGAAACAAATATTGATTACTGTACGTATCTATAAGATTATTGTCAGTGATTGTATGTTTAACACATCTAATACCACCTTGAACCGGAATGTTCATTCTCATTTTATCCAATGTAACAATTTTCTTACCCCAATCCTTTTGACTATATAATTTACTCAAATCATACGAAATTGTCGTTTTTGGTGAATTAGGGTCAACACCTCTAACAAAAAACACAACCCTTAAACTATCTGATTTATCAATATAACCCCTAATATATGGTTTTGGTGGCGGAGCACTATAAGTTGCATGATAATGTTGTATATCACTAAGACCATGCGGCATATTTATACTCAACAGACTAGGAGTTACTTGTACTCTTTGAGTTGAAACAATTGAGTAATTAGCGTTAATAACTCTTTCATAAAACGAATCCGGTAAATTAGAACCTAATGCAGTTACCGCATCAACATAATCTTTTACTGAGACATTCTCAATTACTTGAAGATACTCCAAGTCCATCGCAAATTTATGATAACTGTCTTCTGAACCACCGGTAATAGTATATACAGTTTGTAAATTCACACCTTGACCATTAGAAACTTCACCTTGATTCGGGTCAGCGTATGTTACAGTAACCTGTGCAACATTAATTTTTTTACTACCATTATATGGGACACCAATAGTTTTACCTGTAATACTATTAGTTCCTAAATCATTAGATGGTAAGACATTTGATAAATTAACATCTTTAGTTTTTGATGGGTCAACAGTTGTTAACATACCCCCAATTGGGAAATTTGAACTTTCAGTAGAATCAACTAATACCGCAATGACATTATCTAAATGGTATGACCCATTAAATTGATTATTACTAACAGTTAAAGGACCACCATTCATATCAGCATTAAATCTAACACCAATTTGATTCACACCACCACCAGGATTATCCGAAGTTTGATTAAAATATTTAGCTTTAACATTAAACAAATTGAATCGTTCATGCCAAGGTAAATCTGTTGATTGTAATATTTTTTGGTCATTACCATAATTAAAAATACCCATACTTGGTGCTACACCTTTGTCATTGTCTTTACCATTAGTCGGTAAACCTGTTATAAAATAAACATCATTACTTGCATATGGTGTAAAGGCACCTGGAGTATCAGGGATAGGATAAGGTCTTTTTGAAAACGCCCCGTCTATTACAAGGTCAGCATTAGGTGAGTTACCTTCTTCAACAGGGTCATTAGGGTCAGGTGGTACTGTTTTAGGTGCCGCTGGGTCACAAACACATAATTCACAATCAGGAAAAGTCATATTAGGTAATGGTAAATAGGTATCTTTACATTTCCCTTCAATTGATTTCTCTCTATCCGTAAAATTATTACACTTATCTCCCGCAAAACGTTTAAATGGATACCAACTTATCGCAGTAATAGAAAACCCCCTATCTTTTAACCAACACCAAAAAGACTTTAATGCACTTACAATTGGTAGAATAATATTACATAAAACCCAAAGATATAAATGATATACAAAAATAACAAGAAATAAAATAACATAAGCAATAATCATTAATATTTGGAATAGAATGTAAATAATATCAATCCTAAACATCGCATCATTTGACGGAAACTTATTATTTGTCGATTCACAAGTATCGTCAAGAATGTTTTTAATCGCAATAATTCTGTTATTCGAATCACCTTTACGATATTCACTAATTAATTGAGATATTGTATATACTTTATTATATCTCATTTCATAGAATCTATCTTGACAATTGATAGCTTCTAATATCATTTCATCACCTAATGTAGTTACAGTACCATTATTAGATTTTTCACCATAATCATCCCAATCTAAACTAAACGCATATGATGCTTTAGCTGCACGACCATTATCTGTTGTTGGAACTGTACTACCATAATCACAAGGGTTGTCAAACCTACCAAAATTAGCCCTACTACCCGTCATTTTACCCGTTAACGGGTCAATACCGGATGATGTTGTCCATCCATACTCTTTAATATTTGGAACTAAATAATTTGCTCGTTTAACTCTTGCACCTAAATCTGTTGATTGATTCCACATCACCTTAAATCTATATTTACCTTTAGTCGGTATACCTTTTTTAGGGTCATTAGAAATAACTTGTTCACCAAACTCATTAGTTACGACATAATCCAAATTCATTGGTACGTCAAACATCCAAGTACCATTATCATCAATTACTTGACCACCCTCTTCCAATTCAGCTACCTCTAACGAAGGTCTTCCTTTCGAATCCATTTTTATAGTTTGTCTAATCGCCTGTATTTGACCAGGCCCTGTAATTAAACTACATAAACTACCGGATTTTAACGTTGGTTTACAATTTCTTTTTAATGCAAGGTCTTCGTCTGTTGATATTAACGACCCCATAAAAATAGCCGTTGGTCGTATTGTTATATTTTTTTCAGCTGACAAATCAAAATCGGTTCTTGTAATACCCACCTCACAAACATTTTCATCACCCCAAAATGGTTCAACCGCAATATTCCTATTAATAGTAATAATTTGAGGTAATTCATTTAAATTGCTCGATGATTTAAATTTAGTACCATCAACTTGTTGTGGTGTTGCAACACCCATTCGTATCATATCTTGAGGTGACAATGAAAACTCACCAATATCTGATAAGTCAATATTAACAACAACTGTTTGGACCCCAAGAGGTACTCCCAATATCATATAATCACCACTTTCATTTGTAACTGAATTATACTTATAATATTTGTCGTAAATTTCTATTTTAGTTGGATTAGTTAGAACATCTTGTCGTGTAAAAAAAGACCCTGTTGGTACGTGATTACTGTATGATGGTTCTGTTGGTAATAAATTATAAAGGAATCCATCACCATTTAACTTTGTTAAATTTTTATAAGGATACAAATCCGCAATTATCGGATTATTAATTTCGTCATCATCTGATAATGGGACGAACACTGAAACTTTAGCGTTTGGAACACCAAACCCATTATTAATACTTACTCTACCAATTATGACACCATAATCTGAGCATCTCCTGTTATACACATCACTTTGAAGGACCTTTATAGATAATACTTCAAGTGATTCGAAATCTTGGTCTAACTTAACTCTAATTGATTTATCGACACCAACCGTTGTTCTTATTCTGTATGAATTTGACATTATTTTCTTTTAAAATAAATAGTTTATATACTATTTTTAAAAGATAATTGATAAATTTTCAAAATAAATCATCAACTAAAATTAGTTACTGATAGATTCTTAACTCGAATATTAATATCGTTATTTGGATATCTAATTTGGTACGTTTGACTTGGTTCTGCAAATATAGTTTCATCAATTAATTCAATTTCTCTAGTGTCTTTATCAAGATATCTTTGTGATGTTTGAGATGATGAGTATTGACCACCAACTTTATTAAATACTGATATACCAGCAACACTAACAACACCGTTAGTTGCTTGAATTAATCGTCTAATTTCAGAGACATTAACATTTTCACCCATTTGTCTATTACCTGGTTCAAAATAATCAGATACTATATTAATTACTTGAGTAATTAATGAACCTTGGTTTTGACTACTCTCCAAAACAACATCAATAGTAAAAGACAAATCAATAACATTAGCCACCTGAACCGAAATATAATCATTCATCATTCGATAGTTAGATAAGTAATTAGCCACATTATTTTTTAATGTGTCAGAAACAATTTCAGTTAACTTACCATTCTCATCATATGATAACATTTTAATAACAACTTTGTTGTTTTCTTCCGTAATCGCAACTTTAGCAGGAGCACCAAATTGTGATGGCATTGTTCTAATTAAAGAATCATAATCGTTAACCGTAACTGCCCTGTTTTGAGCTGAGAAGTTAAACGCCACTAAGTTTCTAACCTCTTCAATTGTTGGATAATCAGCTCCACCAATAGCCGCAGTTACGTTATTACAAGACAATGAGTTAACAACATTCGTGTTTACTGACTCAGATGGTCCGTTAACGAAAAATGATACAGTCCCAATTTGTGTAATAACATTAACACCCAAATTACTAACTTGACCTCCACCAACTCTATACTGAACGAATAGTGTTGTATTTGATTTTAATGTACTACCTAACGCAAAGTTATTTGAATATTTGTATAAATTTAGATTATATCCGTTTCTAGCAAACTCTCTTAATTGTTCATCAGCAGATTGATTACCACCTCCAAATGTCATTTTAAAATAACCTTCAGGTGTGAATTCAGTTATAAATTTATCATTTACCGACAAATATTTACCAACTTTAATACCAGGACTATCAGACACTTTAGTTGGGTCTTCAACGAATACTCTGTCTTCCGCCAACGCTTTAACCTCATACCATCTATTATCAAGCCCCAAAAACTCTTGGTTTGAAGGGACATTACCATATTGTGTTCCGTCTTTTAATAAAACACTTGTGACCCCCAAAACATTTTTGTCAGGTAAAAACACTTCATAGAAAGGTTTAACATCATTAGGTGTTATAACTTTTTTATATACTTTTGTAACTCCATTAACTACCGTCTCTCTTTTAACAATCGTATAATTTATTAACTTATTATTAGAGTCGAAATTAGGTATTTTTAAACGATTAGGAAAACCATCACCACTAATTGGTGATGCAAAATCAATATCATACACAGTTTCAAAAGCTTGTCCAGCACCATTCACCTGAGAACCTCGTCTTAATATACCACAGTATCTTAAATCTTCTTTATCTCCGTAAGCCGGCACTGTAATTGATAAATCCACCAACGCAACTGAGGGTCTTTGACCCGGTATTTTTAAACCATAAGTTCTTGCGATATTATATATTGAAGACCTTTGTTGTGCAAATTGTAAAACCGTTTCTTGAATACTTCTATCAATATTGAAGTGTAAGTTATCAGTAACTGCCGCGTTCAAATCTAAGAACACCGAGAAAATCGCCGCGTCATTAACGTTCTCAATTAAATCAGGATAATACGTTCTTGTAAAATTAATTAACTCAGTTCTTATTGACTGAAAATCTCTTGTAGTATACGAAATCTTTTTATTAGCCATATTATAAATTTATAATAACAAAATCACTTGAGTTGAACGCGTCATCGTTTAACAAGTAATCAATTTTAATTTTTGCAGTGTGTTCTTTTGTCCCGATACCTGGCACTCTAAAAACTCGTTCATCATTACCATTAACAAACGTTCCTTTATCTTCCTCACCCTCTGACGCTGGTGTTACCTCTAATTTAGTAATTGTAATACCGGGAATATATTCTTTAACAGAATCCCTAATTTCAGATTCTATTTGTGAAAAAGTTGGTCCATCTAATGGTTCAAATAAATACTCATATAATCTTGTCCCAAAATCAGGTAAATAATATCTAGTACCTTTTCTCGTTAGTAATAAATGAATTAGATTTGAACGTATTTCTTCCCTATTCGTGTTTGATAAATCAAGATATTTACCATCATACGAATCCCTAAAGGGAAAATTAATACCATATGTTAATCCTTCTGCCATATAACATAAATATAATGTCGTTATGAATTTTTTGTATAACGTTCTAAAATAAAAAACTCTCGACATTGCCGAGAGTTTTTATGATTTACGGTTTTTTTAAGATGAACACCCAAAACATTCAAATTCTGAATCTTGAGGTTTTTGTGGTATCACATCAACTGTTGGTTTTTCTTTTACAGGTTTTTCTCTTTTCGAGATATCCACCGCTAAGTGTTTAGCCCCCGTCGAAATCGCTTTAGTTCGGATATAGTAACTTAATGTTTTTAATCCTCTCTCCCAACCGTGAAAGTGAGATGAGGTAATTTTTGACAACGTTGGGTTACTCATATAGATGTTCATTGATTGAGATTGGTCAATATAAGGAGCTCTGTCAGCTGCCATATCAATCAATTCTCTTTGTGAAATCTCCCAAATCGTTTTATATTTAGACATTAAGTGTTCTATTCGTTTAACTTTCTTGTTGTAATTTTTGTCCTCAACATCAAGATAATGATTGAAATTAACGTTCTGAATTGAACCTTCATTTAGTATGATATCATTTTTCAAATCCTCAGACCAAATCCCTAATTTTTCAAAATCTTGTATTAAGTATTTATTTACTATCAAAATCTCACCACCTACAACTCGTCTGTTAAACAACGCCGAATGAGCGGGTTCTGTCATTTCAAATGAACCTGTAATTTTTGCTGAAGACGCAACAGGCATTTGAGCCGTGAATAATGAATTACATACACCATATTTCATTACCCTTTCTTTTAATGAAGTCCAATCCCACATTCCTGATAAATCATCCTCAGTCATTCCCCACATATCAAATTGGAATTCTCCTTTTGACATTGGCGAACCTTTGAAGTATTCATAAGGTGAGTATTTTTCTTCAATACATAATTGATTACTCTCAGTGATTGCGGCAAAGTAGATAGTTTCGAAAATTTGTTTGTTTAATTTTCTCGCCTCCTCAGATGTGAATACGTAATCTAATAAATAAAATACGTCAGCCAATCCTTGAACTCCAATAGCAATAGCTCTTTGTTCTAAACCACCTTTTCTACCCTTCTCAGTTGAGTAACTATTAATGTTAATTACTTTGTTTAAAGTTCTTGTAACCTTTCTTACCTCATCAAACAATAGTTTAAAATCAAATTTACCTTCAACGATAAAGTTTTTCAATACCATTGATGATAACGTACAAATAGCCGTAGTTTCTTCATCAGTATATTGGAAAATCTCCGCACATAAGTTAGATTGATGTATAACCCCAATGTTTTGGTGGTTAGTTTTTCTATTAGCATTATCTTTAGAACATAAGTAAGGAACACCTGTTTCAATTTGAGACTCAATAATCTTAGTCCAAATTTCAGTTGCACTTACTTTTTTACCAAGACCTAACTCAACCGCTTTCACATAAGTTTCTTCATACTCAGAACCGTAAGACTCTTGTAAAGGTTTTAATCCCGCCTTCTTAATATCATTAGGACAGAACAAATACCAATCAGAATTATTTCTAACCGCTTTCATAAAGTTATCAGGAATCCACAATGCCGTAAACAAGTCTCTAGCTCTCAATTCATCTTTACCTGTATTCTTTTTAATATCCAATAAATCAAAGATATCTTTATGCCAAGGTTCGATGTAGATAGCTGCACTACCAGGTCTTCTACCTTGTTGATTAAAGAATCTTAATGATTCGTTAACAATTTTAAGATACTTTAATAATCCACCCGCAAAACCACCTGATGTAGTAATACGACTTTCTTTACTTCTTTGGTTTGACATACATAATCCAATACCCGCAGCGTCCGATGAGTAAGTAGAAATATCATTCAATGTACCCAACAAACCTTGTCTTGAATCTGAATTATTATAATGTAATACACAAGACGCTAACTGAGGGATTAATGTCCCTGAGTTAATCATAATTGGGGTTGCCTTAGAAATTCTTTGTTCTGACAATGACTTATAATAATCAACCGCCTCTTCGTAACTATCAGTTACCCACAACGCAATTCTCATATACATATGTTGTGGTCTTTCAACAACCTTACCATTCGGTAATTTCAACAAATACATTTCTTGTAATGCTTTCCACGCAAAAAAGTCAAAGTTATAATCATTCTCGTGATTAATAATTGAATCAATCTTACTTGGTCCATATTTCTCGATAATACTCATTAGATTATCGTGAACAACACCTTCAGTGTGTAATGTGTGCATAGTTTCACTAAAACTATCAACCGTATCTTTGTGATATGATGAGATAGCAACTGAAGACGCCAATCGTGAATAATCGTGATGACTACCAGTGTATGAGGACGCAATCTCATACACCAATTTATCTAATTCTTTTGTTGTGATGTAACCCTCAGTTGGTAGAGAAGTTGTCACTTTAATAAAAATCTCATCAAAGTTAACATTAAGACCTTTAGCTGCTCTTTTAACTCTGTTGTAAATTTTTTGAGGATTAAATGATTGTTTCTCCCCGTTTCTTTTTTTAATTTTTAATGACATCATAATGATTATAATATTTTATTAAAACTCATCAGTAAAAGAAATTGTTTCATTCAATTTCGCCTTTTGATATTCAAGTGTTCTATTTTCAAAGAAATTACCTTTAGTTTCAACCGCAATCTGTTCCATAAACTTGAAAGGTTGTTCTACATTAAATTCTTTACTACAACCTAACTTATATAATAAACCATCAACAACGAACTCTAAATATTGTTTCATTAAATTAGAATTCATCCCAATTAATGATACTGGTAGTGATTCAGTTATAAACTCCTTTTCAATCTCTAAAGCTGAAAGTAATATTTCTTTAATTCTTTTCTCACTTGGTTTGTTAACAATATGGTTATTTAACAAGTGAATTGCGAAATCACAATGAAGATTCTCATCTTTAAAAATTAATGAGTTAGCGTCACATAATCCTTGCATAATTCCTCTCGATTTTAACCAAAATATTGAACAGAACGAACCTGAAAAAAAGATTCCTTCAACAGCAACAAACGCTATCAATCGTTCTTGAAACGATGCGTTTTCAATCCAATCTAAAGCCCATTTAGCTTTTTTCTGAACTGCCGGTAGTCTGTCAATCGCGTGGAAACAATCATCCTTTTCTTTTGAGTCTGTGATATAAGTATCAATTAATAAAGAATAAGTTAAAGAATGTTCATTCTCCATAGCAACTTGGAATCCATAGAAAAACTTAGCTTCCGGAAACTGTACCTCCCTTGCGAAGTTCTCAGCAATGTTTTCATTAACAATACCATCAGATGCTGCAAAAAATGCTAAAATATTTTTAATGAAATATTTTTCATTATCTGATAAATTACTCCAATCTCTGATATCATCACTTAAATCAAATTCTTCTGCCGTCCAAAACGCCGCCTTGTGTTGTGCATAAAATTCCCAAATATCGTGATATTGGATAGGGAATACTACAAATCTATCAGGATTTGTTTCTAAAATTGGTTCTACTTTATTTTCCATATTATTGTTCATCTTTTTTATTTTCATCATCTTTTTTCTTCTGTGCGTCACGTTCTTTACGTCTTTCCAATAACTCACGAACTTTATCACGTTGTTTTTGGTCGTTTTGTTCTTCAAGACCTAAGAATGTTACTGAAGATTCAGTATCAATTTCTAACATACCATTGTCGAACTTACAGTTTTCAAACACAACACCATCATCACCAATACGTGACTTAGTAATTGCGATAGTTGCTAATTTCATTTCTTTTTGTTGTAATGACTTAGCCACCGATATGATAACGTGACCTACTTGAGCTTTCTTAATAGAACCCCCCATTTGGTCAGTTGTTACAACTTCAGAAGAAATAGATTGTCTATTACCTTGTGTTGCTGTCCATCCAACTAAATTTAACTCGTGACACATTGCTTCAAACGCTCTCATTACAGAACCTTCCGATTTCCATTCATCACCTAAGTTTCTATCAGGTAATACACAGTCAATGTAATCTAACGATATCATATCAAGTTTAACACCATCAGCAATCATCTTTCTAACCTGATTCTTGATTTGTAACATCGTCATAGTATCTGACGGTAACTTTTTCAAGATTAATTGATTTTGCATTGATGTTTTGATATCAGTTACACGTTTCAATACCTCATCTTTCTTCAAAGTTAATTCGTCAGGATGAACCTTAGTCCACAAAACTATATGTTTTCGTTGAATAATCTTAGGATTATCTTCAAAAAATATTTGTAGGACGTTATAACCTAAGTTAAATGCGTGATTTGTAATCTTAGTCATTAGAGTTGTTTTACCAACCCCTGTTGGTGCCAATACAACACCAATCTCACCTTTAGCCAACCCACCTTTTAAGAGTCTATCAATCCCTGAAATACCCATTGGTATCGGATGTCTATAATCCTCGTTTAAAACGTCGTCTAAGTTAGAGAAAACGTTAGTCATACCGTCTTCTCTTTCCCCAACTTGTAGTGCACTTCTTACTAACTGTTCTACTTTGTCGTAGTTTTCGAACTCACCACCATCAATAATTTTTTGGGCTTTACCCATTACTTTTTGAAGTTCTTGTTGTTTACAAAACTTCATTGCTTTTTCTTGAACGAACTCAGCACCTTCTATTGGTGCCTCTTTAATTTTACCAATTGTGTCAATAACTATTTTTGAAGCGGTCTCTTGTTGTAATTCCGACTTAGTTATTTGTTCCAAAGTATCAAACGTTGGTGTGTGTTCGTATTTTACATAGTATTCTTTAATCATCTGAATGATTAGTTTGAAATACTTGTTTTCAAAATAAGTCACATCAATCACGTCGATAATTGACCTAGAAAAGTCTTTATCTAAGATAATTTGGTTTAATAACTGTATTTGGAAACCACTTCCTAAGTACTCAAAATTTTTATTTTTACTCATATATCTTTTTGTATTTTTAGATAAATATTACGCCTCTAAACTAACTTCAGCATATTCAAAAGATAAATTTTTTGATGAAAAAATGTCAGTTAATGATAAAAGTAAGTTTTTTAGGTGTGGTCTTACATCCACGGTATATCTTATTTTTGGTGGATAGATTTTAGCGTCGATTTGTCTATGACAAATTGTCACATCACCTTGTTTGATAAATACGTTAAAATACTCAGGACCTTCAGTATATGATGTATCCATAACCGCAGGATTATTAACTATCTCATACATATTATCTAACATATATGTAACTGTTTTCATTTTTAATTGACGTTCTAAATCGTGCTTAAAATCTTTAATTAAGTCGTATAAGTCAACCGAACTTTTAGCTTTTGGGTTAAAATCTTTCACGTTAAAAAAACGTTGTACAATGATGTTATCGTTAACCATCATTAAAAACTCTAACTTTGTTGATTCGTTTTGCTCTTTCATAATTTTACTTTTTAAACTTTCGTTTTTCTTTTCTTGTTAATTTTAAAAAGGGTGTTAAAAAATTCACCCAAGAATTATCATTTTTTGGTAGGAACTTGAAGAATCCATCTTCCATCATCATTTTAATTACGTTCCTGTGACCTCGACCATCCGGGTCTAAGGTTTCTGAATAATATTCATTTACTACGTTTTTCCCATCTTCAGTTATTAAAGGGTTTGACAAATCAACTATTTTCTCATTTATAACAAAAAACTCATCACCAAATATACCACTCTTAGTCTTACCCGTCAAAAGATTCTGTAAAACTTTATTGTCTTTATCCTCTTTGTGTAAAAGTTCGGCTTTTTCTAAAATATCGGTGAATTTTATTTCTCGGTCAAGTAGCTCAGGGAATAATTTCGCTAACGTCTTATCCCCAAGGTAATAGATACCATCAATATTATCCGATTTATCACCGGCTATTATCTTGTAAGTCTTAACGTTATAGTGAGGAATTTCAATATCCTTAAACTTAATAGTATCACCAAGTTTGTAATATTGTTTTAAATCAGGTAAATAAACTCTTACCTTATCCGAAATCAATTGGGTTAAATCACGGTCACCTGAGAATATCGTTTTATCTTCATCAGGAGAGATTTGACAATAGTAAGCAATCAAATCATCAGCTTCGTTATTATCAACCAACACCTGTCTTATAAACAACTCTTCCAAGTATTGTTTAACACGTTCCTTTTGTTCGGTAATAGAATCTTCTTTGGTTAAATCAAAAGGGGTCTTTCGATTCGCTTTGTATTGGGGGTATAATATTTTTCGTGACAGTGAATTCTCATCACCATCCCAAAATACAACAACTTTATCAAAACCTTCTGTTTCAATAAATCGTCGTAATGTGTTTATAAAGTGCCACACACCACCTATGTGTTTTCCGGAGTGAAAGAAATCTTTCACCCCGTGAACACCAATTTTAATTAGGTTGTTTCCATCAACCAATAAGGTTTTAGTCATTTTTTACCATTAAATGGTTCTACAATCAATCTTCGAATTCTTCTTCCTCTGTTGGGACAAATACTTCACTAAGTTTAAAGTCACCCTCACCACCTAATTTCTTATTCCAATAATCGGAAAATTCTTTTTTGTATTTCTCAATCGCAGATTTATCATCTTTGATATAACCTTGAGGAACCGCTAATATCTTACCATCTTTATATGATAATCCATTTACGTGGTTCTTCAATATTGAGATTTTTGTTCTTGTCGCATAAACAACTGTTCTACCGTTTTTAGTTGCGGTAATATGATTGATACCGGCTTTCTTTTGATTACCAAATAAGAACACTAATGAAGATGCTAACCAAATCGCCTCACCACCTTTTGCTTTAATCTCAGGTTGACCAAATGGGTTGTCAGGTAATTCAACCCAAGGTTGATTAATTACAACCATACTTGCCCAATATGGAACATCCTCTTTTTTAGTTTTAGATATTCTCGCAGAAATACCCATACCAATTTTATCAGCAAAAGTCGCGGCGTTATGTTGTTTACCACCTTTACCGTCAAATGTCATTTTACAAGGTATTGAACCAACAGAATCCCATAAGAATAAAATGTTGTAAGGAATTTCACCTTTATCTTGAGCGTCCAATATTTGATTAATAAAATCTGTTGCTTGTTCAATGTAATCAAAACTATCGTTGAAGATAAAGTTACCATCCCATTCACCTTCTGAGTTTTGTTCAGCCTGAAGACCTAATTCAACTGCGTGTTCCCAATTCCATTTCCTTTCAGTGATAATGAAAACAGGTAAGTCACCTTGTTTTTGTGCGTTTGCCGCTGCCAAAATCATTGCGGTAGTTTTAGATGAGTTAGAGTGACCTAAGAACATATTGATATGTCCTTTACTTGGACCAGGTAGACCACAAGCGTCGGCAAACTCTTCACCACAATCATAAAAACTATCAGCTTTATACTTTGTTTTCGTTGAAAACTTCCCTTTAATCGAATCTAAAGAGAAATCCTTTTTCTTTACTGCCATATATTGTGTTTTTAAATAAAAGATAAAAAAAGGTAGTGACTTTGTAAATCACTACCTATCTATAGGTTAGGTTAGAATGGTAAATCTTCGTCGATTTCATCATTAACTTGTGGGTCAGCATAAACTTCAGTTTTAGCTTTAGAACCACCAAATGATTCTTCACTTTCAGTTGAGTCACCGTAAGTGTATTTACCCAATTCAGTATTCCATTTTGGAGTTTCTCCACGAGCGATTGCTTCAAGATACTCAACAGGTTTTTTAGAGTAAACGTCTCTCCAAGTTAACTCATCGTTAGCCCAAGATTTTTTAGTTTCCTCATCTTCGTGTAAAGGAGCTGGGTCATCATACATAATTGTTTGAATAACAGTGTACTCTTTACCTTTAGGAGTTTTAGCTTTAGCCAATTCAAGGATTAAATCACGACCTTTTTCAGAATCAGTAACATCACCCTTATTTCTCCAAATAGGAATGATTTTATCTAAAATCCCTTCATTTTTATAGTTGTGTTTAAAACGCCAGAATTTAGGACCATCTTGTTCGTTATCACGGTCAATAACTTTAACGATGTAGAACTTACGAGATTTATATTCTGAAGCCAATTTTTTATCACCTTCAATTAATAATTCTTCATACACCTCATTTAACGGTGAACGTTCATTATCCATCGCTGGGTCGTATAATTTAATATACTTACCATCAATCAACATTTCGTGAAACATTGCCTCTTTAAAAGGTGAGGAACCGTCTGTCGTTGGGAGAATTCTAAGTCTTTTTTGACCTTGTTTTTCATTATCACCTAAGATAGCCGCAAAGTATCTTTTCATTCTCTCTTCTTGAGACATTTTTGGGGTAAAGTTACCCGTTTGTTGTGCTTTCTCGTACTGAGCTAACACCGCATCTAAACTGTTTGTCGCCATAAATTTTAATTTATTTTATTTGTTTATCTAATTATAAGTCCGCCATATTGTATTGTCAAATCGTAAGGGAAAAAAAACTTGTTTTTTTATAACAAGTTTTTTCTCTTACTTATAGATTAGTATTTTGTTTTAAAAACATTATCCTCTTCACCGTCACCGGTAAAATCACTAAATGTTTTTTGTATTTCTTTAGGTGAAAAATCTTCAACATCATCTTTAGTTAAGATATATTCATCTCTACCTAATTTTTCAAAATCCTCTTCTTTATCTTCAAAATATTGAGATAATTTTTGATTAAATGGTCCAGAATCTAAAGTTCTAAGTTCCATTTTTTCTTCAGGTGATTTTTGTCTATATTTTTCAACTTTAGCCTCTAAACTATTTAATTGATTAACGATATTATCCATCTCACCTAATTTACTTTCCAAATTTTCTAAGTGAGAAAATAATTGTTGGAAGTACTCTTCTTGTTTTTCCTCAACATTCTTTTGACTATTAACTAATTCAGTAACGTCTAATTCTTTTTTATTATCACTTTTTTCATCGTCACCAACTTTTTCAACATCAGGGTCATTTTCAATATCTACAGGTTGAGGTACATCACCTGTTGGTGCTGCGGGTGCTGGTGGTGCTCCTGCCGCTAATGGGTCCGCAGGTGGTGCTCCTGCCGCTAATGGGTCCGCAGGTGGTGCCGCCGCTAATGGGTCTTCCACAGGTGGTGGAGGTAATTCTTGTTCGTTAATATATCTATTAATCGAATTAAATCGTGTAATCTCTTCTAATATTTTTTTATCTACGCTCATTTTTACCCGTTTAATAATTGTTTAACTCCATTATGTGTTTCCACTTGAACTCTTCTGTTAGTTGCCATAGTATTGTCAACTCTTTCAATAAGCCCGTCTTTCATTCTAATTGTATAACAATCACCTGTTTCTAAATCACATACTTGTTTAAATCCGTTTCCGGCATCCTTTTCAGAATATTTGGTATTCTTACCCAAATAATTATCTAATATTAATTTTGTATTCATAACTTTTAGTTTATTAATAAATATCTTTTACTGTGAAAAAATTATAAGGTAAAAGTTATTGGGTAACTTTTATAAAAATCAGCTCTTGCATTATCTTTTGTCCCATCAGGTTTAAGAGGGGTTGTATAAATCGACACTTTGAATTTATAAGTTCCTTTTGAATCCTTTGACGGTACGTTAGAACAATCCAAATCATCTAATAAGTCTTGAAGCTCAATTATAACCTGTTGTTTATTATTTGAGATTAAGTTAGTATTAAACTGTTGTCCCGTTCCTCTTCCCGCGGCACAATTAGCGTCAGTTTCATAATCAAAGTTAATACTAAAAATTTCTCTTGGACCATCAATTTTTGGGTCGACTGTAATCGTTAAACTTTCAAATAATGGTGGTGTTGTTTGAGCATACTTATACACATCAACTAACGGATTTAGTTTTGGTGGTGGTGAACTAACATTACCTGATGTCGGATTAAACAATTTAATTGACTCTTCAACTTTAGTTTGAATATTTAATAATTGTGTTTTATCCATCTGACTATATACCGTTTCAGGTTTGTCATTAGAGTCATTCAATATAATAAATTTAGTAATTTCTTCCTTTGAATTGTCTTTAACCGTCACCATTCTACCCTTATATCTTTCAATTAAAAAATCAATATTTTCATCAATACTTTTAAAAACCATAAATGGTTGTGAAACAGAATTCATTGTTTTACAGAAAAATTTCGTACTTGGTGTACTAGACCATTTACTAATTAATGTAAGATTAGTGAAATTATTTTCATACGCTTTAAATGATGACCCATAATATGATGACAAATATAAAGACGCAAATATCACATACTTTAATTTATTATCATCAGTAATATTCTTATTAAGAATTCTTGAAACCACTTTAGTTTGAACATCTTTAACAGTTATTGATGTTTCCGTAGGACTATCCACAGGTGTGTATTTTTTATAATCTTCATACAATGTTTCTTTACAAGCATCCGATTCTTCAATTTTATTTTGAGTAGATAACGTTGATTGTGTTTGTGTTTGTATGTTTTGATTAGTACCTGTACTATTCTCAAGGTTTGTCGATGGACTTGATTCTTTTTGAGTTTCAATAACTGACTTTAATAAACTTGTTTTTAATGTTTGGATGAAATCATCAATCTTTAACACAGATGCTGTTGGTTGTCTAATACCTTCAATAGTTGTTTCAAAAACACCTGGACTTATAACGTGATTTACTTGGGTTATCATATAAGGACCGTAAAACATTGGGACGTATCTTAAATTAAAATACATTGTAGGTTGTATTAATGCGTTACCCATCATAGACACAGTACAAGTATAACTTCTGTTTTTGTAGATATTATATAATGAAATACTTTGTGTTGCAGAATTTTTACCTGAACTCATATTCGCCATCATATTTTCAACTTCAAGAGATTCCGCAGTTGCAGTTCCTGATTCTTGGCCAACACTAAAATTAAAAAATATTGATTGATTTTCAGGACCGATATCAACATTAAACCCGACAACTCTATTTGATGTTGCCCAATCTTCTTTATTTTTTTGGTCTTCCAATAACGGATTGTCAGACGCTTTAGTAATATCAAAAGCATCGTCCCTAAATTTAAAATCAACATTTTTAATTGCTAAGTACTCACTAGGTTTACCGGCATAAGTACAAACCATTTTAGCTGACGATTGTCTAACATCAACATTTAAAAATGTACCAAACAAATTATTAGCAAATTCTAAAGTCCCCTCCAATTTTGGTGTTGGTTTTTTAACTACTTCTTGTACGTTATAAAAATTAACGTATGACGGTAAGTTCATCACAACAAAATTGTTTTCTATTAAAATTGATTCAACAAATGATAACATATCAATAGTAGGTTCACTCGAAAATAGATTATCAAGTCGAGTTTTTAACTTATAGATATCAACTAAAATTTTATCACCAATATTTCTTGATGCCCTGTCTAATAATAACACATCTTCAAACAATGTTTTATTATTAAATTCATAACCAGCAATCCATTTATCATTTAACGATTTAAAACACTCCCAATGTTCTAATTTACCAATAGTATCAGTTATCTTAGAATTAGTTATTTGTTCGGGTGTCTGAGTAATTGACGGTAAAGCAGTTTGTAAACGTAACATTAAATTATTCATTGCTTTATCTTGAAAATTACTTAAAGTATCTATATACTCATCAACCAACCCTTTAAAATTTTGCATGTTAAAATTTGATTTAAATGGTACATCCAATTTTAAACCTTTAGGTCTTATATATTTTGTCACTATAGGGTTGTCTTGTAACCCAAATGGACCATAATAATCAGTAATTGTATCTTCAAATAATTCTTCCTCACTATACAAAAACATAACTCTTGAAGGTCCAGCATATAGTAGTTGTTTATTTGGGTCATACAATACAGGCGTTAATCTATTATTAGTCGTAGGTAATAATTCTATTTTATTACCGTCAGTTAATATAGCGTATGAATTAACATTTGGTTCATTTGACGGTATAATAGCACTATCAACATAATCTTGTAATTTCTGAGTAGCATATATTTTTATAATCGGGGAATATGTTTTAATATTGTCCACAGTAAACGCAACATTCATATCAACAAAGAAATCCGTTATATAAGAACCGTTGTTTGAATATTTTAATTTATTAATCTCTGAAAACCCAATATAAGTTTCTAACGCTTTCCACTCATTTGGGTAATTAGTTTTTGAAGTTGATAATGTAACACCACCGTTATTAGTTGGTAAAGCATTTGGCGTTATTGATTGATATTTAGTCCATTCATATGGGTCAGTTATTTGGTAATTAGAAAAACTTAAAAATAATTTTCTGTCATAGTTACCAGGGTTACCATATTTAACATACATTGATGTTTCAATAAACTTAGTTAAATTTTGATTAATATTATTTAATTGTTTTGTTTGAACATCATTAACAATATCATTTGATGTTGTACCTGTAGGTTTTGGTATCTTCATCATCTCAACCATTAATTTTTGAAAATTTAAACCATAATCAACTTCGGTATTAATGTCATACATTGATTTACTAAAATTTAAAAATTTCTCTTCAAATAAATCCAAAATGTCTTTTTCAAAAACAGAAAACAATTCACTAATGTCAGCGTATTTGGAACTATCTCCTTTAATACCAAAATTTTCTTGTACCGTTTTTTCATTTGAAGTATCGGGTTTTCCGACTTTCATTTCTTTAAGATATTCTTTTGGGTTATTTTTGAAAACTTTACTATTATCAAAATAACCATAAGTCGGTAATGCCCAAAAATTTCTCACAGTACCGTTATATAATGAGGTGTTACTCATTAACTCAATATTCATAGTTTTACCACTAAAACATTCATTGTACGCCTGATTCATAATACTTCCCATTGATGGAAGCGGGTATACAAATTGACTATCGGTAGTTTCAACATACACACTCCAAGGGATAACTTTTAAATCCCTTTTCGGATTTGCCTTATCAAAACCTTTATCACCTCTAATTAATGTTTCAGGAACATATTTTAACGATACTTTAAAATCATCAATACCACTTTGTATTCCAGTATTTGTATAAGCCGAAAAAACTTCAAACCCTTGATAAAACACATTCATATCATTTATTAATTTAGGGTAAAAACCTGTATTAATAAGTGTTGACGTGTCAGTCCCAAATGTTGAGTTTTTTTGTAATATAATATCAATCACACCACCATCAACAGTAAGTGTATAGTTTTTAGCTGCATTACTTGTTACCGGGTCATAATTGGTTAAATAATCAAAGTTTTTCCAAGCGTCCTGTAAGATATCTACACCATTATTTACAAATCTTTTATAACGATGCCATATCGAACCTAACTTAACAATAAGTGGGTATGGTAATTTATGTGTAGCCCCAAATTTTTTAAGTGTTGCAAATATATAATCTAATTCTGTATTAATACCTGAATCATATATTTTGTATTTTTCACGTAATGTTGAGATTGGTAAACTATTCAAAAACAAATAAGCGGCACTAACAAATGGAGTTTTATCAAAGTTTCTAAATTTAACAATACCTTCTTGAATTGCATTAACAAAATAAGGGGTGTTTAACATTGATATTGTTTGGTTATTTGATACCCCACCACTATAATTAACATAATTTAAATTACCTTCAGTTATTAATTGTTTATCAGGTGTTCTCATATTATAGAACATCTTTAACTGAGTTAAGTAATCTTCAGGTGTTGGGATTGTTAAATCACCTTTATAAACAAAGTTAGTAATTGGAATGATATTATTATTTAAACTAAAATTAGTTAATGTTTTTAATTGTTTATCAAACGATACTGTTTTTGTCGTATTATACACCTCAATAGCTTTACTAACATTTTTCCCACCAGGTAATTGATTTTTAATCCAAGAAATATCCATAAACGGATAAACATCTAACAAATCAAAATTGTTAGTTTTTGAATCTCCGGTTAAAGTCTCAATAAACCCATCTTCATTATCTAAACTAACTGTTGGTCTAACAAATGGATTTTGAATCACTAATTCATCCAAAAATAAAAATTTATTAGTACTATTTAATTCTTTGATATATGGGGTGTTATAAATCCCTCTAATATAATTCTGCCAATTAACACCAACACCTTGATTTGAAACGTGTCGTAACACATTCACAAAATTGTTAGATGAAAACGCATAATCACTTAATGTCTTAATTAAAAATGGATTATCATTTGATAAACTTTCTTTAATGTTAATAACCTCACTTTGAGCCACAATACTTGCTACAATATCAATCACTTCAGACGTTGATGAAATCCTATTAAGTCGAGATGTTGTTGAGATGAACAACAATCTTTCGAATATTTCATAAAAATATTTTACCTCTTCTTTACTTTGAAAGACTTGATTTGATATTGGGAATTCAATCGGGTTTAAACTTATTCTTTTAACATCCAAAATCTCATTAGATACCGATTTATTAACACCATCACTTTTACCTCTATCGGTAAATCCTTTAATAAACTCTTCAACAAATTCAACTTCAGGCCACATTGTATAATCATAACCTTTAGTTAATTGAATAATCTTACTATCGCCAGGATATTTGGGTTCGAACTTTTCGTGACCATCTTCACCCATAGTTGCTTGTAAAAATGTTGGCCAAGGATAAACAGGAACTTTTTCATTAACACCTGATGTTATCGCGTCAGGATTGGCATTGGCAACTGAACTATTAAAAATAGCATTTTTCCTGACTTTTTCATCTCTAACATCCCAAGATTTCTTATGAACTTCATCTAATAACCTAATAAACCCCTCACCACTTGCAAAAATAACCGCTAACACATTTCTAATTGTTGGAATAAACCCAATACCATTATTAGTACTTTTTAATTGGTCGTACAACGCATTTGTTAGGTCTTCTTCAATTTCTCTTTTTTTCTTTTTAAGTTGATTTTCAATATCATCTAACTTATCAGTAAAACTAAGTTTTCCTTCATAATAATAATATTCATTAACAGGAACACGTTCACCATCCTTTAAAGTGTACGTTGTCGTTAATTCATTTTTTAAAATACCTTTATTTATTAAATCAGCCTTAAACTTTACTAATTCTTCATTAGTTGGTTCTATCTTAGTATTTTTTGTAACAAAATAAGTTTGTTCCAAATCAACATCATCACTAGTAAATTCAGCGTTAAACTTAAAATCCGTATCTTTAATATTAATCGCAGATTCTTTTGTTTTGTTATTTACGGTGTATTTCCCATTTGAACCTAATGTTCTATTTTCATTTAATTTTTTAACCGCAGTTTTTACAATTTTATCTAATTCGGTTTTGGCATTTTCCCTTTCACCAAATGTTTTAATTTCAGGTTTAAATGTATATATTTTTTTAGGGTCGTATTGTTTACCTCTACCGAAAGGTATCTGATTTAAAGCGTTTTGTGCCGATGCCGGAAATAACGATTTTACATTACCAAAATTGGATTCTTTTAATACTAAGTAATTTTTAGTATCCATATATTTTTCAAACCACGAAACTGATTGTGTTATATAAATTTCTTTACGTAAATTTATTAAAATATTTTCGTATTCTGTAATATCATTTAAGGGGGTTAAATTTTGTTTAGTAAAGTTATCCAAAACATTTTTAACAAAATTCTCAAGACTATAACGTAATTGAGCAATTGTTATTTCAGGGAAATTTTCAGGTATAAGTCCTTTAGTCTTATATTCCGCATACATTTCTTTTATTTTTTCATAACCCTTATAAGCATTTTGATTAGTAACTTGAACCAAATTACTTTGAGTCCCTGTTTTAGGATTAACCGAAAATTTAGATTGATACATATATGGTGTCGCCAATAAATAACCCATAGATACCTCAGAAATGACACCATATTGATAAGTATGGAAAATTAAATCAACTATAAAATTACCACTTGAATAATCATATCTAGCATTGAATGACCTAAGCATTAATTTATACCTAACACCTTTACCATAAAACCCTTTTAATGTTAATTCAAACATTGGGTATGGCATATTAAAAAAGGCGGCATATGGTGAACTATTACCAGCTTCAAACAATGCACGTCCTTTAACGTCTTCAAGACTAATATTAAATGTCGGCATAAAATCTAACCCTTGTCTAATGTCAATTTTGGTAATACCTAACAAACCATTGTCAGTCGCTTTATCTTCACCATTTGAACGGACATTTTGTCTGTAATAAACATCATCAGGGTTTTTAGGGTTAGTTACCTTAGTTTTATTAGGCTGATTTAAAGCCTGACCCTGTAAACTACCTTTACCTGTAATTTCATCCACATATCTATTATTAAGATATGTTTCACCACCAGGACTTAAAAAGTTGATTGACGCTATCGAAATTGTTTGTATCGCGTCATTAATCGCAACACCTAATGCTAATTTAGTTCTTGGGAATACTTGACAAGTAAGATTAGCATACATAACTAAATCTTCTTGTTTAACATATCTATCTCTAACAACACCATTATCATCAATAACCCTATTCGGGTCAACAATTACTATGTTATTACTGTCGAAGTCTACTAATATATTTTCTGTTTTACCTACCATAATAAAAGAAATGATTTTCTAATTGATTGTTATAATCTTGTAATGAAGCTATTAAAGGAAATGGAATTGTCAAGATTGCACCATCATTTATATACCATTCTTGTCCCCCATATTTAGGGTTAGCAATTAAAATCAACCAACCAAAATAAGGAGTACCATAATATTGTTGTGATATTTTATCTAATCTTGACTGACCTACTCGATATATATATCTTTTATCAGAACTCTTACTTGGTAAATTAACATAAGGGACAACCGTTTGTTGTCCATTAATCACAAAATTATTATATCTGTTATAGTACTTACCACCCATTTCAATTAAATTTTATTTTACCATCAAAAATTTCAAAATTATTTATTTTTGATGGGTCACCTTTATACAAATAAGTTAAATTTGTTTCTTTAGTTGCTTGTTCAGTTGGATTAGGTTCAGTTGTAAACTTTACAATTCTTGCTTTACCTTTTTTATACAATACCTCATCTAAACCATTAATGTATTTATCATAAGTACTTTTTTTCTTGAACTTTTCAAACGCTTTTAATTCATTTTTAAGTTCATCTTTATATGTATCAACTAAATCATCAACAATATTTTCAAATACCCTAGATAAGTTTTTAGGTTTTTTCACATCCTTAATATTTGGGGTGATTATTTTGTCAATAAAATCTTTTACTTTATTTTTGTCTTCAAATGTTCGACCCATTATGATATAGAATCGTTTGTTTTCAATTGTTTTAAAATCTTCTTTACTAACGTATGCGAAATCATCTTTAACTTTATCAGGGATTATCTTATAATCATAATCCGTACTTGTTAATAATGAATAGAAATCATTTAATTGTTTTTTGAATATAGTATAATCAGCAACTAATTCATCAAAACCAGGACTACTTAGTAAGTTGTAGATTTTTAAACCACCACTATCCAATATTTTACCGTCAGTTTTTGAATTGACAAAACTCACTTTTCTAATTGTTTGAACAAAATCTTGTTGTGGTAATCCAATTTTATTATTAACGATAGTCCCTATATCACTCGACATTGGTCCTTTTAGACTTTTAACGTATTTTACTAAATTTGTTTTAATTATATTTAATGTTGTATCACTACTACCAACAGTAAACCCTTTATCTACCAACCCAACTAATATTGGATTACTACCATTATTAATATCATCAATAACTTTACTAAATAATTTATCAATATTATCTTGATAAACCGGTTTACCTAATATTTTCACATCATTACCTGATTCAACCCCACCTAAGTTTAATGTTCCTTTCATAAAATCTCTTTTACTACACACAACACTTAACATACCATAATTAGTTTTAGCTCTAATCTCATCCATAGAATTATAAGTGTTTGTAAAATACGTTTTACTATTATCGTATAAAACATCCATAATTTTCATATAACTCATTTCACCTGTCTCACCACTAGGTGTTAATGGTGTTGTTGTTTTGATTTCACCAATAGTTTGTCCAGCATCATTTGTTTGTTGTTGTGCGGCATCATTACTAACACTCACAGGTGGTTGTTTAGCAACTATAGCATCAACTACCATTTTATCTAACGCTGAGGTATCTTCAGTCCAAGTAGCTCTTTCGTCATATATTTCAGTATTAGCATAATAATTAAACGATAACGCGTTTTGTAATTGGTCAACAGGTTCTTTTAAACCCATACCCCCAATTATCTTAAAACTAAGTGTAACATTAGCAATCATTGGTTGAAGTCCAATACCTTCGGGATTCATATCTAACACTAATGGGTCATACGTGAACGCGACACTATCAGGAATAATCTTCGTATTATAGAAGTCACCAATTCTAAGTACTAATACAGGAGGAGCCCCAAATGATGTATTAACCGCATCCAAACTTTTAACAGTATTATCACTAATAACAGGTATTGTTTCACCAGGTCTAACACATTGATTTAAGAATGTTAAACGAGCATTTAACCCTTCAGGTGTCATCGAGTGAAATGTTGGGTTAAAGTATTTAATCTTCTCTTTAAATGAATCATATATCATTGGTGAACTTTCTTTAATTACTTGGAAGTAATCACACTCAGTTAATAAGTTTCTTAATATTTTTTTAGATATACCTTCTTTTATTTTTTTAACAATATTAACTTGTTGTTCAGGTTTTTTCACCGGAATTGTTTGAGTATTACCTGCCGTTGAAGTAACATCAACCGGTCTTGCAGTTGTTGTTGTGGTTGTTGTTTCGTTAGGTTTTACCGTTATTGATTTAATTTTAACCCTACGACAAGCCATTGCCGTTGTCGAGTTTATTTCAGCTATATTTTTATTTTGAGTAGTCTTAGGTACACCAGCCTTACTTGGTTCTTGATTCTCTGTACACTTAACATCAGTTCCTGTACCCGAATCAGTTGTAGTTCCTGTAGTACCATTAGCACCTGTTTCAACATTTGTTTTAGGGATAACAATTTCTTCACCTTTACCCGTTTCATTAACTATCGTAATCAAGTTCTTATCAAAAAATTCACCTAAACTTTTTGTCCCAATAATTTTACTTTTTAAAAACTTTTTAACTGTATCAATACGTCTATCGGATAGTTTTTTATTATAACTAGGTGATGCCTTAGCTGACGCAGAACCTTCCATCGTAATACTTATAGTACCCAATCCTTTTGATAAAATATCATAAGCATCAGTAATAAAGTTTTTATCACCACCAGCAATTTTATTAAAGTTACCTTTAACTACACTATCAAAAAACCCACCAACGTGAATGTTTACATCATCTGATTTAAATACACTCTCAGCATTTTTTTTATATTTTTCAATATTTGTCGAACTAACATACGTATTATAAATTGACTCGTATTCTTCAGATGTTGTCGTATCCGGATTTTTACCAGGTATGTCGTTTTCAAAATAAAACGCAAAATCCAAATAATTATTTTCAAAATCTTTAATTGAACTATCGGGTTCAGTTTGAGATTGTTGATTATTAGTACTAACATCAGCCCCCGCAGTTCCTGAGTTATCAGACGGTAATTTTGGTATTTCTTTATTTATTTGAGATACTGTTTCAACATCTGTTAATCGAGGATTACTTAAAATTTCTTGATAGGTATACAAATCACTAACACTTAAAGTATTAAATTTAATAGCTAGTTCATAGATATCGTATTTAACACATCCAGCAAAAAATGAATCAATAATAGATTCAATTCGTTCTTTAGACGCACCTTTTAATTGTTTTTCAACAACTGTATTCATAACAGACGGGTGGTCTACAATTATTTTCCAACTTAACGAACCCGTTCTACTTGTACTTTTATACGTATAAATTGGTTCAGGTCTACCTAAGAAAACCGCTTGTCCCCAATCCGCCTGACTAGTGTCATTAAATTGTAAACTATACGGTGGGAACCACATAACTCTACCCCCATTTGGCCCTCTTTCACAAACAGGTAAATCATCATAAGTTAAACCAGGTTTACTTGATGTTCTCCAAGCTAAGTTCTCAATCGAGAACATATATTTTTTAACGTGACCTCCCTTACCACTAGCATCATCAGGTATGATGTTTGTTGAATCAACACCTTTTAATGGTGCAATATTAAGATTATATGTATTATCTAATACTGAATATGTGAAACGTCTTCCCGATGTTGTTATACCATCAGTTTTTTGTAAATCCGCGTAAGTGTAATATGGAGTGTCTTTTGTAAATACGCGACAATACTCCATACCTTGTTGAGAACCATCAGTGTTATCTTTATATGACAACACCATTGAACCTTTTGTCATTTCTTTATAACCATCATTAAAGACTTTACTCACTTGATTCATCGCATTACCAACGTGTTTTAATCTGTTGACACCTGACACGTTATCCGCAGAATCAATTAATCTTTGAGTATTGTCTAATATTGAATTCTCCTTGAAATCAATCGCTGATGATTCGGCTTTTTGAAAGTTACTTGATATCTCATTGAATTGTTCGTCTTTAGAACCTGAACCACCACCCGGTGTCGCTTTGAACCCTGCGTTTGATTTGTATTTTGGGGAAACCCAAACTAAACCACCATCAATACCACCCCCATCAGTTAATGATTTACCCGCAAACCCAAAATTTAAATCATTTTGATTACCTTCAAACAATATACCTAACTCTGAAGGCCCATAAACAGGACTTTCAACTTGTTCCCCATAAGGATTGACAGGTATTGCATCTGAAGGTGATGTTATAGTACTAGGTTCTGAATTAACACTACCAACATAGTAACCTCCCGATAACGTACCATTATCATTAATTAGACTCGCAGCTAAATTAACTATCGCTTGTGCAATACCTAATATACCACCAAAGTCTTTTTTATAACCCGGTTGATATCTATTTAAATCAATATTGTTAAACAATACCGACCTTTGACCGTTACCTGTGTTTGCTAAAAATATTTGTGAAGGATTTCTTTTAATATTTAATATCGGACCTAAAAACCCCCCCGTTAATTGATTAATAACATTTAACGCGTTTGAGGTTTGTTGAGTTTGAAGACCTCCACTAGTATTTTCATCAAAATAATCACCAGGTATAAAAGAAACAGGCCAATAAGCACCTGACAATCTTGTAGCAAAATCAAAGGCTGCTGTCACAGGTGATTCAGGAACTGTAATTCTCCAATTACGATAAATTAAAGGTTCTTTACCTGAAGCCAATAAACTCGCCTCAAATGGGTCTGATAATGATTGTAAATTAACCGCACCAACAGTATTCTGATAAATTTCAAAATTAACTCTTTCTTGAAATAAGAAGTTTAATTGTTTAGCACCAATTCTGGCTAAGTAAGAATCATTAGATAATTTACCATCACTACCTGTTGGGTCAGTAGATATTAATATTTCATACGGTGAATATAATGACGCTATGTAAGTTGCTGGTGTTACTGTATTATCTAAAACATATGGTAAAAATAATTTATTATTATTTTGTATGTCATTAACATTTATAACATATTGATAATTCCCTGTAAGTGGTATAAATTTGTTTTGTATTAATGGTGATGTTGGTAAAATATTTAAATATAAACCACCACTACTTAACACAGTACTTTGAAGTGGAGCGTAAGGTCCTTGATTTGGAATAATAGGTAACAATGGTCCGTTAAAACCAATAGTCTTATCAAAACCACCATCAGGCCCAAATTGATTTAAAGTATATAATTTATCAGCGAATGGGTCATTAGCAATTAAATCATTAGGGGAATCAACCACTGCTGATTGATTCAAAATAATTTCATAATTTAGTGGACCTGCAGGTGGTGTATACACACCTGTCACACTGTATGTGGCTAAATTTTTAGCCATTAACGCATCTCTAAATGATGAAGATGAAGCAAATGATAGTGTACTATTCGGCATTACTTATTTCTTTTATATTATAAATAGAATGTTTTTTATTTTCTTCCCATATATCCTTTAGCACCGTCATTAGTTTTAGCCGCGTGTATCGCATTTATAACCGCAGTACGAACTTTAGGGTCTTTTAACATAATTTCTAATTGTTTAACATCCATACCTGGAGGTGCATTAACATCTAATTTAAGAGTTATTTCACCGTTAATGTTATTAGTCTTACTTTCAACATCCAATATTTTCTCTAACTGTTGTTGACTAATACCTGAACCAATAGAAACGTCTTTTAAAACATCAGTTGACGTTGTGGGATTTATTTTAGTTAATGTCGGTTCGGAAATTTCTTTTATGGTTTCTTTTTTTTTATTATCAATTAAATCAACATCAACTTTTTCAACTTTACCTGCGTACTCTACAAATTTATCTAAAATGGTAACAACCGCTTTAGCGTACTCATTTTTACCACCCATAATTTTTTCAGTCTCTTCAGTACCAAATTTTTTAACATCATCATATACTTTAGTAAGACCTTCACCAGTTTTTGTGGCAGCGTCCTTAAATGCGTTTGCAACATCAGTCATAGAACCTTCACCTGTTGCTAATTTAGCTAAAGCTGTACTTATACCACCAACATTATCATCAAATCCTTTTCTGATACTCGATATATTTAACGCCTTATCGAATGTATTTGCAACACCCAAAACTAATTGATTTTCAGCTTCTAAAAATTTACCTGTTGTACTACTTGAAGCAATAGCTTTACCTGTTTTACCTCTTAATGCGTTTAAAGCATTAAGTTGTTCTTTTTCATAAGTATTTGACTCTCTTAACAACTCTTCAGTAGTCTTTGGTGTATTGGCTTCAAGTAATTCATTTAATTTGTTTTTATCACCACCAATATCCTGAAGAACTTTATTTAAGTCTTGCATTTGACCATTAACATTAATTTTCACTTCACCATCTTTTAGTTGTGAAACATTAGTTAATAATTGTTTTTGTTCTTCAGAAATTCCTAAATCACTTGGGAATTGAATTTTCTGCATTTTAATCTCAGCCTCTTTCGCTGCTTTAGACATTTTAGATAACTCTCCTGTTGAAATACCCATTTCCTGAGCCAATTGTCTCATTTTTCGAATACTACCAGGTGCAATTCTAACATTACCTTTAGCGTCTAACTCAGTCAAAGATTTACCCATTTCACCAAGTGACTTAGCAAATTGTTCAGGGTCATTCATTGACATATTCATCAATTTAAGTGGGTCTAACAATTCACTTTGGGTAACTCCTAATCTTTGGAATGCTGACGCCATTTTAATAGCACCTTCAGGGTCAAATGCTTTTTCAACAACACCCATTATCGTACCCATATCAACACGTAAAGTCGCAGTGGTTGCCGCCATTTTTGCTAAACCTTCAACACCACCTTGGAAATTATAGTCATCAAGTTTTCCCATATTTGATAAAACTTGTTCGGTAACTTTTGATAAACTCACACCCATCTCACGAGCAGTGTTAAAAACACCATTCATTTCTTCACCAATGTTATACACACTGTAACCCGCATCAACAAACGCCTTTGTTAAAGTTGAAGTACTTTGACCTGCAACTTCAGCAGCTGCGAATAAATCGTCTTGATAATCAGTCGCTAATAATATGTTCCTACCTGTCGCTTCAATGAGTCCTTTGTGCATTTCTTCAATACTCTCAGCACTACCACCTAACTTAGCAACCTCAGAATACGCATCAGTCATCGCACGTTTTATCCCCTCAGCCGATTCACGACCGACACCCATTTGTTTCGCGAGTTTAGAATAAGATTCTTCCGCCGCAGTAACTTCTTTCATAATACTCCCAATTTTGGTATTACTATCTAAAATTTCTTGTACTTTTTTACTTTTACCGGCCAATCCTTCAGCCATACCGCCTACTGATTCTTCATCTTCCATAATTAATATGTTTTATAAATAAATACACCAAAGACGTAATTTAAGTCTTTGGTGTATTATCTTCAATTATTCTATCTATGATATATTTTCGTATGTAAGTAGGGATTTTCAGGAATTCGGAATATTGTGTCCTTAATATTTTTGACATTAAATAATATTCCTCTATTAAATGTTTTCCATAATCAGAAGAAAGGGCGAAAAAAGTCCACCCCAAAGGATACATTAAATGTAACCAATTCTCCTGACGGGGCGTATACTTGTCTTTTTAAATCCAATTGAGGAACATTTTCTCTTAATATTTTTCTAATATGTTTTGAATCCATAATAGGTAGTGTAGTAACAAATTGAGATATGTTTCCAAGGTCAGAGTTTCCTTCAATAGAAACAATCTCTTTCATTAAACGATGTGTAATAATTGGTGCAGTAACCCCTTTTGGATATTTTTCAGATAACTTATCCAACTCAACTGATTCATAAAAAGTTATCGGTCTTAATTTAACCTCAACATTTGATTTTGGTAAGACAGTACTAAATGTACCATTTTCATCTGGTTTTAATTCACATTCTTTTAAAGCCAAAGTATCAATAATCTCAGTATGCTCAAACAATTTATTTGTTTTAGGGTCAACCAAATTAAGTTTATATTCAGGTCCGAAAGATGAATTTCGTAAAAATATTAAAACAGATTCAACATCACTTTCAATAAGTTCTTCAGGTCTTAAATCGTGTTCATATATTTTATTTCTTAATAATGAAATTACAATATTTTCTTTATTATCATTACTCATTAAATAGTTTTCGTCACTAGCCGTCAAATAACCAACTTTTAATGATGATTTTTTTGACTTATAAAAAATACCTTGTGTTGGTAATTTAATAACGTCGTGTGGTAAAGTTAAACCTTCGGTCGCTGCCTTTAAAGTATTTTCATCCATTTCCATATTATGTCTTTTTTTTAAATATAATTCACATACTTTTTATATAAAGTATAAAACAAAAAAATCCACGCAAACCAAGTTACGTGGATTGAAATTATATTTGAATAACTAAATGTATTAATTATTTTAAATTTTTTTGTGAACCGAATATTCGTTATACGAATTAATTAGAACTGTTTGATTATTTAAATGATTGTTAATTGAATTAATTACTCCCGGCCATGTAGTATCATCCATAATAATATAACCACCTTTCTTAACTAAAGGTAAGTAAAATTGGATATCTTTAGTTACAAATTCTTCGTCGTGATTCCCGTCAATATGAAGAATATCAATAGATTCTTTTTCTATATTGGTATAGTAATCTTCTGATTTACTTCTAACCAATGATATTGTGTTTTCTAAATTATTTTCACTTATAACTTTTGACAAACCATTATACAAATTGTCTAATACAATTTGCTCGTTAAATAAAACCTCATAAGTATATTTTTGTATTTCTTTATCGGGTATTTCATTATATAATGTTTCCATTGAATATGGGTCAATACCAATTACTTTACCTTTAGTGATTTCTAATGCTTCTGCAAAGTACATTAACGAAGCTCCTTTTAAAACACCAATTTCAACACATAATTGAGCATTAGTTTCAATGATTAGGTTTTTAATAACAATCCCTTTAGTGTCATCACAACGTCCACCACCATCATATTGGTCCCGTATGATTAAATCATGTAAGTTTCTCATTTCCATATTATATCTTTTTTTTTAATATAATTTACTTTTTTTTTATATAAAGTATATAACAAAAAAATCCACGCAAACCAAGTTACGTGGATTGAAATTATATTTGAATAATTTAATTAGTACACTAATATACAACGGTCAGGTCTCAATGTTGCATTAATCTCAGCAATACCATCAGTACTATAACCTAACGAACCAAAGTCAACACTTGATAACCAAGCACCTTCTAAAATCCATTTCTCAACAACAACACCTGTTGGGTCCAAAAGTTCTAAGTCGATATTTTTCTTATAACCTGCAGCATAACCCATACGTCCTGTTACTGATTCCGCACATAAACGAACCCATTCCATTAACGCTTGTGATGCCGAAGGTCCGATTGGGTCTCTAAATTTAACATTTATATCACCCCAGTTAAAACGACCCGCAACCCAAGTTGAAGTATTTAAGAATTGAATCTCAGTTGCTCCAATAGTTAATTTAGGTCTAGCCGTACTTTCCACAAACCATTCGTTAATTCCTAATGTTGAAGGGAAACGTAAAATAAACCTGTTTTGTCTTTTAGGTTCATATGGTATCGGCATTTTCATTAATAAATCAGCCATCTTATCTTATTTTTAATTTTTATGTTTATTTTTGTATATAAATAGTCTTTGAAATATTTTTCTATTGACTTTTATTTTTATTTTTTTTATAATTCTAGTAATCTAGTTATAAATATTCTAGTTAATTATTTTAATATATTAATTTATTATAAATAGCTTAATATTTTATTAATCATATAATTTTCTAGTAAAGACTCAGAGTCTGCCTCATTGTTAAGTCTAGTTATAACTATTTTTTTCATTCCACCTTCAGAAGTATCTTTCACAACAAAATGTATTTCAGGATAAACTCTTGAAAGTTCATCTTCTATGTGTTGAACCATACTCCTAACATTACTTATGTCGTCATCTGAAAATCCTAATGAAACCGAACCATATTTACCACTATCAATTAATCGACCTACTTTATAATATACTTGGTCTAAAAAGTCTGATAATGCTAATTTCTTATTATGTTCCGGACTAGACGCTCCTTTACTTGAATCCAATTTAAACCTCTGACCGAATTCTTTTGATGATACAGGGTAGTAATCACCTTTTTCATCTAAATACACGTCAATCAATTGAGAATCGTCTAAATCACCTGTTTTATAGTAACCTCCAATTTCTTCGAAGTCCAAAACGTCTTTGATGTTACTAATCATTTCTTGTTTTTCTTCCGGTGTTAATGCGATGTTGATAAATAATTTAACACCTTTTTTAATTACCTTTGGACTATGACCTCTTGCCGTGATAATTGAAAATGGATTTGCATAAATTAATGTTTCTTTGAATTTCTCAAAACTTGGGGAAAATCTATTATTTTTAACCGCTTTAATAGTGTCCCTTAAAAACGTTTCTGGATGTGTAAAATCTCTAAACGGGTCTTCATCAAAACCTAATATAGTTGACCCTTCATATTCAAAAGGTTCTTTACCTATTAAATGTCTATATTCCGCAAAATGGTCCGTTGGCATACCAACAGAGTTACCCTCTTCATCTTTAAGATAAATTTTAGTTGGCATTCCTAAAATATTATCATCCCAATCTAAAGCATATAATCTTAAATTTCTTTCTTCGGCAACCTCTTTTAATATTTTTTTAATTAAATTTCTATTACTCATACCTATAAATATTATGTTATAAAAAAAAGGGAGAACTAGTCTCCCTTTTTATTATAGAGTTGTTTGTTATATGTTTTCAAACGATGCTCCTGTCGGTGTAATGTAGAATGTGATATCAATGAACTCTAATGATTTAGTTGGTTTGATGAAAATCTTACCTGTCATTTGATTTCTATCTAAATCAGCAGTGTCTGACGATACAGTAACTCGGAAATCGTATAAACCTCTGTCTCTTCTAATTGAATCTAAGATAGGGTTAACCGCATTTAAGAAATCTTGTCTTACTTTTTGGTCGTTTTGTTCAAACAACAATCTCACTGAAACCGCTGAAATCAATTTACGAGCTTGTAATAACAATCTTCTTACGTTTATTCTGTCTAACGCTGATTCTCTAATTTGAAGAGTTTTGTTACCCCAAATTACTGTACCCACGTCAGAGAATGTCGCGATTGGGTTAATTCTACCTTTATAAAGAGTATCTCTATCTTCTTGAGTCAATTTCTTACGAGCTTTAACCGCATTTACGATACCTCTTGTGTAACCTGCCGCTGCGAACCAAGGGAACGCGATGTTATCTGTTAACGCTAAGTTTCTTGTTACCTCAGCAGTTGGTGGTAAATAAATTTGAGTATTATTAACACTATCTCTCGTTAATACCCAAGGGTAGTATGTTGCGGTGTAGTTAGAATCAATACCGGTTCCTTCTAAGTTATCTACCGCCTCTTGAGGGTAAATTAAATCATCAGGACTAAATGTTGGTGTAAACATTAGAGTATCAGGTGTTGTTGTGATATAGATTGAATCCGCTCTATCATTTTCAATCATATCAATTGCGTACTCAACGATATCTGAATGGTTTATATAGTCAACACCAGGAGTTGCAAATACGTTAATATTAACCGCTTCAGGATTAGAAAAAGTTCTTTGACCTAATAAATAAGCGTAATAGTCAGTATTACCCCAATCTTGAGTGTTATCGTCAACAGTGATTTGTTTAAATGCTCCCCAACCTGTAGCTGTAGGGTATTTAACTGAAGGACAAGAGCCTTTTAAGTAACCATTTCTACCTAATGCAAATCTATCAGTATTTGTTCTTGAATCTCTATAGATATCCCATCCGTCAAAACCACCACCTACTACTAATGTGAATTTACGTGCGTAAAGTCTGTAGTAAGGGTTAGATTCATTTGATGGGTCAGAACTAAACTCAGCATTACCAGTAAAGAACTTAGTTGTTGCACTTGTGATTGCTGACATAACAAACTTGTTAGTTTGTGGGTCTAATACTTTTTCGTAGAATGTGTTATTAATCGTAATTGCTGACGCTCTGTTATCCATATGGTAACCTTTTGTTTTAGTATCCCAAATATTACCTGAAACTGCCGTACAAATATCTAACGGTAATTGTTTACCTTTATAATTAACAAAATCAATATCGTAACCAACTGTATCTGAAAAACCTAAATATGTTCTTCTAACATTATCACCCGCAGTTTTGATAGTATCATCAGCACCTGATGATAAACCAAATGGTGGGTTATAGATAACTTCACCAGGAAAGTCATATTTAGTTTTGAAAATTGGGAAAGGTGAACGTGCTCCGTTGTATGTTCTTGTATTATATCCATCGAAACCACAAGGTAACGCATCTATTGGTGCCTCCTCGTTAACTTCAACCATAACATATCTCGAATTTAATTGGTATTCACCGTCAAGTGTACCGATTTTTTTCGCGATATAGTTATTTTGATTTGGGTCCATCGAGCAGTTAGTGAATTTCTCAATAACTTGTGGTGCAGAATCGGTATCAAAATAATCTCTAACCATTACGTCAAATGTACCATTACCAAATGAGATATTCGCAATAGAAATTTTAATTTCCATATTAGCTGCGTAACCATCTGAAATTGTAGTGAACTTGAACAAGTTGTAAACTTTGTTACCTCTTAATTCTGAAACAACCCAAGGTGATTCAGGTGATTGATATTTCTCTAAATAGAAACCTATTGATGATGGGTCACTACCTTGTCTAGCATTAGGTAAAGCCGTTAAATTAGGATTTAAACCTCTAATAAAACCTTTTCTCCAACCGTAATTTAATAAAGCTTGATATCTTTCCTCAACAAATAATGGAACTGATGTTCTATCTTTACTAAAGTTACTCATACCAAATAATTTAGTAACGTATTTAGCGTCAGAATTAGATAATGAAGTTTCAAATGAATATTGAGTACCTGTTCTACCTGTTGCATTAACTAAGAATGTTAAGTAAGGGTTTTTAGTTACACCTGAATAAACACCTGACATATCTAAACTTACTTGAGTTAAACCAGATACTTCATAAACCGCACCATCATCATCACTATAATTAGCTAAACCTCTTGAACGTAAAGTTGTAACAACTAAATCGTCATAATCTTTATACGATTCACCGTCATAATATACTAAATTACCAACAACTGTACCAGTGAAACAATTTGTAATTGTACCTGTGTTAATACTACCTATTGTACCTGTAGATGCTGGATTACAAGGGTCATCATTTGTAACACATACTAACCAATTATTAGTTACTGTATTATCCTCAGATGTTAATGTATAAGTTAAACAAGTTGTAAAATCATTTGAAGTATCACCACTTACTTGTGCTACCGCACCTATTTTAACATTTGACGTACAAGCACTGAATGATGATACTATTTGTGTTGGTGAAATTAATAAGTTATCAGGAAGATAAACAAATATTTCTTTTGTATTGTAATTAATGTTACCAACTGTTGAAGAAATTGCAACTATATCTAAAATTGCCGTTCCATCACCACCGGCCACTGTTACAGTATCACCAACTTGATAACCTGTACCAGCAGAATAAACAGTTGCACCTGTTATTACACCACTATCAACACCAATATTAACTGTTAAACCAACACCATTACCTGTTGTTGTTGTTGCAACGTTAGTTGCGTTTGAATAAGTTGAACCTCCGTTGTTAATTTCAAGTGTAGTTACGTGACCGTTCACACTATAATTGTAGAAAGATGCACAGTTTGAAGCACTTGATGTTTGTGTTAAACCTGTTACATAAGTGTAGAAAGATGAACCTGTGTATTGACCACCACCGATATTATCGAACATAGCGTAATACCAAGCATCATTTAATCTATCAGTATAATCAATTTCTTCTGAAATAAGATTTGTAACTTCAAATACATCAGTTCTTGCACTATAACCATTACTTGTGTTACCTGTATAATATTCATTAGGGACAGCACCAAAATAATAAATTGAACTACCTGATGTTGATGGTGTAACCATTGTATTAAACACTTGTGTCTTAATTTGACTCATCAACGTACTAACATCACCATTAAATTGTTCAAAAGGTAAATTTAATTTTGCGTTTAATTCAGGTGGGAATGGTGAAACATTTGTAATTGAAATACTTGATGTTCCATTAGTACAACCTGTGAAAGTCATTGTAAATGCTGAATTCAAATAATTAGTACATACTAACTCACAATTAATTGTTTGAAGTGCACCCGGTTCACACATTGGTACTATCGTTGTTGGGTCAACATTCGCAACCGTTTTAATTGACCAAGAAGGACCTGCGTCATAACCCGAAAGACCTAAAATTCTAGTTACGAACAATTGATTTGATTGTTGTAAATAAGATTTAGCAATATATGCTGCTTCATATTTAGGAATTTGAGTGTTTACAAATTTCTCAGGTGAAGTTCCTCCAAAGAATGTTGAGAATTCGTCAAAGTTACGGATAAAGATAGGTTCAAAAGCGGGACCTTTCAAAGTCTCACCTACAACACCTAATGTAGTTACCCCTACACTTTGAGCTACGAAACTCAAATCAACTTCAGAAGTATAAACACCTGGCGAAACGAATACTTTACTGTTTGTTGCCATTATTTTTTGTTTTTTTCTAAAAAGATTTATTTATTTCATAAATATTCAGAAAAAAACCAAAATACTTTACTTTGATTGAACTATTTATATTTTAGGTAGAATATTTTCTTCCTTTTTTATACTATGTCTGAAGATAATAAAAAAGTAAAAAATTTAAAAATTAGTGAAGAGGTTCACGAAATTTTGAAAAACTATTGTGATAAAAGAGGTATAAAAATATACCGATTTTTAGAGAAATTAATTGTTGAAAAGTGTAAAGATAAAAAGGATATTTACGGTGAAAATTAAAGTAACTCGTTGTTAAATTTAATCGTCGAATCAATTGTGTTATCTTTTTTTGTTACAACAATTCTCAATATATCACCATAGTTAATTTGAATTTCACTAACGTCATTTCCATAATATTGGTTATTAATATAAACCTCAAAAGTGGTTACGTTAACCATATCACCTAAGTTTAAATTAACATTGTACTCAAATAATTGAGTTATTGTATTGTTACCAACAACAAACAATACATTTAGTTCAGTACTGTTAGGATTAGTATTTGGTTTATTTTGTTTTCTTGATTTATTAGTGTCAACCTCATAAACTTGTAATAAACGATTTATTGCTGGAGAAACTTCAAATTCATCCTCATCAATTAAAAACCCTAACATTGTAAAGTCATAACTTTGAACATAGTATCTTCTTTTTTCTAAATCATTAACAGACTCATCGTTTATACCCATATTTACAATCGGAATGTAATGTCCTTTAATATTTGCGTAGGCTTGTCTTGATGCGAATTTTTCTAATACAATTTGATTAAACTTATTTAATTCCCTCATTCTGTTACACACAATCTTAACTTGATATTGTATATCAACAGGAACAGGTTGAGGTATTTTGTAAATATCCATACCATTTCTTTGACCGTCCCAAGTTGGAACTTGAGCATAAAAGTATTGTCTTCTATTTGGAATGTTATATACGGTGGAAGGGTTAGTCCCAAATTTAACTTCAGGAATTCTAACAACAGTTATAAATGGAGGTTCAACATTCTTATCGAGATTTTGGATATCCCAAGTTTCAACAAATTGAGACCAATTTTGTGTTGTTATTAAAATATCAACCATTGGGATTGTTTTACCTTCAATAACAGTTTTCAATTCATTTTTTACAAAATCTAAAAAACCTTTATCTAAATCGGCATGCAATAATGATTTAGGGAGGTAAGTTCCATCCCTATTAATCTTTTCCAATAATTCATACCTTCTTGGTAATAAAGTTTTTTCTTCCGTTAATGGAAGATTCTTTTTAATATTATTTTTCTTTGGTAATGCCATTTGTTATTTATAACCCTCTAAATTCATTATTAGTAACAGGTGACGCCACAATACTACGATAGAATGGTTTGTAACCACCATAAGTATGTTTGTTGTCAGAAACAATCCTACCATCATTATTAACCGTGTAATATCTAACAACATCTTCAGTTTCGTAATATGCTATATAATCACCAAAATCAATATCAATACCTAACTCATCTAAATGTTTTTGGTAAACACCTACTTTAATATTACCCGGTTCAAACTGCTCTATCTTAGAATTACCAATCATTTTGTTCTCAGGTGCTAATACTTGAACATAACCTTTAAACTCGACAGGTGATAAAAATTTAATACCATCACTAACCGTTTCACCATAAACATCATCAGTTTTAGTTTTAATTCGGTCAATACGATATAATACTAGTGTAAAGTTCATATCACCGTGTAACCACTCTTCACCCATATTAATATCAAGGTTATAATCTTCACCACCGAAGAATTTACCTAAACGATTTATTGGAATTCTATTGTTAGACATATTGATAAATATCATAATATTTATTATTTTATAACAAACAGATTGTTTTGGAAGATAAAATAATTACAATAGAACAGAAAGCGATAAAGTTACTTGAATCATACTCAGGAGCAAACAACTATATAATTAAGTTAAAAAATCAAAAAGAAAAAAATAAAAACTTTTACCCAACTAGGTCTCAATCAGATTATATTATCAATTATTCAGAAACACAACCAAAAGTTGCAAAAAAATGGGTTGAGTTAGACCCTTACTTTGCAAAAAAAATTGCTAACGATAATTTATTCACTGAAATTCCAAAAGAAATGTGGGTTGAGAAATTATTGGTTGAGAAAGATAAATCATATCATGTTTGGGGTAAGTTTTTTGAAAGTGAAACTATTCGTGATTTGTGGTTACCAAAAGGTGCGTTATTAAAAACTCATAGAACTGAAGATATTAATGTTGATTACACGAAGTATTCTCACCGACCCCCATTAGAACATCAGAAAATTGCAATCGAATCATTAGCGGGTTCTAAACGATACATATTAGCAGATGATATGGGGTTAGGTAAAACAACTTCAACAATTATAGCGGCGTTAGAAACAGATGCAAAAAAGATATTGATTATCTGTCCCGCAACTTTAAAGATAAATTGGCAAAGAGAAATTGAGAATTATTCTGACAGACCTGTGTACATTTGTGAAGGTAAGAATTTCTCAACGGAACACGATTTTGTGATTGTTAATTACGACATTATTAAAAACTTTTACGACCTCAAAGATAAACAAAATTCATTAATTACCCAAAGTAATTTTGATTTAGTTATCATTGATGAGGCTCACTATATACAGAACGCCCAGGCACAGAGAACAAAATTAATTAATAGTTTTGCAAAAGACATCAATCGAGTTTGGTTATTAACAGGAACGCCTATGACCTCAAGACCGATGAACTATTTTAATCTATTAAATATAATCGAAAGTCCCGTGGCACAAAATTGGATGGCTTATGCTATTAGATACTGTCAAGGTTACCAATTTAATGCGGGAAAACGAAAAATTTGGAATGTGTCAGGGGCGTCTAATTTAGAAGAACTAAGAGACCGTACATCAAGACAGGTGTTGAGGAGATTGAAAGAGGATGTATTAGATTTACCTGATAAAATCATAACCCCCGTTTATCTTAGATTAAAATCGAAAGAATACGAAACAGAAGTTGGGGAATACTATGATTGGTATGAAAATAAAAAAGAAGAGTCTAAATCATTAACAATACAGTTTAGTAGGTTAATGAAAGTTAGACAGATAATTGCGGAAGAGAAAATAAAGCAAACAATAGAACTAGCCGAAAATATTATAGAACAAGGTAAGAAAGTTATTATTTTTACTAACTTTACTGATACTTTGAGAAAGATACACGAACACTTTGGTAAACAATCAGTTTATTTAGATGGTTCTTGTACTAAACCACAAAGACAATATGCTGTGGACCAATTCCAAGAGAACGAAAAAATCAAAGTGTTTGTTGGAAACTTGAAAGCTGCGGGTGTTGGAATTACTCTCACCGCTGGTGAGGCTTGTATTATGAATGACTTATCATTCGTCCCTTCAGACCATTCACAAGCTGAAGACCGAGCGTATAGATACGGACAAAAGTCTAACGTATCAGTTTATTACCCAATATTTGAAAACACTATTGAGGGTATAATTTACGATATGTTAACAAACAAGAAAAATATCTTTGAAACGGTAATGGGGGATAATATTGAGAAAGGTGACATTGTAGAACAGATGATGAATCTCATAAATCAAAGGAGATAATTCAACCCTTCCGCTTATTTATGTTATATAAAATAAGCGATATGAATGTAATCGAAAAAAAAGTTGAAATAATAAATAAACAACTAAATGAGATTGAAGTTAAGAAAAACAAAGAATTGTTCTTAACTGAAATGAAGAAAATTGGAATTGAAAAGTTACCATACTCCTATACTGCCTTAAAACAATTTATTGATGCGGAAACGATGTCATACCATTATAATAAACATTATAAAGGATATGTTGAGAAGTTAAATAAAGCGTTATCAAAAGGGAAATACGGTGATTTGGAACTTGAGGATATTATTAAAAATATTGGTAAGTACAATAAAACAATTAGAAACAATGCCGGTGGTGCTTTTAACCACGCGTTGTTTTGGAAGATGTTAACACCAACCACACAAAAACCATCAGGTGAAGTTTACAAAAAAATTATATCACAATTTAAAACTTTAGCGAATTTTAAAACTAAATTTGAGGAAGTTGCTAAAGATGGGTTTGGTTCAGGATGGGTTTGGTTGGTTTTATCAAGTAATAAGACATTAAAAATTATAACGACACCAAATCAAGATAATCCATTAATGAATATCATTAAGAATGGGGGTTATCCTTTGTTAGGGCTTGATTTATGGGAACACGCCTATTATTTAAAATACCGTAACAAAAGAGACGAGTATATTAAAAACTTTTGGAAGTGTGTGAATTGGGAATTTGTTAACCAACTTTACTCAATGAAAACTAATAAAACGTTAACTGAAAGTGTTAGGATTAATCAATTAATTATGGAACAAAAATCTGAAAAATGTAGTCCTTCTATTACTGAAGAAATTAGAAAGGTTTTTAATTCAAACCCCACTGTAAAATACATCTACAAACAATCAATAGATAGAATTCTTAAAGAAGTATTTCCTGATAACTACTATGGAGTTAATGAATATGGTGAAGGTGAAATGTCAGGTATTTATGACTTAGAAAATCAAGGTAGGTCCGTTATTAATAAATTAAACACTAATTACAGTTGTTTCTGTGTGTTATTAAACGATATTAATACAGTTCTAAAAAAGAAAGGTATTAGTCCAATTTATTTAATTGGTAAATCAAAAACAGAACAAAATAATGCAACAGATAAATTTGTTAGTATCATTGATAAATTTAAAGAAAGAATATTCAACACTGAATCATCAACATTTTTAAATTTAATGTCAATCTTAAACCAAACTAATAAGTGGGGTGATGTTAGAGAAGATTTGGTGGTTAAAAAATTAAAACCAATTTTTGGTGAAAAAAATGTTACTAAGGTAGGTCAATTAGGTAGTCGTGAAGATATGATTGGTGGTATTGATTGTGAAATAATTATTGACGGAGTAAACAACACCGCACAAATCAAACCATTTACTTACACAAAAAATATCAACGGTTTTGTTACTGTTTTTGGTTCTGGTAATGTTAAAAAATATAATACCGACTTATTAATTTTTGCGAACAGTAAAGAACAGATTTTAGTTTTTAAAAATAGTGATTCTAAAATTGTTAATGGAACTTTTGTTTTTCCTGAAAACAATTTAATTTACACAGTAGATTGATATTTATATAGAAAACACTATCATGGCAGTAATTTCAGAACCACATAGAAGTGAGTTATATCGTAAAGTTAGGCACTTACTTGGAGCACCATTACGTTCAGTCGAATTAGATGATGAACAAATGGACACTCTTTTAGAATTCTCTATTGATGATTATTCGGAGCAAATCCAAAATTGGTTAACAGAATCACAATGGACTTCCTTAAATAATTTGAACTTAGATACTCAATCGTTATCTAAAGCGTTTGTTACTAAAAGTATTGATTATGAAACAAGATATACGTACGCATATTCTAAGATAGTTGGTTTACAAGCCGGTGGTGATTGGGTATTGAAAAAAGATTATATTGAATTACAAAGAAATCAACAAATATACGAAATTCCGGCTAATAGAGAAATTAATGAAATTTTGTGGTTTTCACCAGCAGAATTAAATAACGCAATGTTTGACCCTTGGTCTTTCGGTGCTTTAGGTGCCGGTGGTGGACTTGGTGGTGGGGGTGGTCTCGCTCAAATGGGTAATACAGGTGGTAGTTTCTTATTAATGCCGGCATTCGATATGTTATTGAGAATGCAAGAGATTAATATACAAAGAAGGATTATAACAGGTGAATTAACTTATAAGATAACCGCATTACCTGATGGTAAAAAAGCATTACATTTAATGAATACACCGGGTGGTAAATTTGACTTTGGTAATTCCACAATGATGAGAGGTAAAGTTTGGTATCATTATTATGATGCGGGTCCTGATGATAGAGACAAGTGTTTAAAAGATAATCCTGATATAATCAAATTACCGTCAGACGTACCTTTCGATAAAATGAATTGGACAGATTTAAATCAACCAGCACAAGTTTGGGTTAGACGTTGGTTTGTTGCGTCTTGTAAAGAAACTTTATCAAAAGTTAGAGGTAAATATAGTGGTAACTTAAAAACACCTGATTCTGAATTAACTATGGATTATCAAACTTTAGCAACTGAAGGTAAAGATGAAAAAACTAAATTAATTGAAGAGTTAACGGGTGCTGAAGGTAAATTAACAAGATTAAAACCTGATAAAGTTATGGAACGTGAAGCTTTACTAGCTGAAAATTTAAATAAACATTTAAAATTTAGAGCGATGCCGAGAGGTATCTATGTTATTTAATATGGAACATCCAAGAAATACTGACAAAAAACGAATTAGTGAAAAATATTATTTAAGAGGGATTGGTAATCCTATTAGCCGAATTGTTAGAGATGAGGTTTATAAAACTGATGGTGAATATTTTATAGTTGTTAAAGATGTTGAAAATTGTCGATTACAACTTGATTCAAACACTACTAATCATATCAGAATTAAAGCGTTATCGAGAATATTAGTATCACCATTAGTTGGTAGTATTGATGAAGAATACGACGAAATATTAATGGAAATAGGTTCTTGTGTTGAGTTCTTACATATTGAGGGGACTTGGTATATTGTGTCGTCTGACGGATTGAAACTGAACTAGTTAAGTTCACAGAGGGAAATTGACTTCCCTCTGTGAAATTATACAAACACCTCATAACCATCACTAGCCAAATCATAAATGTAATCAGGACTAACATTAATGTTATTCCAAAATTCAACTTCTTTCTCAGTAATTGTTAATAAATCCTCAACAGTGTCTTGGTCTTCAGGTTTAAACGGTTGACCATTAGTTAACTGACATTGGTCAGTAGTAAAGAAACCTCTATCTTCAGGGTCAGTAACTAATAAGTTTTTTCTAACATCTTCATTAAAAACAATCAATAACGGTTCGATACGTTTATTAAATGTTGTTATAGCTCTCGGAACATTATATTCACCTAACATATCAGGGTTATTCTCGATATCTGATGTGTTTAGTATGTAACAATTTAACTTAACCGCCGACTCCATAGTATCACCGTTTGCGAATCTATAAGCAACATCCGTAGGGACACCTGTGTTAGCTTCTTTATTATTCGCGTCACTACGAACCCAGTTATCTTCAGACCAAGATTTTTCCCAACCATTTTTAAGTAGAAATTTTTCCATTTCTTTATAACTTTCATTATTTGTGTTAAACAAATCAAGTTGTTCTTGTTTCCAACCATTTTTTGGTTTGTTAACTTTTTGAACATCACCGTGAGACGGACGAATACCATTGTTAACATAATAGATAACATCACCTAACTGAGTGTTCATATTATGTTTAATTGCCAATTCCATATGTGCCATTCTTGACATTGACCCACCTGATTTAGTCTTTTGTGTTGTTCTTGTTAAATAATCTTTAATTGATAATTTAACTTTTGCTCGTTGGGCAATTTGCATCAACGGGATTTCTTGGTTAAATATTTTAGTTACGTATTCATAATACCACTCAACAAATTCTTTACCTTGACCTTCTAACAAATGGTTAACCCCCTTGTCTAAGAATTTCTCAATATACAATGGTAACTTTTTAGATTTGATAGTATTACCTGTTAATTTAACTTTCCCTTTGTGTTCCATAGTTGCGTAGTTCTTTCTTGCTAAGTTGATACAAGATTTCCAAGTTCCATCACAGTCAAGACCCATAGCACCTCTCATAAACAAATCATTAAACTCAGCAACATCAGCGTCATACCCTGTGTATTCTTTACCTTCTTTAACTAACCAATTCAGACCTTTACCAACATATTTTCTATCGTCAACACCACCTTCAGGTAATGAGAAGTTCATACCATCGGTATCACATACAAGTGGAGTGTAACCACGTTTTCTAAAGAACAACAACATTTGTCTTAGGTATTGTCTACCGGTACAAGTAATCTTCTCACCTTTATCCATATCCCCCCAAGCGAATACTTGTGGTGCGGATAACGCACCGAATAGGGAGTTGATGAAAATCTTAATCGGTAATTGTTTACGGTCAAATTTAAGTGATGTCTTTTTATCCTTACTTTCCCATTCTTTCGCCAAGTTTTTATACATAATACGAGAGTTACGGAAATATGCTAACATTCCTTTCATCGCACCTGTAACGTCACACTCAGGGAACACATCGTGAACCAACTGAATTGATGGATATAGAGACGAGTAATCGAGTTTTAGTACGTCTTTCGAATAACCAACCATTAAGAGACGAGAAAGTCCTCCTACGAAGTCCCTTTTCTCTTGTTTCTTGGGGATTGCTAATTTGTGTTTATAAGACCACGCTAACATAATCATCTTCCATAATGTTGCGGTTCCCATTGTTGATACACGTTCATAAGTTGTTGGAACTAAGGATGCTAATAGAAACGTTCCTTGGTTGAATTCCTCATCCACCAATAACGTTTCCTCAAGGTCATCGTCAAGATAACGCTCAACTAAATCATCACCTGTTGTTTTAATGTAAACATCAGGATGACGTTCACAAACCTCATCAATCTTTTCACTAAACCCAACTTTTTTATAGTTACCGTTCTCAACATTTAACCAATATTCTTCTTTCTTCGCATAGAAAGGTCCGATATCTAAGTGGTCGATATATACACGGTCTTTAGCTTCAGCATCAATATATTTGGTAATATACTTCAAACCCGCAGATTTAATACCTGAATTGATTGCTTGAGCTCTACGAACAGAGTGGATGATATCAATAACATTATATCCCCACATACCAACTTGGTTGTATCTCTCAACCTCATTCGCTAACTTTAATAAGTTCTCAGATTGTTTAATTGAGTGTTTAGGGTTTAATGTCTTACAGATTCTTTTAATATCAATATTAAGAGCTTTACATCTTTCGAATATCCAAAACCAATCGAAGTTTGCTGAGTTATACCCACCAATAATACTTGGTTTAAGTTCATCAATAATATTGAAGAATTCCACAAGACCTCTACGTTCTGAATCATCATCAGGACATTCGATTACTTTCTTGAATCCTTTATTGGTTTTTATTCCAATCATAAAGATACGACCGTCTTTAGGTTCTAATGCGGTCGTCTCTAAGTCGAATCCAAACCTCGTAAGGTCATTGTATTCTTCGAATCCTTTAAATAATCTTTTTTCTCGTGAAATTAAGTATTGTTCTACCGGTGGTAGAATCATAATTCTATCTTTTGATTTTTCACCCCAAGGTTCTAATCCACCTTCTTTGAAGAATTGAATTAATGAACGGTAACCTTTTAAAGATTTAACCAAATACTTTAATCCTTCTTCTAATCTTTCATTGGGGGTTCCATCTTCATTCTCAGTTCTTAAACGCTCAATGATGATGTTATGTTTTGACATACCGGCTTTTTGTTCGTGTTTAGAGGAGTTATAAAAATTTAATCCTCTTAAATCTCCAACCCACGCAAATGCGGTAAACGTATCTTTTTTGATTTCTTTTCCTTTCCCAGGAATCTCTTTGATTTTGTAAACACAATCACCCGCATAGTCAAATTCTATAGCGACGATATGTTCTTCAGGGTCATTCCCTTCTAGGAATGATTTGATTTCTTCTTCACTAATCATATACTTTATTTTAAATGGTCCATTAGCTGTCGTAACCAAACGACATTTACCTTACTAAATAAAGTATATGATTAAAATGGGTCATTGTCAATTTCTTCTTAGGTTAAAAGATGTGTATATTTTTAAATCATTTTCTTGATATGTGTTTAATAGTAAACTCATAATATTTTTAAATTCGTCAATATTAAACATTTTACTTTCATTAATATTATCAACCCATATATTTTCATCTAACGACAATAAAAATTTTTGGTCTATATTTCTTTGTATTTTTTTAAACATAATTTTTTTATTTATAAACGATTATTTCTACAGGTGTGTTATTTAGGTTATTTGATACAAGACCTGAACCTGGGTCTAAAATATACATAACACCAGCTAATATTTGTCTATCAATAGTTGTTAATATGTTAGGTATTGTTGGTGAAAAATCATAAGGTATTGTTGGTTGAGCATTTATGAAACTCCTATCAGGTAAAAAACCACCTGTTGGTAAGTCCGGATAAAAAACAACCACACCGTTTAACACACCAAATCCCGGATATTCCACAATAACATCAAAACCTAATGTGTTTTCTAAAACATTAACAATCATATCACCTTGTGATGTGATTTGAGAACTAACCCAAGTCGTTGGGAAAAAATAATCAGTATAGGTTGAACCTGTAACTTTAAATACACAACCTGTTGTGTTGATAACTCCTGACAACACTTGTGCGATATTTGAAAAATTATCACCTGATGTGTAAGAATTTATAGTATAAATCTCGTTTAATACTAAACCACCATATAAATTGGGGTCAGTACTTCCTGTAAATGTTTGAGGACCTGTTTGTGTTAATAACGCTCTCCATTTTGTTATTGGTTGTAAATTATTTTGTGTTGATTTATAAGTCTCACCTAAATAGTATACAGGTATATAAGTACCGGCACTATAACTTTCTAATAAAGGTAATTCGTTAATTGTTTTCCCTGTTAAACTCATTTGTTCTATTTTTTTATATAAATATTATTTTAATTTTTAAAATGTTAAATATTGATTTTCACCAACCTCAAAATAAGTGTCAGGGTCTATTAAAACCGGATTATCAAATACTTGTTGAGTTGGTGTTGATGAAGGTGTTGGTGTTGGTGTAGGTGTTCTTGTTGGTGTTGTTGTTGGTGTTACACTAATTGTTGGTGTTGGTGTTGTTTGAGGACCACAACTAGGACAAGGTGTTGTTGTTGTTGTTGTAACATAAGGACCATTAACACAACAAGGGAATTCAGACACATAACAACTTTCGTATGTTAAATCGTTAGCAATAAATGATTCCTGAACGTAAACATTTAGTTTTTCACGTATTGGTAATATTAAAACACCCTCATCACTTCTTAATAGAAATTGACCTTCATATTTACCAACACGGTTAGTGTCAGTTGAAGTTAACTGATAGTATATATAATATTCAGGTTCCGCATTAGGGTCTATAAATGTTTTCTCAACAAATCCTCCTGGTTTAGAACTTATTTTAGGTATTCCCGTATCAACATCCACCATAGAAAAAAAGATTGCCGATAATTCTATTGTTTTCATAAAATTATCAAAATCACTTCTTCCGTTATTAACGACTTGTAACTTTAATAAAGGTAATGTTGCATTTTTTTTTATAAAAAAATCCATCTACTATTTTTAATTATAAATAGTTTGATATTAAAAAAACAAAAGAGGTATTACTACCTCTTTTAACTTTCTTTTCTTAAATCTCTACTGTAATGGTCGAATCTGTTATGTTCGGTTGGTGTTAATAACAACAAACCAAAATTTAAATTACCTTTCTTTAGCTCCTGATACATAAAACTCATCCAAGTTTGTTCATATGGGTGAGCCCAAGTTGTATTTAAAAACATTTTTTTACTTCCTGATTTTGAGACTAATTGAGGCCAATTACAATAATAAATGTCACCTGTAACATATGGTACACCATCTAATGATTTAACATTTTCATACCTCACTTTAGGAGCGTTAGGGTCAGTACCTTGTTCTGGTAACTTAGGGTATTCAGGCCAATACTCATCTCTAACAACTTGAGGTACATTATACCAAGACCATTGAACTGAATTATCTCCAAAAAACTCACTGAAATTTAATTTTAAAAAATCAAAATTTTCGTTCTTAGATATTTTAATTGATTTCTCATATAGGTTATCAACCATACGATTAAACCCGTTTCTACACACTTCACCTTTTTTAGGGTAGAAGAACATATCATCTTCAAAAAAGAACATATATTCTAAATCAGATTTTTCAAAATGTTCGGCAATCCATTGTCTACCACCACAGATTCCTAAATTATCTTTTTTAATGTGTTCAAAACCATATTTAGAACACAACTCACTATAAATAGGTGTTGTTGTTAAATCAGTTGAGTTATCTAATAATATTTTTCTTGGTTTGTCAATAAAATCTTTATCATACTCTAACATAGAATCAATTAATGTTTGTAATTGATTTGGACTATTAAATCCGATAACGTATAAACCAACCTTATCATTAACTACAGTTTGATATGTAATTGGTGATATTGAAGGTGTTACACTATTTGATAAGTTAGAAATTACTTGAACTGTTTGTTTTAATTCTAAATTATCATTCTTTAGATTTTCAAAAAACGTACCTATTAAACCATTTTTTTCAATTTCAAAAAAGCTTGTTAATTCAGGGTGTTTATACAATAGAATTGAAAATAAACTTTCTTCAGTACCCATCAAATCATTATTTAATGTTTCATTTAATAATGAATAATAAACACCATTGATATTTGATATTGTGTCTTTATGACCACCGAAAAAACCACCTCTACCAACTATCTCAACTTTGTTCCCTGCGTATTTGTTAATTTCAGAATAATTAAATCCGTGAATTTCTGTTTCAGCGTCATACGGAAACGCAACAAATGTGAATTTTTTTAAATACTTAGGTAATTTTTCTAATACTTTATCGTGAGTAAAATATCCAGGATGAACTGTATTAGTGATACCGGCATCTAACCAAAATAAATAATCAGAATTAAATTTATCCATAATTCTGGCGTCATTAAGTAAAAACATTTTACTCATCACCAATGGATTATATAACTCTAATTTGGATTGTGTAGAATCTTTTAACCAACTTACTTGATTAGACCACTCAGGGTTATTTCTTATTTTTTGTATTTTATCGTAATAATCATTGTTTTTAAACCAATCTGTGTTACGTAAAATAAATTGAGTGTTACTATTTTCTCTGTTTTTATTGACAAACTGTTGAAGGTTCTCATCACCAAAAATGATTAAGTTAACATCAATCTTTAATAAATCAGATAGTTTATCTAAATAATGTTTATAGTTACGAGACCAATCATTATTTAAATGTTCTCTACCAATATCCCATAAACCTGTAACGATTGTTAGTTTTTCCATATTAATTTAATTCTTCTAAAATTTTATAAAAACTTTTATTAATTTTTAAGTGTTCATCCATCACAAGACCGGCAATTCTTTCATCTTCATGCCACCAAGTGTCAAACTCATAACTTAAAAATAAGTCAGGATGATTTCTAAACATTAATGTCATAATATCTTCTTCGTGATATAGGTAATTATCCGATTCGGTTACCTCATTAACATACTTTTCAAATAATTCTAACACATTAACCCATAACTCTTTTTTACCACCAAAAAAACCACCAATTACGTGTCTACTTCTATCATAACCATTAATAAAATGTTTTGGGTTAACAGTACCCGACCAATAATTCCTGTCGTTTTCTTTACTAACAATAGTGAATTTATCTTCACTTTTAGATATTAAATTACTTAAAAAGTTATTATTAAACAAATCACTTGAATAATATTGACTATTATGAATTCCTGTTTTTGATAAATGTTTATTAGGTATTAATCCACAATGAGATAAACCGGCATCAAACCAAAAATAATGGTCATATGACATGTCCTCGTTTTTAAACCATATAAATTTCATATATTGGATTTCGATACATCTATCACTACCATTTTTATCACACGCATCATAGTTTTTGTATTTTTTAAATAATTCTAAAAAATAATGATTTTCTAAATCGTATGTTACTAATTTTAATTTATCCCTATCTACGTTGTTTTCAACATAGAAAAAAGTTTCTAATCCTTCAATTTCTCGTTCCGACGTGTAACAAATGAAATCGGCATCAGACATTTTTAATAATGATAATAAACTCCATCTATAATGGCCACCTCTACTTGGTCTACCACCAAATTTAGTTCTAAATAAATCACTATAAATTGATGTTATAATTTTAACTGACATAATTAAATTCTTTATGTATATTATTCTTTTTTATTTGTTGATTAGATTCGTAATTTAAAAATTCTGAATCTATTTTATATGGGGAATATAAGTTCCAATTGTATGTTTGTAGATAAAAATTACTATAATTACCTTGGGTAACATCTGAGAAATCACTTTTTTGAGGGGCTATTGGTAATATTGGGCAATAACTTTGTTTGATTGGTAATACTTTAAGATAAATATACTCATCAATTGGGTAATAACCATGTAAATTTTCAGTTATAATTCCCTTAACATTCTCATATATTGATTTATGATATACAATCATATTTGTCGCATAAACACCCCTATGTATTTCTTCTTTTGGTGGATAATTAGTAATATCTATTAACATTTTATCTTTCACACTAATTTCAACAGGTCGATTATGTGTTGGGGATAAATTTAGAATCCCAAATTCGGTATTTTCTAAAACAACATTTAATTGTTTTATAAATGATTTAGCGTTAGGTAAAAATGAGCAATCATCTTCAATTACCATAACGTATTCATAATCTCTTTCAATCGCTAAATCAATAATGGCAACATGAGATAATGTACATCCTACATGACACCCTGTGTCAATCGCTTTAAATAATTCATAGTCCCACCCAATGTACGACATTTCCTGTTTAATATGTTCTAATCTATCGGTTCTTTTTTCTAAGTTTAGGACAAATTTTGGTATTTCATTTAAGTTCATATTATGTGTGTTTTTATATTATTAACCAATTATCAGGATAAAGGTCGTCTGTTATGTATGAACTATAAGACGGACCAAACCATTTACGGGGGGAGATAACGATATTTTCTTTTTTATTTAACCAAGCACCCCACCAACTAAAACTACTATTAGCAATTACATTGTTATCACAAAATGACATTAAGTATAATTCTTCATAATCTTCTAAACCTTCAATATAAATTTTATTTTTAATGAAGTCAAAGTTGGTTTTACAAAATTCAATATCATCTGAAAATATAAGATATGTCGAATCCTCACCAATAATATTATAAGATTCTTCATAAAAATCAAAAGATAAAACAGGGTGGTAATTATTTAAATGAAGATAATCACCTCTTCGAATATGAACTGAACAAGTTTTAGTTTTTAAAATATCATTATATTTAATTAACAATTTTTCTTTAATTTCGTTATTACACTCGAAAATCTCTAATATTTTTTCTCGGTTTTTCTTAAAATATTTATCACTTTGGAAATATCCTGATAATTTAATGTTTCTATCAAAATTAGGTAATTCACAATAATGAAAATGTGGAACATTATATACATCATAATGTATTTTGTTATATGATAATTTTATTCTTTGGAAGATATTGTTAACATATTTGGATATCGGGTGATGATTATTATAAAGTTCCGTAATATCAACAATAAAATCAGAATTTTCATCTAATGATTTTGAATATCCTGTTGCTATTTGAAACATTGTGTTACCTAGACCTCCAAATATTTTTGATGCTATAACATTCACTTTATTTAATATTTTTATAAACTACCTGTTAATCTATCACCCCATCCTTTAGATGTCGAGTACGGCCAAACAACCCAATACTTTGGTTTATGTGTTGTTTGAAATTCTCTCCATACTTTACAATATCCGTCAGGGTCATTTTTCATACGATTAATTTCGTTAATATCAGCATCTTGTCTATGAATTGTTTCATCATTTTCATCGTGGAAAGCAACTACCCAAAATTCATAATCTGTTTCAGGTACTGAGTCATAACCAACATCAATACAATGTTTAAATATTGTAGCAAAACTATCTTCCCATTCCTCTTCGGTTTCAAATATAAATGGATTTGGTGGGTAGTTTTTATCTAACGTGTATTGTTGAACCGCACGTCTTGAAAATCTTAAACCTGAGTAAATTTCATATTCTTTAAGTGTTCTCTCAGTACCAAAACCGTAAATACCAAAATCAACATCAGATAATTCGCCATCCATACCAAACAATTTTCTGTTTTTACTATGTGACACATTATTTCTCATTACCCATTCTTTATCATCATCCCATTGTTTTGTTCTACCTTTTCTTGTGTATTCGTGCCAAATCAATGTTTTATGTGGGTGGAACAAATCATATCCGTGAGTATAAGCTCTAGCGGCGATTGAAATCTCTTCTCCGTGAAAATAAAATTCAGGGTCGTGTTGTACCTCAGTACTAAATTGACCTACAGTAAAGGCAAAGTGAGCTGAGTAAAATCTTGATGTTACAGGTTCTTTTAATTGTTCCCAACCTGGTATTGTTTCAGGTAAAAAGAATACCGCACCTTCGGGGATAAAACGGTCAAACACCATTCTCCAAGGTTCTTTAATTCTTTCAGCCGGGTCATTTTCAGGGTTAAATGATGATACATACCCCGTTAATAAAGGTTTTTTAAATCCTTTTTTCTGTAATTGTTTAACCATTTTAATAAATTCATCATCCCAATTTTTTTCAAATCTCATATGTGAATCTATCTGAAGTGTGTATTCCTCACCACCATATAATTGTTGTACTTGATTTCTAGCCCAACAAACACCTTTAGATTCGTTATATAAAACATCTAATATTCTAAATTTTTTATCTTTTCTAAATTCATTTAAGGTATCAAAACCATCTTCAGGGTGGTATTGTCTACAAACACCAATTCTAAGATTGTTAGGTTTTTTAGCATTCTCAATCATGCTTTTAATTGTGTTCTCCAATTCAGGGTCTCTATACGATGCAATTTGCACAAAAATTTTCATACTTCATTTTTTTTTAAAAAATAAGTTTATTATTATATAAATAAAGATTTAATTATAAACCAAATCTATCTTTTTGACTGTTAAAATTAGACAATACCTCATCGGAAGTTAACGCTCTATTATATATTCTAAATATTGACATATAACCTTGATAGTGGAAGTTAGAATTGTCACCTGTAAAACAACCAATATCAAGTGGTAAGTTATAGTCTTGTATTAATAATGACAAGTTTAAATCATATCCTGAATCAACACCGTTAATATATGTGTAGAAACCTGTTGATGTCCATACACCAACAACTTGATTCCATTGGTTTAATGTTGTTGTTCCTGTACTTGTGTATGTGCCAAAACCAATTCCAGGTGCATTTGCTCCCAACATCCATAAGTGACCTGTTGGGTCAATTCTCATTCTTATCCCATCATTACTACCTTTACTGAAAATTTCTCGATTGGCAAATAATGTTGGTTTCAACCAAACCTCAACTGATACTGTGTTAGTAATTGCTGATAATGTTGATGTGTTAGGAATTGCGAATTTTTGATTACTACCATTAAAACTAAAATTACCCATTTTATCTGATGAAAAAACCGTTGCGGCATTTGTTGGTACTAATGATTGGTAAAATGTTGAGTTATTATTATTATCCGTAATATCGTTCCACGCAGTTCCCAAACTAGGCCAAGATAAATCAGAACCAGCATCTAACCATACTACAAGACCCGACACTTCAATTGGGTATTGAGGTTCTGAACTAATCATAATATATGGTCCACTTGATAAATCAACCCATTGATTAAATGGTCCACTGATTGGTTGTGTAGGCGATGAACTCTCTAAATAAGAATATAAAGTACCTGAACCTAACACAGATGAATTATACCAATTTGTTGTTGGGGTATCATACCAAACATAAGAAACTGTTGAAGTATAATTATTATTAGGTACTTCATAATATCTTCTACCATTCCAAACACCAGGTGATTCTGACATTGTGAAGATATTATCTTCGGTAAATGAATCATACCATGTCCATCTCCAAGGATTGGGAATTGTAAATGAGGGGCAAGGTTCAAATCCACATTGATATTGAATAAATGGCGGTACAGGTAGTACTGTTACCTGACTTTTTAAATTAAAATATATCACACCATTAGCTAAGCTAGAAACTGAATATGTGTAATATTGGTTATCACATCTTGATGTATAATCACCTGATAAATATCCGACACCCCATTTGATTCCTGGAAAATAGACATCAATAGTAACACCTACACCAACTGTTATAGAATTTAAGACTGTGTATGTCGTACCGGTAGCGTCAACTACTGAAGATAAAGTAACCCAAGGTCCGTTATTAACACGATATACCATACTTGTTGAGGTAACTATGTCACAATTGGCGTATAAAGGTAAATCAGTTTGTGCTAATATTTGAACTGTAATTGAGTTACTACAGTTTTGACAATCAACAAATGTTGTAGAACCACTTTGATATAACATTGGTCCTATGTAAGGGCTATTTATCGGGTTTTCTTGTATTGTTCTATAACATAAACCATTATTATCTTTAACAACCGTATTGCTTGGTAATGATTCAGGTAATACCATAACATAACTATTGGCTAAACAACTTATTTGTAATGGTTCGGTTATTTGTTCAATTATTGGTTCTGTAACAATGTTTTCGGTCTCACTTAAACTTAATGGACCTGATGGTAATGTATAATTTCTATATTTAAAAAATTGAAATGCTGGTAAATATAATCCTATTTTGGTAAAAACGGAATTTCCTAATAATAATGTGCTTTTTTTACTACTTGATATATTCCTAATTTGGTTCATAACAAGTAATAATTGGTTTATACTTTGTGCAACACAACTAGTATTGTTAATGTCAGTCCAAGTATTAGTTGTTGGATTCCAAAAATAAGTTGATTGTGTTGCTCCTGTTGTTACAATTAAACGACCATTAACACTAGGTGTTGGTGCTAATGATATGTTGTTAATTGGTGGTAAATAAGTAAAACCTGTTATTGGTCCAAATATTGTTGATAGTGATGTTGTACAAAAAGTTGGTGTGGTCCAAGATTCATAATAATTTAACGGTCTATACCACTTATAATTAACTAATCTAAGTTTAGTTCTGGAAAATTTGGAACTATTACTACCAAAAAATTGGTAATAAGAAGTTAATGAGTTAACATCTGTAGTCCAACCATTATATCTATAATCTAAATTTTGAAGATACTTTTGTAAAAATTCATTTCTGTTAATGGCGATGTTCTCATCAACGTCAGTCCAATTACTATCACAATCAAAACATTCAAGGTCTGAGGTAGTAATCTGAAAGAAACTGTCATCTAAAAAGTTTATATCAATATTTGGTATACTGACCATATATGATGGGTCATTACAGGTTGAAGGTAAAACACAATTTGACTCAGGATAAACACGATTTAAACTACAACAAGGTACAACACAATATAATGAAGAACAAGATATTTCATAAACATAACCACTCATAGAACATAGACGAGGTACTGGTGTTTTTGTTGGTGTTTGAGTTAGCGTTTTTGTTGGTGTTTGTGTTCTTGTAGGTGTTTTTGTTACACTTGGTGTATTTGTTGCGGTTTTTGTCACACTTGGCGTTTGTGTAGGTGTTTTTGTCACACTTGGGGTTTGTGTTCTTGTAGGTGTTTTTGTTGGGGTTTGTGTTCTTGTCTGTGTTGGTGTTTGTGTCGGACAAGGATTTGTTTGTAAACAGATACCGCATTGTTCACCAATTGGGTCATAAGCGGGTTGTGCACCATTCCATATTTTATTTGCAACACCTGTCGTTGATTCAAAAATTTGATAACATTGTCCTAATGTATCTTTAACTACATAAGTAAAATACGGGAATTGACTTGGTGTGTAAATTGTTGGTAGTAACATTTTGTGAAGAGTTACCAAATCACAACAACTAATAACGTTGAATAATGTGTATGGTGTTGTTGGGGTTTGTGTTTGAGTTCTAGTTGGCGTTTGTGTTCTTGTGTTTGTTGGTGTTTGGGTTCTAGTTGGGGTTTTTGTTTGTGTTCTTGTTATTGTGTTTGTTGGGGTTTTTGTTACACTTGGGGTTTGTGTTCTTGTAGGTGTTTTTGTTGGGGTTGGTGTTTGAGTTCTTGTTATTGTGTTAGTTGGTGTAACCGTTCTTGTTGGTGTTTGAGTTCTTGTTATTGTGTTTGTTGGGGTTTTTGTTACACTTGGGGTTTGAGTTCTTGTTATTGTATTTGTTGGTGTAACCGTTCTTGTTGGGGTTTGAGTTCTTGTTATTGTATTTGTTGGGGTTTGAGTTCTTGTTATTGTATTTGTTGGTGTTGGGGTTTTAGTTGGTGTTTGTGTTGGTGTTTGTGTTGGTGTTAATGTTGGACAAACATTTGATGGTACACATAATGTACAAGGGTCAGGAGCCCAAGGTAGATTTTGTGTTGGTGTGGCGTTATTCCATATCTTATTTGGTGTGCCAGTTGACACTCCAAGTATTTTATAACAAAGACCATCGGTTGCAATAACTGACCAAGTTATTGTTAAAAATTGTTGGTTGTCATAATATGGTGTGTAAATTGTTGGTAATGACATTAAATGTAATGATGAATTACAACAACTTTGAATTTGAAATAATGAATATGGGGTTGTTGGTGTTTGGGTTTGGGTTCTTGTTGGTGTTTGGGTTTGGGTTCTTGTTGGTGTTTGGGTTCGGGTTTGAGTTCTTGTTGGTGTTTGGGTTTTAGTTGTGGTATTTGTAGGTGTTGTGGTATTTGTAGGTGTTGGTGTTGGTGTCGGACAAACACCTAATGTTGACTGAGTAATATAATAAATACCCCCCTCAACAGTCCATAAAAAAGGAGTGTTATTTATTGGGTATTGTGGTGTTCCGATACCACCTGTAAGAACTGAATAGGTTTCACCACCGTTTAATAATGAGGAGAAAAACCATTCCTCCGCACCTGGTGAGAGGTAAACATACCCTATTAAAATTGAATTTGAGTCATAAATTGGATAATAAGGGTAACCATTAAAAAATCCTAAAGAACTTACGTTAGAAGTCCAAGTTACAAAACCTGTTGAAACTGTGAAACAAATTAATGGTGGTTGTGTAATTGTTGGAGTTTGTGTTCTTGTTATTGTGTTTGTTGGGGTTTGTGTTCTTGTTGGAGTTTGTGTTTGTGTTCTTGTTATTGTGTTTGTTGGGGTTTGTGTTCTTGTTGGAGTTTGGGTACGAGTATTTGTTGGGGTTTGAGTTCTTGTTGGTGTATTTGTTGGGGTTTGAGTTCTTGTATTTGTTGGGGTTTGAGTTCTTGTAATTGTATTAGTTGGTGTAACCGTTCTTGTTGGTGTGTTAGTTGGTGTTGAAGTATTTGTTGGCGTTTGAGTTCTTGTAATTGTATTTGTTGGCGTTTGAGTCCTTGTAATTGTATTTGTTGGAGTTTGAGTTCTTGTAATTGTATTTGTTGGTGTTTGAGTTCTTGTAATGGTATTAGTTGGTGTTGGGGTTTGAGTTGGGGTTTGAGATGGTAGGATAGTATAATCACAAATACATATAATGATACCTAAAATATTACCACCCCCATTTATACCAAAATCTTGAATATATAATTCCCAAGTACCATTTGCGTTAGCAGCTGAGGTTCCGATAAATGTTGTTAAACTATTACCATTTTGAGTTGCGGTATAATCAGGTAAACCTGAGGTGTTCCACGCAATTGATTTATACACGTAAGTGTCGTTAGTGTAAGTACCTGAACTATAACCATCCCATAATGTTGGTGAATAGTCAGTTAAAATTGTATTAACATTATTAACAGGTTGGATTGATGTTCCTTGTCTACCTGTTAACAAAGCGGTGTTACCGTTTGGTGATTTTAAAATCATTGCGACATCACTAGAGTCTGCGTGTGAGTAACCACTAATTCTAACTTCAATTCTAGTTACAGGTGAATCTAAACCAGATACGTTAAACGTTATTGGGTAAGGTGAGGCGTTACCTAAAGACGGTATTATTATACCTGAAGGTGTATTTGTGGCGTTAAAACAATGACATTCTATTGGTGGTGTTGGTGATGGTGTTGATGTATTTGTTGGAGTTTTAGTTCTTGTAATTGTATTTGTTGGCGTTTGTGTTCTTGTAATTGTGTTTGTTGGCGTTTGTGTTCTTGTGTTAGTTGGTGTTTGGGTCCTTGTTATTGTATTGGTTGGTGTAACTGTTCTTGTTATTGTGTTTGTTGGTGTGACTGTTCTTGTTGGTGTGACTGTTCTTGTTGGGGTATTGGTTGGTGTTTGAGTTCTTGTCGGGGTATTTGTGTTAGTAGGTGTTTTTGTCCTTGTTATTGTATTTGTTGGTGTGACTGTTCTTGTTGGGGTATTGGTTGGTGTTTGAGTTCTTGTCGGGGTATTTGTGTTAGTAGGTGTTTTTGTCCTTGTTATTGTATTTGTTGGTGTTTGTGTTTGTGTTATAGTGTTAGTTGGTGTTTGTGTTCTTGTTGGTGTTTGTGTTCTAGTTGGTGTTATAGTTCTAGTTGGTGTGACAGTTCTAGTTGGTGTATTTGTAACAGTGTTAGTAGGTGTTGATGTTACTGTTGAGGTAACAGTGTTAGTAGGTGTTGATGTTACTGTTGGTGTTGGAGTTGGTGTTGGACACGGATTGAAAGTGTTACATTGAATACAAGGGTTGGTGTTAATACCCTCATACACTTGACCGTAGTTACCATTCCAAAATTTGTTAGGGGGTAATGGTGAAGTTATTAATTCATTAACAACAAAACACTGACCGGTTGTGTCAACAACTGAATATGAGTAACTATTACCACCAGGAGGTCCTATGATAGGTTGAAATATAGTTGGTAACGACATATAGTAAGTAACCGGAGATGAAAAACAACAACTTGAAACTTTAAAGATTGAATAAGGTGTTGTTGGAGTTTGTGTTTGGGTTTTAGTTTGTGTAGGTGTATTAGTTGAAGTTTGTGTTCTTGTATTTGTTGGGGTTTGTGTTCTTGTATTTGTTGGGGTTTGTGTTCTTGTATTTGTTGGGGTTTGTGTTTGTGTTCTTGTATTTGTTGGGGTTTGTGTTTGTGTTCTTGTGTTTGTTGGGGTTTGTGTGTTAGTGTTTGTTGGGGTTTGAGTAATAGTATTTGTTGGTGTACTAGTGTTAGTTTTAGTTATAGTATTAGTTGGGGTTTTTGTATTAGTAGGTGTTTGTGTGATAGTATTTGTTGGTGTACTAGTATTAGTTATAGTATTTGTTGGCGTTACAGTTTTAGTTGGTGTTTGTGTTCTTGTGTTAGTCGGTGTTTGTGTTCTTGTGTTAGTCGGTGTTTGTGTTTGTGTTCTTGTGTTTGTTGGGGTTTGGGTTTGTGTTCTTGTGTTTGTTGGGGTTTGGGTTTGAGTTGTGGTATTAGTTGGGGTATTAGTTTGTGTGTTAGTTTGTGTTTGAGTGTTAGTTGGAGTTGATGTTTGGGTAGGGGTTGACGTTGGTTCAATACAAGGTATTTTACTAAAACATCCGCTGGAAATGTCATATGTGAATGTTCCAACGCACTGATTATTAGGACAGTTTAAACCTGTGATTGTTGATTGTGGGAAATTTCTTTGAGCTAATAAAACACCACCAACATTTATGAAACCAAAATTGGTGTTACTAATCATAGTACCTCCAGAATAAGCGTACATAGTAATGTTTAACGCTCCTGTAGTGAATGATGTTAACCAATTTGCTTTAGAGGTTAATTGTATTGATGATAGTGTGGGGTATGCTGTTTTTAAAGAAGTAACGCTAACATAAATTGACTCAGAACCTTGTGAGTTAGTATTATCACCACCCCAAAATAAATATGGACCACCATAAATACCTGAAGGTTGAGAACCTGTAACACAATAACCTAAAGGACCTTGGGTTAATGGGTTTATTAATGTTGTCTCAGTATTTAAACCAAAACCTGACCCCGGAGGGAAATTATAAACCAAAACAATATAATCAGCTCCTGGATAACAAGCATTTGTTGGGGTTGGGGTTTGTGTCGTTGTAGGTGTTGGTGTGTTTGTTTGAGTTCTTGTGTTAGTTGGGGTTTGTGTTGGTGTGTTTGTTTGAGTTCTTGTGTTAGTCGGTGTTTGGGTTATTGTATTAGTTGGGGTAACTGTTTTTGTTGGGGTAACTGTTTTTGTTGGTGTTTGTGTTCTTGTATTAGTAGGTGTTTGTGTAATAGTGTTAGTAGGAGTTTGTGTTTGTGTTATTGTATTAGTAGGTGTTTGAGTAATGGTTTTTGTTGGGGTTTGTGTAATTGTATTTGTTGGTGTTTGTGTTCTTGTTGGTGTTTGTGTAATTGTGTTAGTTGGTGTTTGTGTACGAGTATTTGTTGGCGTATTAGTGTTAGTTGGGGTTTGAGTTCTTGTTTGTGTTTGTGTTGAAGTAATTGTGTTTGTTGGTGTGGAAGTTTTGGTTGGTGTTTGAGTGTTAGTATTTGTTGGGGTTTGTGTAATTGTGTTTGTTGGTGTAACTGTGTTTGTTGGTGTAACTGTGTTAGTCGGTGTTTGTGTGATTGTGTTTGTTGGGGTTTGTGTGATTGTGTTTGTTGGTGTTTGTGTTCTAGTATTTGTTGGTGTTTGTGTTCTAGTATTTGTTGGTGTTTGAGTAATAGTATTTGTTGGTGTTTGAGTTCTAGTATTTGTTGGTGTTTGAGTTCTAGTATTTGTTGGTGTAACAGTTCTTGTCGGTGTATTTGTTGGGGTTATCGTATTTGTTGGGGTTATCGTATTTGTTGGTGTTTGGGTTTGAGTTGAGGCGGGTGTTGCACCTGGACTTTTGGTTGGTGTTTGGGTAACATTTGAAGTTCTTGTTACCGTTGACGTATTTGTGTTGGTTGGTGTGTTTGTTGGAGTCTGAGTTTGAGTGTTAGTTGGTGTTTGAGTAATTGTTTGAGTTTGTGTAATTGTGTTGGTTGGTGTCTGTGTAATTGTGTTGGTTGGTGTCTGTGTTCTAGTATTTGTTGGAGTCTGTGTTCTAGTATTTGTTGGAGTCTGTGTCTGAGTTTTGGTTGGTGTCTGTGTAATTGTGTTGGTTGGAGTCTGTGTTCTAGTATTTGTTGGTGTAACAGTGTTAGTTGGAGTTTGTGTTCTTGTCTGTGTTTGGGTTTTAGTTTGTGTAGGTGTCTGAGTGATAGTATTTGTTGGGGTTTGGGTAATGGTATTTGTTGGGGTTTGGGTAATAGTGTTAGTTGGTGTTGATGTGTTAGTTTGTGTTACAGTGTTAGTTGGTGTTTGTGTTATTGTGTTTGTTGGTGTTTGGGTGTTAGTTGGTGTTGATGTGATAGTATTTGTTGGTGTGACTGTTTTGGTTGGTGTTGATGTGTTAGTTGATGTTTGTGTACGAGTGTTAGTCGGTGTTTGTGTACGAGTGTTAGTCGGTGTTACAGTTTTGGTTGGTGTTTGAGTGATAGTATTTGTGGGAGTGTTAGTTTGTGTGTTAGTTTGTGTGTTAGTTGGTGTGTTAGTTGGGGTTTGTGTTTGAGTATTAGTTGGGGTTTGTGTTTGAGTATTAGTTGGTGTTTTAGTATTTGTTGGTGTTGGTGTTGGTGTGGAACAAATACCAATGTTGGAGGATAACATAGAATTACCGTCAAATGAACCTGTCCAATTATGTAAAGAATTACTTACCGGATATTCACTATCTAAATTTAAAATACTGAATATTATCCCACTACCAATTGATTCTGAATATTTCCAAATTTGTAATGTAGGGTCAAACCAAACATAACCAATAACGGTAAATGAATCTATAATACCATAGTAAGGTTTACCATAGATAAAACCTCCGGCAGTTGTATTGTACAGAATTTGACCTGATGTTATGTTATTTGTGTATCTAAAACAAATTAATGGTGGCAATGTTGGGGTTGGAGTCTGTGTTCTAGTATTTGTTGGTGTTTGTGTTCTTGTGTTAGTTGGTGTTTGTGTTTGGGTTTTAGTGTTAGTTGGGGTTTGGGTTGGTGTTTTAGTGTTAGTCGGTGTTTTAGTGTTAGTCGGTGTTTGTGTTCTTGTTGGTGTAGGTGTTGCGGTAGGACAAGGGTGAACTAAAATACAATTCACACATCCGTTACCCGTGTCAACGTATACGTCGTTATAATTACCATTCCAAAATAAGTCAGGTGTTTCACCACCAGGACCTGATGATATGATTTTATAACAAAATCCATTAGTATCTGAAACAACAAATGATGAAAAACTTGGGAAAAAAGTTGGTGTGAAACTAATTGGTAATTCCATAAACCCTGTTGTATTATTACAACAACTTTCAACGATAAATAAATCATATGGTGTTGTTGGTGTTGGTGTTTGAGTTGTGGTTGGGGTGTTTGTTGTGGTATTTGTTGGTGTTTGGGTTATAGTATTTGTTGGTGTTTGTGTTTGAGTTCTTGTGTTAGTTGGTGTTATGGTTACTGTGGGTGTTTGTGTTTTTGTTGGCGTATTTGTTGGGGTTTGTGTTCTTGTTTGTGTTCTTGTTATTGTATTTGTTGGGGTTTGAGTTCTTGTATTTGTTGGGGTTTGAGTTCTTGTCTGTGTTTGTGTTATTGTGTTTGTTGGTGTACTCGTATTAGTATTTGTTGGGGTTTGAGTTCTTGTCTGTGTTTGAGTGTTTGTTTGTGTGATAGTATTAGTTGGAGTTTGAGTAATAGTGTTAGTTGGGGTCTGTGTGTTAGTATTAGTTGGGGTCTGTGTGTTAGTCGGTGTCTGTGTGTTAGTATTTGTTGGGGTTTGTGTGATAGTATTAGTAGGTGTTTGTGTTTGAGTTATAGTATTAGTTGGTGTTTGTGTCTTTGTTTGAGTTATAGTATTAGTTGGTGTTTGTGTTTTTGTAGGTGTTTGTGTACGAGTATTAGTTGGTGTTTGTGTACGAGTATTTGTTGGTGTTTGTGTTATTGTGTTTGTTGGTGTTTGTGTACGAGTATTTGTTGGTGTTTGTGTTTGTGTTTTTGTTGGAGTTTGTGTTCTTGTATTAGTTGGTGTGTTGGTTGATGTTATTGTGTTTGTTGGTGTTTGTGTTGATGTTATTGTGTTTGTTGGTGTTTGTGTTCTTGTATTTGTTGGTGTTTGTGTTCTAGTATTTGTCGGGGTTTGTGTTTGAGTTATAGTATTAGTTGGCGTTTGTGTTTGTGTTCTTGTGTTAGTAGGTGTAATAGTATTTGTTGGTGTATTTGTGTTGGTTGGTGTGTTAGTAGGGGTTTCAGTATTAGTTGGAGTTTGTGTGTTAGTGTTAGTTGGAGTTTGTGTTTTGGTTTGTGTGTTAGTATTTGTTGGTGTTTGAGTTCTTGTGTTAGTCGGTGTTTGAGTTCTTGTGTTAGTCGGTGTTTGTGTTCTTGTTATTGTATTTGTTGGTGTAACAGTTTGTGTTATAGTTTGCGTTGGTGTTTCGGTAACAGTTGGGGTTACAGTTTGAGTTGGTGTTTCGGTAACAGTTGGCGTTTGAGTTGGTGTTTCGGTAACAGTTGGTGTTTGAGTTGGTGTTTCGGTAACAGTTGGTGTTTGAGTATTAGTGTTTGTAGGTGTTTGAGTTGGTGTTTCGGTATTTGTTGGAGTCACCGTCGGGGTGACAGTATTAGTGGTGGTAACTGTCGGGGTTGGGGTTGGGGTTAAACACAAATAAGATGGGTTTTCAATTTGACAATCATAACAATTAGTTGATTGACCCATAAATTGGTGTTGGAATATTATCGGTGAGGTTGTACTCCCAATATATTGAGCACATCCTTCAAAGTTTGTATTTGAAATAAAATAAGTACCATTTAATGGTGAGTACGACCCAGGAATGTTTGATATTCTAAATTCATAAGATGAATCACAACAACTTCTAAAGTTACCAATAACTGGTGGTAAAGTAGGTGTGACTGTTGGTGTTGGAGTTGACGTTGGGTATGGTTCAGGGCATCCGTTGACATCACAACCAAATTTAGGTGTTAAAATATACACAGGTGACTCAACGACAACATCATAACCACAATAATATAATGTGGTATCCCCGTCAATATCAGTAATTAATGTATTACCATCACATAAAGTTATTTGAAATGGTAATGGGTCATTCGTTGGGTTAATAATTGTGTAACACTTACACTTATTAGGTGTTGGGGTTACTGTTGGTGTGACCGTATTAGTAGGTGTTGGGGTTGGTGTTGGTTCACAAGATAAGTATAAGAATTCTTCACAACCTGTTGAATCGGTAACAATAACTAAGACTTCAGATAACGGTTCACCTTCAATAGGTTCAAACGCGGGTATCTCCAATACAGGGGGGACCGAAACGACACCTGTTAAGACAACTTCACAGTATGTTCTAGTTAAATCACAGATTGTTATGTCGTAAGGTGAATGACCTGTTAAACTTGTTATATATATTACACTCATTTAAAAAATAAATACCTAAAAAGTTGATATTTTAACATTTTTATTATTAAAATAATAAGTTTTTTTTAAAATTCTTAAATATTAAAAATCAACACAATTAACACTGTTAAACATTTCACATATTGTGTTTTGTAAAAATGTTGTAATTTGATTATTAGGTATTATTGTCGACGGTAACGATGGGTTATATTTTGATAATAATATCATACCAATAAATCCATTTTCACCTATGACTGTTACGGTCGAATCTAATTGATTTGGATTTGATACGCTACCTCTATTATCGGAAACACTAGAAATGACTGTATTCCAATCGGTTGATTCAACAGTAAACCAAACATATTCGATTGATGGGCAAGGTGTTTGTCCTGATAAAAATATAGGGTTAACACCGATATTACTATAACGATACCAACTACCAGTGATGTTATTACAACTATAAGTTCCTTCGGTTAATGTAACCTCACGAGTAATAGTGTATGGTCCATAAGTTGGGTCATTACCTGAAATAATCGACGGTAAACCAATTTCCGATATTGAATGTGGACTAATGGTTGTACCTAAATTAATTAATGTTATTTGAGGCCAAATATTTGGTTTACTAATTAAAAAATCAGTACCAACAGTTCCATAGACTTTTGGAAATGGGTTACTAAATAAAATGGTATTACCGACATTAAACATTGATAATCCTCCTGTACTAATAAACGTTGAGCTAGGTAAGTATGAATAAGTATAATAATTAGTAATTGATGAATATGATAAAAATGAATGTGTATTCCACCAATTATTATATTTTTGAAAACAAGATAACGGTGTTAATGTTGGAGTTGGGGTTTTAGTTAATGTTGGAGTTGGGGTTTTAGTTAATGTTGGGGTTACTGTTGGAGTTACTGTTGATGTTGGTGTTGGAGAAATTAAACAAGGGTTGGGTGTTATAGTTGGAGTTGGAGTTTTAGTAGGGGTTTTAGTTACTGTAGGTGTAATTGTTTTAGTTGGCGTTTGTGTTGGTGTTGGTCTAACAACGTTCATAAAATTAGGACATTTTGAATTATCAACTAATATTGTGTACGTTCCAAATACATCACGAGGGGGTATTAAAGTTGAGGGGTCAAACGTATATGGTAATATAATTTGACCGAATTCTTTATTTAAATTTATAGTGACATTATCATTGTCGGGTTTAAATAATATATTAGCTGACTCACCGTCATAATTAACACTTGATATTACTATTGTATTACTCATCTAATTAAAAATTATTTTCGATTGCTAAACAAACTTCACCATTCATTGATATTAATCTTGACATATCATTGAATGAGATAAATGCGTGTCCTTGTTTACCCCAAGTTTGTCCCCAGCTATTTTTTATTCTAAAAAGTTTTTTTTCTTTATCAACACCATTTATTAAATATGCGTGTCCTCCGACAATACCACCTGTCACTCTAATTAACCCGTTTGAGTTAGGGTAAAACATTCCTGAATACCAATAAGTACCAACAACTACAGGGCCTAATTCAAACACTGAATTAATTAACGTGTTTAAGTCGTAACCCCAATAGTATGATTTAATTACGTTTTTAGATTGTAAATATTTTGCACCTGCTCTAACTGATGTACCTGCATAATTTTCTCCCGGCCATTCATCAATTTTTTGAGCTTCGTTATAGATTGTAACAGGTGAAATTATTGGTGGAGTACCTTCGTGACCTACAGGACCATCTTCAACCCAATGAGCCCAAGAATAACCAACACAATGAGGTAAATTACGTTGATTACCCCACCAACCATCTGAGTCCCAATACTTAAATTGATAAACAGGTGTTTTTGATGGTGTTGGCGTAACTAATACCGGTTTAGATTTTGTTGGTGTTCTTGTTGGTGTTCTTGTTGGTGTTGGTGTTGGTAATATTGGTCTACTTTTACTTGGTGTTGGTGTTATTTTATATTTATTAACAATAGGTCTAGCACGAACAATACTAAGTAGATAATCATAGTTATCCTTAATTAGGTAATTTTTATCTCTAATATCAGGGATATACATTCTACCTAATAGTGAAACATCCGGCTTAATTTCTAACGGTGGTTCTAATTCTTGTGTGTTATTAATTACATATGTAAAATCATTAATAGCACAACTGTCTGTAGAACAATCAGGACAATCAGGATTGAACATTATAAATGGGTTCTTCAATAAACTAAAATTGTGTTTAACTTCAGGTGCGGATAGGGGTGATGTGTAAAATCTAAATTGAGATATTGCACCTTCAAAAGAACCTGCAAAATATTTGTTAATTAATATATTAGTATTTAAACCACTAAATGTGGTTGGACTTAAATCCATATCTGAAAAATTCTCAGGGTCTTGAGTATACCTTTGAAATAAATCATATTCAACGGTTGTTGCCGTTATTGTTTGAGGTGAGGGTATAGGGTTAGATGATGAAATGGTAAAGTCACAAGTGAAATTATAAGCTGAAAAAAATAATTCATACTTACCAAAAAAATAATCAGTTGTATAATTGTAAGGAACAACTTGTATTCCAACATTTATTGTACCGCCTGTTTCTGGGTAAAATGTAATTTCGGCAGTTTCACCACTATAATTTCTAGTTCCTATAACTACTGTTGATGCCATTACTTTTTAATTATAAATATGTTTATAAACCATAATTAGATTTACTACTATTATAGTTTTGGGTTACTTCAGATGAATTGATTCCCCTGTTATAAACATTAAATCCTCCAAATCTAAACGTTGATGCGGGTCCTTGACCTATACCGCCAGGTGTTGTAACCAAGTTAGTTGACGTTGGATATCCTAAGTAATAATACATATTTAAACCATTACTGTTATATGGTGTTTCTCTATTCACTGTGTAAGTACCAACTGATGAACCGTTAACGTACGCTGTTAATGTTGTTCCATTATATGTCCAACCGACATAGTACCAATTATTTAATGGGTATATACTAGGTGAAGTAATCAGTGCGGTTCCGTTTATAACATATGGCCAAATTGCAAATAAGAAATTACCACTTGAATTTCGTTGTATTTGAGCATCAAACCAAGATGAATCAGGTGTTGTAGTTCCTTGTTCACATAATAAAATACCATTAGTTATTGGGTAAACCCACATAAATAATGACATTACTTCACCTGTGTTAACAGGTGATAGATACGCATTAAGACCTCCGGTTCTTATATATTCGGTTGTTGAACCTTCAATAGTTAAATAATTAGGACTTCCACTACTATAAGTAATAGTTCCTGTTATAACACCATTAGAGTTACCTTCCAAATCAGTTATAACAGACCCCGACCCATTATAAGATAACGTATTTTGAATATCCCAATCTAAAATTAATCCACTTTGTGTTATTCCTAATGTTGAACTTGGTGTTATTGTATTAGTTGGTGTTGGGGTATTTGTTGAGGTTATTGTATTAGTCGGAGTTGGTGTTGGTGTTTCGGTATTTGTTGGTGTAATTGTGTTAGTTGGTGTAATTGTGTTAGTTGGTGTAATTGTGTTAGTTGGTGTAATTGTGTTAGTTGGTGTTGGTGTTGGTGTTTCAGTATTTGTTGGGGTTATTGTATTTGTAGGTGTTATTGTATTTGTAGGTGTTGGTGTTGGTGTTTCAGTATTTGTTGGGGTGATGGTTTGAGTATTAGTATTAGTTGGTGTTATTGTCTGAGTCGGTGTTTTAGTTTGAGTAACTGTATTTGTTGGGGTTTGAGTATTAGTTGGTGTTTGAGTATTTGTTGGGGTTTGAGTATTAGTTGGTGTTGGTGTTGGTGTTGCAAATATTGGTGGGTTAGCGTTAATGTTACAACATTTAGATAGTGTTGGGTTTGTTGCATCAACAGAGGTAAATGTTGTTATACCATTCAAGTTATTATAATCATCGGGTAAACTAACAAGTGTTGTTCCCGTAGTTTGACCTGAGTTAATTGTTACACCCGTGATTATTTCAATTGGGTTACCTGTTTTAACATCTAATATGTGTTTAAAATCAACAGTTAAATCTTCGTTAAGTATTGATGATGATGTTAACGTGTAAGTAATTTTTATTGAACCCGGTAAAATTTCAGAAGTCAAAACAACATTAATTAACACACCACCAACAATGTCACAAACAGGTACTTGTTTTGGGATTAGATGTTCTCTTAAACCTTGAGTTCCCCCACCCCAAGAAATATTAAATGGTACACCAACTTGTTTTTCTTTTTCAGTTGGTAAAGCTCTTGGTATTAATTCTTCAATATTCTCAAACGTTTGAAACAATTTACCATTTATGTAAATTTTTAAACGACCATTTCGATATTTTTTATTAATTAACCATTTTTCATTTAACTTAACTAAATCAATTGTTTTAGCTGGTGTAGCACCTTCGTGGTTATAAAATGGGGTTATTAATATCTGTGAATTATTCGCTAACGATTCTAAATATAATTTTTCGGTAATATCGTCTAATCCACCTCTATATTTTAAATCACAATCATCCAACCAAGTATAACGTTCCCATACAGCATTAAATTGAAACCAATGTTCTTCTTCTAACCACGCGGGGTTTTCAATTTGACATCTAGGGTAAATTGGTAAAGTACAATGTTCGTCAACTGTGTATCCTGTGGTGTACGTAATCCCTGTTGTGGTACAAGACCCGCTAGTTTCACAATCACCGGTAATTCTTAATATTCTAACACAAATACTTGGATTTTTTGGGTCACCCGAAAGTTTAAATGATAACGCATTTGACATTGAGTCATCTAATGGGTTACTTTCACAAGTACTCTGTATTGATGAGGTTGTACCTGTTCCACAACTATGTGTTTTACATTCCCATCCACAACTTTCATATTCTTCAGGTGGACAACCACATCCTGAACAATTACCACCATTAGTTTTTGTATCACAACCACATACATTACATCCGTAATTTTTATGTGAGTCGTGTTTACCATCATTTGACCTTGGAGGGTAAACATAAATACAGTCACTATTAGTTACACCTGTATTACAACAAGCACAAGTCTCAAGACTAACTAAAGGTTTTGTGATTCTAGTATAACCTGTTAATGAACTTGGTGAACCATCAGCGTGATGGTAATATTTGTTTTCGGCTCTTGCTCCAAAATAGAAAAATGTGTCTTTGTTGTTTGGGTAAATTTCGTTTAATGTGGTTTCACCCGGACCAGGTGAGTATTCATCAACCAATCTTGGCTTCAATAGCATTTCAACTGACCATCCCTTATTCATTCTTTCAGGAAAAATATCATAATCGTACCCAAATAATTTATAGAAACCTTGATAAAAACCACCATATAATTCGTGATATCTACCAATATACGGACTGTTTTTACTTACAACTTCATATAAAATATTGTCTTCAAAACCTGAAAATCTAAAATTAGGTGTATTGGTATACCCTGTAACTTGAAACATTTTGAATCGTCTATCAAAAATTAAACGATTGAACTTATCTGAATCATTAACTAAACCATTTGTAAATGTTATTGTTTGTGCGGTCATACCGGTAACTAAACCGTTATCAGTTCCTGTTAAACCAATATCACAAGATGTTTTTGCTGTGAAACAACTTAAATCCTCTGAATCATTTATTTTAAAATTTTGAGATACAAAAACGTTATTAAAATTATAGTTTTTATATGATAATACTAAATTTTGGGCGGTTAATGTATTATTGATATCAAAATATATTGGTAATCTATTACCGTATGTTTGAGCGATTAAATAAGGTGAATACACAACTTCTTGATTGAAGTCTCTCTCATCTGATGATAAAGACATATCGTATGAGTCCAAACTAAGTTTTAAACCCACACTTGAATTTTGATATTGATAAATATTTTGACTCACAATCTTTTTTATGATAAATACTCTATATCGTGGTATTTATTAATAAAAAAGAAGATGATTAAGTATAATACTGGATATTTTGGTAATAATTGTTACTTCTATTTAAAGGAGGGAAGTGAGAATATTACACTATATTATTCAACAGGTGAGACTTTAAATGAATCTAAAAAAGATTTTGAAAAACAATCTTTTAAAAAGAACGATGCTAAAAAAGTTGTTGACTCTTTAAGAAAAATTTTAAAAAGTAAAAAGAAATATAGCAAAAGTGATATTAAAAAAGAATTAACTAAAAAACCATCAGGTGAAATTGATGAATTAGTTGATTCTGATGGTACTATGTTATCATCTAGAATACCTAATTTAAATCAAACATTAACTCCTCATAAAACTATGGACCAAACGATTGCTATGACTAGACAAGCGGGTAATCCTGTGTTACGAGGTTATCGTGTTTATTATGGTGAAAGTGTTGAAGATAGTGATAATGTTATGTCAGAAGTTGATTACTCAGACGCGTTTGGATATGAGGAAACTGAAGATATGGATTATAAAAACACCGTAAAAACTTTGAAAAAGATGGGTGTTGAAAATGCTGAGGAAAGGGCTAAACAATTTGGTAAATTACCTAAAATTAAAAGAAAAGGTAATTTCCTAAAACAACGTTTAGTTGAGAAAGACCAACTTGATGAAGAACAAAGACAGAAAATGGTTAAAATGGTTGAAGATATCTTAACTAAAAAAAATAAATCGGATTCTGATGTTATCTCAAAATCAAATCCGGTTAGTAAAATATTAGCAAAAAATTTACAAACCATTAAAAAAATTGCCGACAAAGAAGGTATTAGTGTTAGTGAATTAATTAAAATTTTAAAATCTAATGAATAAAGATTTATACGGAAATACTGTTAATTTACCTGAAGACGTTCTTAAATATTTAGATGAATGTTTTAACTCGGCTATTGGGGCTGACGATTCAACTGAAGGTTTTAGACGAAATAAAGAATTGAGGGATAAAGGTAATATTTCTTACCAACAATTAAAAAGAATGAAGAATTGGTTTGATAACTTTAATGGACATCAAAATGATTTACCTTTTATTTTAAATGGTGGTGATTATGTGAAAAATTGGGTTAACAATACTTTAACATCTATGAGAGGTGACGTTCATCGTTCTAAAGAAATTAAATCAATAGGGTTGGATAACCAATTTATTGCTCCTCACGAAAAAAACAACGTTGTTAATCAAAATAGACCAAGTAAAGACCATCACTCAAATCTTGAAAAATATGATTTAGCCGTAACAGAAAGTTTACGTAGAATAAACGATTTAATAAAAAAAATAATTTAATATGCCATCAAACGAACCATTAAATTTTGAACAACCTAAAAATAGATTGTCAGAAATTGCAGAAACAGAAAGAAAAAGATTAATCCCTAAAAATGATTATAACCAAACAGGTAACTTATATTCGGCAGTTAATCCTGATGCGTTAGCTGATGGTGATGCTAGAGGTAGAGGTACAGGTGGTGATTTAGATGTTCATAATGAATCGGCAGGTACTTTACTTGACATTGTTGAACGTAAAAATGAAATAAAATTAAACTTTTATAAATCTGTATCACCATATACAACACCAAGTGCGTAATGAAACTTTACAATACATTTAAATCTCTTATTTTAGAAGTGGCGTCAGTTGACTCGATAGTTGATGCTATTAAGAAAAGAAAGAAGATAGTGATTTACTATGATGGTGATGAACCTGGTGGTCGAGGATTACGTGAGATTGAACCTGTTTGTTTTGGATATAGTAAGGCTGATAACCCAATATTAAGGGCTTGGGATTATGAAGGTGCTTCACATACAGGATACAAAGGAGAACAACCATTACCGGGATGGAGAATTTTTAGAATTGATAAGATACTTTCATTTAAACCAACGGGTGAGGATTTTAATGAAATGAGACCTGGTTATAACCCTAGAGGTGATAAAAGTATGACGAGAGTTATAATTAACGCAATTTTTGATAATAACCCTAATAATGAAAATGTTTAATTTTTAAAATATGACAAATGAAAATGATTTAATGATGAAGTTGGTTAACGCCAAAAAAATTATGAATAAACATAATGAGATTGGTCGTGGTGGTTTACCAACAACAATTAATGAAACACCAAGAGTTGATACTTACAATCAACCTAATGCGACTTATAATATCCCACAGGAATATATGAATGAGTCAATGACTATGGGACATATACAAAATGATGATATTGATTACCCATTGTTATCTGAGAGTGCGATGAACGAAAAAAACTTAACTAAAACATATTCACCAGCACCTAGTGAAAGAATTATGTCATCAAAATTACCTGATGCAATTAAACAATTAATGATTGAACATCCAATACATCAACCTGACAATCCATTATCAGGTGGGGCTCAAATTTCAAATGAATTGGTTGAGAAAGCGTCTCGTTTAATGGGTACAAATGCTAAAGGAGAACAACAACCACAACGAAGACCCGTTCAGGAACAATATACCCAACCTACAGGTGATTTAAAAACAATGATTAGAGAGGCGGTTAGAGAAGTATTATCTGAAAATGGTTTAATTACCGAATCAGTTTCCAAGGCTAACGATGTCTTCACATTTAGAGTTGGTTCTCACGTATTTGAAGGTAAGGTAACCAAAATTAAAAAAGTAAAATAACTTAACAACCCTCACTGAAAAGTGAGGGTTTTTTTATGTGATATCTTTATTCTAACAAATTTAATGATTATTATTTTGGATAATTAAATTAAATTTATGAAAGAAAAAATTAAGGTATTAGTTCTCCCATCCGATACAACAGGTGTTGGTAAATTCCGTTCAGTTGACCCTCACACGTTTTTGCAAGATATGTATGGTGAAGATTTTCACGTTGATATTGATTATAACCCAAAAATTAATGATTTAAACTATTGGAAAAATTATCAAATAGTTCACGTTCACAGAAATATCGGGCATGATTATGATTCATCGCCTTTGATAATTAAAAATTTACAATCAATGGGGATTGTTGTTATCGTTGATATCGACGACTATTGGTTACCAACAAAAGAACACCCAATACATAGTATTATATTAGCTAATAAATTACACGAAAAAATAGTAGCTAACTTAAAAGTTGCTGATTATGTGACAACCACAACAATAGTGTTTGCTGAAGAAATTAAAAAATTTAACAAAAACGTAGTTGTTTTCCCTAACGCTATTAACCCTAAAGAACCACAGTTCAATGAACCAACACCTAAATCAGATAGAATTAGAATTGGTTGGTTAGGTGGTTCTTCACATCTACACGATTTAAAATTATTAGATGGTATGGTTAATAAAAACGCATCTCTTAAAGACGACGTTCAATACGTTATTTGTGGATTTGATACACGAGGAACTGTGACTGAACTTAATAGAGAAACAGGAGAGCAAAAACAAAGACCGATTAAACCTGAAGAAACCGTTTGGGTTCAATATGAGAAAATTTTTACAAACAACTATAAAATAATTGACGAGGAATACTTAAAATTTTTAAATACCTTCAAGGAGGGTGATTATGAAAATTTTCAAGATTTACCGTATCGACGTGTTTGGACTTTACCTGTTAATACATATGCTATTAATTATTCTAAATTTGACATATCTTTAGCACCTATTAAAAATCACATCTTTAATAGAATGAAGTCACAACTTAAAGTTATTGAAGCGGGATTTTATAAAAAAGCTTTAATAGCTTCTAATGTTGGTCCATACACAATTGACTTGAAACATTCATTAAATAATGGTAACTTTGTTGATGGAAATGCTTTATTAGTGAATGAACATAATAACCATAGTGATTGGGCTAAGTTTACAAAAAAATTAGTTCAAAACCCTAACTTAATTGAGGATATGGGTAATCGTTTGTATGAAACGGTGAAAGATACATATGATTTAAATAAAGTGACTAAGGATAGGGCGGAATTTTACAAATCGTTAATTAAATAAAAATGATAAAAATACCTTTAACAAAAATTTTATTTCTTGACATTGAGACTGTTGGGATTGAAAAAGATTATGATACTTGTCTTGAAAAAAGACCTGAATTGGCAAATCAATTTATGAAGTATTACGATTGGTTTCAGAAAAGATTTCCTGAAGACCATATTAATCCTCCAAACAATATTGATGAACGAACTAAAAGGATTAATGAGGTTTTTAGTAGAAGAACCGCATTAGTTCCTGAGTTTGCAAAAATTGTTTGTGTAAATGTTCAGTTTGTTACTGACAATGGTGATGTTAAATCACAATCATTTTCGGGGGATGATGAAAAAGAATTATTACGTAATTGTAAAAAAGTGTTAGATAAATGTTATAAATTGGATTTTCACATTTGTGGTCACAATCTAAAGAATTTTGATATTCCAATGTTGGCTAAACGAATGATAATCAATGGGATAGCACCTTCATCAATGTTACCGTCATATGATACTAAACCTTGGGAGGTTAAGGCCATTGATACTAAGGATGTTTGGCAATATGGTGCTTATAGTGCGATAGGTTCGTTAGATTTACTTTGTACTTCATTAGGTGTTCCTTCACCAAAAGAAGGTGAGATTACGGGTGATAAAGTACACACGGCATATTGGAATGATGGTAAATTAAAAGAAATCACCGAATACTGTGAACGTGATGTTAGAGTATTAATTGATATAATTATAAAATTAAAAGAATTAGAATAGTGGATTTTAACGGAAATTTAAATAGTTTTTTATCTGATGATGAAATTAAAAAATTATTAGGGAATGAATTTAGTGATTCTGAAGAATTAGATATTAATTCTGAGTTATCTAAAATGGGTGTTGATTTAAAAGAACTTGAAACAAGTTTTAATAATTATCAACCTAAACTCGAACTTGGATATACGGTTTCACATACTGATGCGGTAGAACCTAAATACAATTACGACAGTGATTCTGGTTTTGATTTACACTCAACAACTGATTTGGAAATTCCGGCATTTGGTAGAGTATTAGTACCAACGGGTTTGTCTTTTGACATTAAAGACGGTTATGAAATACAAGTTAGGTCAAAAAGTGGATTGGCCCTTAAACAAGGGTTAATGGTTTTAAATTCACCAGGAACGGTTGATAATGGATATGTTGGAGAAGTTCAAGTAATTGTATTTAACACAAATAATTACACAGTAACAATACCTAAAGGGATGAAAGTAGGTCAAGCAGTTTTATGTCCTGTTGTTAATGGGAAATGGGTTAATTTAGTTAAGAAAACAAAAATAAACGAAAAAGAACGAGGAGAAAATGGATTCGGTTCAACGGGTATCTAAACCAACCGAAACTGAAATTATAGATATTCATCAACTTAAAGATTTGGCAACCCCTTTTTATTTTGAAATGTCAAAAAATTTTAATACAATTTTAAGTGAGATAAATGATGAAAATAATAAACTATTTAATATAAATTAAACATATGTCAAACGGGATTTATAAAATAACCGAAGATTTTGAAAAAGACCTTTCCGACTACACGGGAGCACCTTATGTTGTTACAGTTGATAATCAAAGTAACGCCTTGTTTTTATCGTTAATGTATGAAAAAGTAAAAGGTCTTGAAATTGAAATACCTTGTCGTACTTATCCTTCAGTTCCTTGTGAGATAATTCACGCTGGTGGTAAGGTTAAATTTAAACAAGTTGAAGGTAAAACATTAAAGGGTTCGTATCAATTAAGTCCTACAAAAGTTTGGGATTCGGCATTATCCTTTACCCATAATATGTATAAACCAAATACCCATATGTGTATTTCATTCACGGGTCCATATAAACACTTTAAATTATCAAAGGGTGGTGCAATACTAACTGATGATTATGACGCTTATTTGTGGTTTAAACGGGCTAGATATAGTGGGAGAAGAGAATGTTCTTATCACGATGACCATTTTGACATGATTGGTTGGAATTTTTATATGATGCCTGAGTTAGCGGCCAGAGGAGTTTTACTTATGAAACAATTTTACAACTTTGATGGTACACCTAAACATAATGAGGATTTGGAATTACCATATCCGGATTTGTCTAAATTTAAAATATACATTGGTGAATAAACATATTTGTGTATTTATATGTTACAATAATTTTGAACATATAGTTGAGTGTTTTGAATCGGTAAAAAATTTACCTTTGGACTTTTTTATCGTTGAGAATTTCTCAGAAAACTCAGATAAGATTGAATCGTATTTTAAAAAACAAAACCTTATAGGGCACATTCGTTTTGAAAAAAATATCACCAACAACTCAGTTGATATTATTAAAAAAGATTATGAGAATTTGTTTGAAACCTACGAATATATAACATTTTCTGATTGTGATTTACTTGTTACAAATTCTAAACTATTATTAGATGAAATTTATTTAATTTTGGATTATGAAGATGTTGGTGTTTGTGCGTCCTCATTATGTTTGGATAACTTACCGAATGTTCCAGGTTCTAATGGTTGGATTCCAGCACCAATATCAATACACGAAGATTATATAAACACAAACACCGGTGTTCATTTTATAACAATTAAGCAAAAAAATTATAAAATAATAAAAAACATAAAATTTTTAGATTCATTAATGTGTTCAGAAATGAGAAGTAAAGATTTAAAATGGGTTGCAACAAAAAAAAATAACGTTAAACACTTAACTTGGGATTTATATCAGGTTGATAATGAGTATCATAACTTTAAATTAAATCGGGCTCATAATTTGTGGACACATAATGAAGTGTCAGAATATATTGTTTTAACATATAAAAATAAATAAAATATAATGAATACTGAATTTTTTATCGAAAACGGATTTGTTTAAATTTAAAATATATGAAAATGAGTAAAAATTATAGAGGATTAATTGTTGATATTTTATTCCCAAACAGATATTCTATATGGAGGAACGTAGAAATAAAAAATTTTATTCAAGAATATGATGTTGACATTTTAGTTAGTAAAGTAAACAGTTACGCGGGTATTACCTTCGATTTTGATTGGGAATTTATTAACTCAGATGGCTTATTGCAAGATTATAATATTCTTATTTTTGATAATAAATATAACTTTATAAATATGTGGAACTCAAATCTGGATGGTACTCAGTATAATACAAATAATGGTTTTTCATATTTGATAACGAAAAAAAATGTTTTTGATTTGAGTTCTTATGATTTTATTTATCATATATTTTTGATGTGTTATGACCGTTTTAATCAAGTGTTTAATTATGATATAAATAAACAATTTATTCATTTATATCCAGGTGGGGGATTTTTTGGTGACGTTACTCGATTACCTAATGACGTTAATTTAATTTCAACACATCCAGTAACAACTAAAAAAATAGAATTAAATAACCATACTAATTTTATTAATGCTTGGACTGCCCCATTAATGGGTAAAAATGAAAAATTTGTCAAATCTAAAAATAGGGATAACCGAGACTTCACTGTTTGTTTTTCAAGTATGGGTCCGGCGAATGAAAAGGGTTTAACTGAGTACCATTTATTATCTTCAGAATATTCATCATTATATCCTAATGATAATGTTAGATTTATCACTATAGGTAATAACAACTCAACTTATGGTCCAATGGATTATATTTCTCTGCTTGATTTTTATGAGAAAAATGTTGATATTTATATTAATTTATCAACAAAAGAAGCATTTAATGGGTGGCCATTAGGTTTAGATTCGGTAATTAGAGGGTGTGTGTTAATAACTACTGACCCTGATAATATAAAAAACGAATATAAACCATTAACTGATGATGAATTTTACATAGTAAATGATTATAAAGATTCAATACCTATTATAAAATTATTATTTGAAGATGTTGAAATCTTAAACAAGAAATCAAATCAATGTCAAGATTATTTTAAAGACTATTTTGATTACGATAATAATCAAGAAAAAATTTTTAATTTCATAAACAATAAAATGTTACACCGGTAATGTTGTTTTAATATAAAGGAATAAATAAATAAATAAATAAATAAATAAAATGAATACTGAATTTTTTATCGAAAACGGATTTTTTAAATTAAAAAATATTTCAAAAGAATTATGCGAAGAGTCTTTAAGTATTATTAAAAATAATAGGATTTTCGGACCTAATTTATTTTTAGATGAGTCTGAGTTTAATAACCAAACAGTTAGATGGGGGACAAATCCAAAACCTGGTAGGAATTTAACTGAGAAATTAAATATTGACTTAATTATTGATGAAATAAAAGATGAAATAACTGAAGTTTTAGGTGACGGTTTTGAAATGATGTTTCCTAAAGTTATTTGTGGTGTACCTGAATCGTGGTTACCTGAATATGTTAAAGAAGAAATACATATGAATGCAATCCCTAATTTAGGTGCTTTTATAAAACCTGAATATAGAGATATAACCTATTTTCACGGTATTGATTACCATCAAGACATTATAGATTATAAAGATAGAGTTACTGATTTTATCACACTTTATGTTTATTTAGATGATGTTAGTGAAAATGACGCACCATTATACATTTTACCTAAAACCCATATCCAAGGATGTCACACATTTCCACACGATTTAACATCGGAAGATAATAAAAGTTACATATATAATGGGACTCAAATAACTGAAGAATTGGTTTTAACAGGTGATGTAGGTACGTGTTATTTTTGGCATTCGTGTTTATTACATGGGACACAACCAACTAAAAATAGTAAAGAAAGAATATCGTTACGTTTTTTAATTTCTAGAAAAAGGAGTTTGATTGATTTATGTAATGACAAAATAAATGGTGACTTAAAATTAACCGTAACTAGAATTGATGTTGATGAAAATCATGTTCCAATAATTAAGGGTAATATACTAAGAAATAAAACTAATTAATTATGTTTATTAAAGATGTGGAATCAATTGGGTTTAAGAACGTTGGTAAAAATGTTCTAATCTCAGACAAATCAACTATTTATAATGCTAAAAATATTGAAATTGGCGATAACGTTAGGATTGATGATTTTTGTGTTATTAGTGCAGGTGAAGGTGGTATTAAATTAGGAAACAACATCCATATTGCGGTGTTTTGTTCGATAATTGGTAATGGGGGTGTCATTATGAATGATTTTTCAGGTCTATCATCCAGAGTTTCGATTTATAGTTCGACCGACGATTATAGTGGTAATTATTTGACAAACCCAACTATAGATAAAAAATTTACTAATGTGATATCAGGTGATGTGTATATTGGTAAACATGTAATTATTGGGTCAGGTACAATAGTATTACCTAATGTTAAAATAAATGATTATAGTTCTGTGGGTGCTTTATCTTTAATTAATAAAGATGTTGATGAATTAAAAATTGTTGCTGGTGTTCCCGCAAAAGAAATTAAAAATAGAAATAAAAACCTGATAAAATTAGAAAATGATTTTTTAAATTATATTAAAAAATAAAAATATGAAATTAGCTATCAACATACCAACCTATTATAGAAGTGATGGAAAATCAATATCATTTTTAAAAACAGCGTTAGATTCGGTGTTTAATCAAACACACCAAGATTTTAAAATATATTTAATTGGTGATAAATATGAAAATGAACCTGAACTTATTGATTTGGTTTCAACTTACGATTCAGATAGATTATTTTTTAAAAACTTACCATATGCAAAAGAAAGAGATAAATACATTGATAATAAATGGGCATTATGGTCATATGGGGGTATAAACGCAACTAATATTGGGGTTGAGGCAGCATTAAACGATGGTTATGAATACATTTGTCATTTAGACCACGATGATTGGTGGTTATCAAATCATTTATTTGAGATTAATAAATGTATTGAAGAAACAAATGCTGATTGGATTTGTACTAAATCAACGTATGAACATTCGTATTTACCAAACATTGAAAGTTCTGAACTATATCACGAATTTCTCCCCAAAAATGCGGGATTAATACATTCTTCAGTTTGTATGAATTTTAAAACAATACCTCTTAGATATCGTGATTTATTTGAATTAAATAACTTTGTTGGGTTACCAGCTGATGCGGATTTATGGGAAAGATGTCGAATGGTGATACAATCGTCAAATTTAAAGAGTATCTTTATTAATAAATTAACATGTCGACATGATGAAGAGGGGTATCATAAACCTTAAATAAAAATAAAAATAAAAATGATGAATAAAACATTAAACGAACTTGAGTTTCAAATTACTGAAGAATCAATAAATAATTTAAACGAGATTATCTCAACAATGGACGGTAAAACATTCCATAACCATTATCATATTTTATATGACATCTGTAATTCAATTGAACATGATGATGTAACATACTTTGAAATTGGTGCGTATGGTGGTGGTTCGGCATCATTAATGTCAAGTAACCCTAAAGTTAAAAAGTCATATAGTTTAGATATTGGTGTTCCAATTAATAAACAAATACCAATAAATAATGTTAATAGATTTAAACATAATGATTGTGTGTATGAATATATTGAAGGTGACTCGACCAATAATGAAATTGTTAAATTAGTGAGTGAAAAGGTAAATAATGTCGATATTTTATTTATTGATGGTGACCATAGTAGAAATGCGGTAATTAATGATTTTAATAATTATGAAAAAATTGTTAAAAAAAATGGTTACATTGTTTTTGATGATTATATGGATGAAGTGTATAGTCCAGAAGTTTTTGGTGCGGTTAATGACATTGTTAGAGGATTAAATCCCGATGAATATAAGATAATAGGTAGTATTCAATATGATTTAATACAAAAAACAAATTGTCCTTATTTAAAAAGTAGTAATGAATTTATAATTCAAAAAATATAATAACCCTTAAATAAAAATGATGAATAAAACATTAAACGAACTTGAGTTTCAAATTACTGAAGAATCAATAAATATATTAAATAATATTGTTAATAATATTGGAGCTCACCAACTACATAATCATAACCATATATTATATGACATCTGTAATTCAATTGAACATGATGATGTAACATACTTTGAAATTGGTTCATATGCAGGTGCTTCGGCGTCATTAATGTCAAGTAACCCTAAAGTTAAAAAGTCGTATAGTTTAGATAACGGAGACTCAATCAATAAAGAAGTCCCAATAAATAATGTTAATAGATTTAAACATAATGATTGTGTTTATGAACATATTGAAGGGGATTCGGCAAATGATGAAATTGTTAAATTAGTTAATGAGAAGGTAAATAATGTTGATATCTTATATATTGACGGAGACCATAGTGAGAGTTACGTTATTAATGATTTTAATAATTATGAAAAAATTGTTAAAAAAAATGGTTATATTGTTTTTGATGATTATATGGATAATGTGTATTGTCCTCAAGTCTTCGGGGCGGTTAATGATATTGTTAGAAATTTAAATCCAAATGAATATAAAATAATAGGTAGTATTCAATATGATTTAATACAAAAAACAAATTGTCCTTATTTAAAAAGTAGTAATTTATTTATAATTAAAAAAATATGATAACTGTTATATATTCAACTCACAAAGACTCTGAGTATAATAAAAAATTTAAAAAACATATTTTAGAATCTATCGGTGTTAAAAATCCTCAGATTTTAGAAGTCGAAAATCGAAATGAATATTCATTGTCGACAGTTTATAATTTAGGGTTAGAAATCTCGGAAAATAATATTATCGTTTGTTGTCATAATGACATTAAACTTGAGAAAAATTGGGGAAAAAGATTATTAGAGGATTTCAATAGTAATCCCGATTATGGGATTATTGGTAAGGCGGGTAGTTGTTATTTTCCTGAGTCAGGTGTTTATTGGGAAAGGATGAATCAAACAATGGTCGGTCAAGTTTATCATCACCCTGATGGGTCTAAAAAATGGTTAAGTAAATACTCTCCAAAATTACCATTTTTAATTCCAGTAGTAACTATTGATGGTTTATTTATATCGTTTGATAAAACAAAAATTAAACATCAATTCGATGAATCAATTGGTAGATTTCATTTCTACGACCATTTATTTTGTTTACCAAATTATTTGTCAGGTGTTAAAATTGGTGTCACATCGTCCTTTGAAATAACACATCAATCAGTCGGTCAACCAAATCAAGAATTTTTTCAATCAAAAGAATTATTCCTTAAAAAATATGGTAAAAACCTACCCTTAGAATTAAAACCTGAAACTATTTTCGTACCAACAATTAATGAAAAACCATTAAAAAATATTGGTAAAATGGCGGTTATTATACCAACAAAAGGTAAAGTTGATATGTTACTTAATTGTGTTAATTCTTTTTATCAGTATTGTAATTCTGACTTATTTGATATCTACATTGCTGACACAGGGTCAACTAACGAAGAAAAAGATTGGATTAGAAATAATATTTTAAATATGGGTAACATCAAATTACTTGAGTTTGATTATTATAATTTTGCCAAAATTAATAATGAAGTGGTTAAAAATCATATTGGTGATGAATATGAGTTTTTATTGTTTTGTAACAACGATATCAAATTATTAAATAATGTTGTTTATGGTATGTTAAAAACGTTTAAAGAAAAACTTAAAACCGGTACAATTGGTTGTCGATTACATTTTGAGGATAATACAGTACAACACGACGGTGTAAGAATATTTTTCAATCAAAAAAATAATAGCTTAGGTTTAACACATTATGGGTTAGGTAATTATTTTAATTACACAATTAGTAATAAAAACGGTATCGGGTCAACAGGTGCATTATTGGGTGTTAGAAGAAAATCATTTATAAATGCCGGAATGTTTAATGAAGATTATAATAATTGTTTTGAAGACGTTGAATTAAATTTAAAATTAATAATTTTAGGTTTTGAAAATGTTTTTGACGGTTCTTTAGTTGCATATCATTACGAAAGTCAGACAAGAAAAGAATTAAGTAATCATAATGAAACTATGGGTAAAGACTTAAATAATACGTTATTACCTTTTATTTATAAAAACAATAAATATTTTAAACAATTTATTGACGTTGTACAATAATAAATAAGAATCAAAAATTGATGAATTTAAATAGTTATTGTATTTTTAATATATTAACTATTTATTGTTATAAAAAAAAATTATATGGGTAGAGGTAGAAAACCAATTACAACCCCAACATCTGAGGTTGAGAAATTACCAACAAAAGTTTTAGTAGTTGATAAAAAAGAATTTGATACTGCTAAACTTTTAGACCACATCAGTGTGAGAGTCCAATGTAAAAACGAGACTCAAAAAAAATTAATCAAAACTATTAAGGAAAAAGAAATTACAATCGTCTCAGGTTTACCTGGAACGGGTAAGACTTTCTTAGCGTGTGCTGAAGCTCTTAAAATGGTTAAAAATCACGAATTTAAACAAATCATTTTAGTTAAGTCAGTAACACAATTAAAAGGTGAAGAAACAGGTTTCTTACCCGGTGATATTAAAGAAAAGTTAGAACCATTTATGATTTCATTTATTGATAACTTTGAGAAAATTGTTGGTGAAGAAATTACTAATAAGTTAAGGGAATCCGGTATTATAAAAATACAACCATTAGCTTTTATTAGGGGACGTTCAATTGATAATTCAATTATCATTGCGGATGAGTGTCAAAATATAACATTAGAAAATATGAAGACATTACTAACTAGAATTGGTGATAATTCTAAAATGGTAATTCTTGGTGATACAAAACAAAAAGACATCAGAAATAAAAAAGAATCTTCATTAGAAATTGTCTATAAAATGTTTGAAGACGAGTCTGAGTTTGGTTGTGTTTCATTAAATAATCCTGATGAAATTGTAAGAAACAAGATTATAAAAATCATCGAACAAAAATTCGACGATTACGAAGAAAATAAAGGTAAATTATAATATTGTTTACAAATTTAATATTCTAAATATATTGGTATTATGGAAAAGCCAAAATTTAGAATCGGATTTGATATTAATGGTGTTTTAAGAAATACCATTGGTAAAATAGAACAAACCTATGAGAAATATTATTTATCAAAAACCGACGGTATTGACGATGATGAAAGTTTCGAATATGAAATGAATTTACCGGTAACTTCGTTAGAGTTAAAAGAACATTTTAAATTTAAAAACGATGAAGAACTTTATTCTTTTTTGTATGAAGAATTTGCTATGGAAATTTTTGGACATGCACAATCTACTGAATATTCAACATTTAATGATTTACACAATTTATATTTAACATATCGGGACAATAATGATTTAGTTATTGTTTCTGATGAAATTGGTAAATCAAAACCGGCAACACTATTTTTCCTATCTAAGTTTATTTGTCAGATTGAAAAAATAAAATTCTATAGTAATATAACAATAAATTCAATGTGGGATGAGATAGATGTTTTACTTACGTCTAATCCTATATTATTATTAGATAAACCTTCAGATAAGATTGTGGTTAAGTATGAGACAGAATATAACAAAAATGTTGATTGTGAACATACCGTTAAAACATTAAACGAGTTTGATGATAAATTAAAACAACTATTAAAATGTTAAAAGTATTAAATGAACATTATTATTTAGATGTTGACAGATTGGAAGAATGTGTTAACATTGAAAAATCATCGTCAACAGGTGAAACACAAGTTAACTTAGTTAAATATGAAATGTATAAAACTATGGTTGAAATTCTTGTGACAGAAAGTGATGAGGTTGACGAAACATTAGGAGCTAAAAGTTCTGAATTATCTATCCCTTTTAAACTCGCGTTTAATACGCTAATAAATAAAAAAATAATAAATAAGTACTAGTATGAATCAAGAACAAATTTCAAAGGTCGAACAATCTATTGAAAACTTAAAAAACAAAACATCTAAAATTTATTTTATTGTACAAGACACTAAAGGAAATGCTAAAGCATCTGTTGAGTACATATATAATTTTGCTTTAGCATTACAAGAAAATGATTACAACCCCGTTATTTTACACGAAAAATCGGATTATTTAGGTGTATCATCTTGGTTAGGTAATAAGTATGAATCATTACCTCATCAACCAATTGAAGGTGGTACTTTACAAGTCGCACCTGATGATTTCATTGTGGTTCCTGAATTATTTGGTTTTGTTATGGAACAAATTAAACAATTACCATGCGGTAAAATTGTATTATCACAAGCGTATGATAATATCTTAGAAACTTTAAAACCAGGTGAGACTTGGGCTCAATTTGGGTTTTTAAAATGTATTACTACGTCAGAAGAACAAAAAGAATACATTCAACAAATTATGAAAAATGTTTCTTTTGATATTTTAAAACCATTTATTTCTGATGAATTTAAACCTAATTCATTACCGGCAAAACCAATTGTATCGGTTCATTCTAGAGACCAAAGAGATACTGTTAATTTAATTAAAACATTTTATGTTAAATATCCACAATATAGATGGATAACATTACGAGATTTAAGAGGTTTATCTAAAGATGAATTTGCTGAGAAATTAAGTGAAGGGTTTGTTTCTGTTTGGATTGATGAAACAAGTTCATATGGCACATATCCACTAGAATCATTGAAGTCAAATGTTCCTGTAATTGGTTTAGTACCTAATATATTACCATCGTGGATTAATGAAAATAACGGTATTTGGGTTAACAATAAAACACATTTAGTTGATGTAATTGCTGACCATTTACAAAATTGGTTAGAAGACAACATTAGTGATGAATTATTCACTAATATGAATGAAACAGTTAATTCTTTACAATCTAAAGAAGATTTTAATAAACAATCGGTTTCTTTATTTGATGAATATTTTTCTATTAGATTAAAATCATTTGAAGACCAAATCTCTAAACTACAAACAATAGAAGAATAATATGGAAAAATTTGATGTATCAGTAATCTTACCTATTAAATCGTCAAAAAATCTTAATTTTGATGAATACTTTAATAAGGCAATTCAATCAATTAAAAATCAAAAATTAGGAATCAATGAATTGATTATAGTTCATACAAATGAAACGTCATTAGTTGAATATTTAAACTCATTTGATTTTGGTGATATTAAAGTTGAGAAAGTAGAATGGACTAAAGAACCCAATTACGCATCACAAATTAACTACGGTGCTCGTTCAGCAAATTCTAAATGGGTTTCTTTATTCGAATTTGATGATGAGTATTCATCAATTTGGTTTAAAAATGTTGCAAAATATGTTGAATCATATCCTGAGTATGATGCGTTTTTACCAATAGTTGTTGATACTACAGATAAAGAAATATTTGCGGGGTTTACAAATGAGGCAACATTTGCAGCTAACTTCAGTAGTGAAATGGGAGTATTAACTAACGAAACGTTACAGTCATATCAGAACTTTCAACCATCAGGTATTGTTATTAAAAAAGATAAATTTCTTGATTTTGGTTTAATTAAACCTTCAATCAAATTAACGTTTGGTTATGAATTTTTCTTACGTATGACATATAACTCAGTTAAAATTATGTCAATTCCAAGAATAGGATACAAACACACAAATTTACGTGAGGGGTCTATCTTTTGGAATTACAAAAATGGTGAGAATGTGTTAACTGATGATGAGGTTAGTTTTTGGGTTGATTCGGCTAAGAAAGAATATTTCTTCATTAATGACAGAGCCATAAAATATGAACCCCAAGAAATTTAATGAGTACTAATGAAGTAGTAAATGAAACAAGTACGGAGTTAAAAAAGAAAGGTAGAAAACCAACACAAGAAAATTATTTTGATGTTAGAGAGGAGTTAGCGGTTATAAATTATTTAACCGCTTCTTCATTTGAAGAAAAGAATAAAATTTACAATGACTTTTTACGTAAACCTTTAGATAAGATGATATCTTCAATTATTCGAAGATATAAATTATATAGAAAAGATATGGATTTCTATGAAATACATATAGACACACACTCCTTTTTAATGACCAAAATAGATAAGTTCAAACCTTCAAAAGAAAAGAAGGCATATTCTTATTTTGGAACTATCTGTAAAAATTATTTGATGGGTCAAATAATTAAAGACCAAAAAGAGACTAATCGAAAAATTTCATATGAAGATATATCGTATGATTTAGAAAATAGTAATGATTTTGCGTATCATATTGAAAGTGATGTGATTGATGCCACAACAATAATAAATCAATTTTTAATTGAGTTAGACGAATTTTTAAAGTCACCTAATTTATCTGAAAATGAAATTAAATTAGGACACGCACTATATGATTTATTTGATAATTATAATGAAGTTTTTATCGGTAATGATAACAATAAATTTAATAAAAATATTGTGTTACTATCGTTAAGAGAGATGACAAATTTATCAACAAAAGAAATAAGAAGTTCTATGAAAAAGTTCAAGAACATATATTATTGCTTAATACAGAAAATGGTTAAATAAGTATTTATGTTATTATGGGAAGACCGGCAAAAAAAGAAATTAATTTAACTAAAGAATCTATCTTATCGTTAATGCAAGAAATCTACAATGAACTTGTGGAACAAAGAAATACTGCAATCAGAATACAAAATAAAATGTTGTCCTTAATGAAGGAGGTTGAGGATATGACTTTGATTGGTCCTATTATTGAAAAACAACAAAAAATCATAAATGAATGTGTCGAGAAAAAACTTTCTCTATCTAAATTACAATCAAGTATTTGGGAAAAAACTAATACAACAACAAACAATGACAATTTTACACTATCAGATATTGATTTAGATGATGATGTTATTAAAAGTTTGATTGATAAAGATACTGACACATCAAAGGGTTCTTATAAATTAAAATAATATGGGGTTAGATTTAGATAGTAGTTATAAAGAAGTTAAAGATAAAATTAATTCGGCTAAAGCGTATACTGATTTAAAAAGTCAATATGATTCCTTAAAGAAAAGTGCGGGTAATTCATTTGATGAACGTAAAGATTTAGCGGAACAAAAAATCAATGATTTAAAGGCGAATGCTAAAAAGTATCAAAAAGAATTAAAAAATCAATTCGAACAATTGCTTGATATTAAAAAAGTTCTTTCGGGTAAAGGTGGTAGTACCACAAAATATTTAAAAAGACTTTTAATGAGGACTCTACGTAAAGTGGAGCCAAAAATTGCTAACATATTAATGGCGGAATGTTTATCGGTTGTTGGTTGTGACCAACAACAAGCGTTCTCACCACAAGTGTTATATATTAAAGTTAGTTCAATTGACTTAGGTAAATTATTAAGAAAAGATTATCAAACAAGTCCGGGTAAAGCGTTGTATGAAAAACAACCATTAAGTGCAACACAATCGTATCCATATCCAATGAATAAACAATTATACCAACGTATCCAAAGTAACGACCCATATTCAACAGATAATGGGGGTTCATTATATATGGGTAGGTCAGGTCAACCATTATTTGACATTGAGTATACTGAAGTAAATGATTTGGGTGAAACAGGTAGTTTTTATAAAGTAACTTTACAACAAAGGGTTACGTTGAACCGTTTAAATAATGTCGGAGAATTTATTCAAGATTATTATAAAACAATTAAAGTTGTTGATTTTAATTCAACATTAGCGTGGATTTTAGAATGTTTGTTAGGTGCAATCTCAATTCAAGGGGATGTTGGTCTTAAACAAGTTGAAGATGTTAGTAAAGTAATGGCTATAATTCAAAGAATCTTAGGTATCTGTTTTGACAATAGAAAAACTATTGATGTTAGTGGTGTTGCTAAATTATCTGAAATTGACGATACTGATAATTCATTTTACGAATTAAATAGTATGGATTTACGTAAGATAGAAGAAAGAGTTAGTAATATTAAGAATGGTGTAGTTAAATTTGTAACCTGTAATAATGTTGCATTACCATTAGATACTAATACAATCTTTGAAGCGTTAGATAATATCACATTTATTGAGGATGAGGATAAACAAATTGATGCTGCGGATAAACTGACTGACGATATTGTAAATAACCCTGATTGGAATGGGTTTGCTCTTGACGGTAGTTTAAAAGCCGAATTAGATTTGAACTTCATAAAAAATATGATAATGGGATTGGCAATATCTTTATTCTCACCCAAAATTTTATTACCGTTAGCCGTAATGTTAAAAGCGTTAGGTAACACAATTTTAGAATCAATTAAATCTTTTTCAGATTTTGTTAAAAGATTTTCCACATTTTTTAAAAATGTTGTATCTAAAATTGCCGGAATTTTTATTAAAGAATTATTTAAAGAAATTAAAAAAGATATTCGTAATTTAATACAATCAATTTTAGTTGATTTAGCAAAAGAAAAAGCATCTAAAAAAATTACTCTAATTTTAAAATTGATTCAGTTATTAATAACTATTGGTCAGTTTATTAGTGATTGGAGAGAATGTAAAAGTGTGGTTGATGAAATATTATGGTTACTCAAGATAGCCACTTCGTCTTGGGGAGGGTTATCCGCACAAAATGATATTCCATTACCACTATTGTTTGCCGCCCAATTATTAGATGGGTTCTCAGAAACTAGAGCATTTATTAATACAATTCAGGAGTTACAAAAAGTGGGTATACCAACTGGCCCTATGCCGGATGGTAGTCCTAATTTAACAGTGTTGAGTATGTATTCGTCAATAAAAGGACAAGGTTCTGAAATGTCAAACTCAAAAATACAAGTGGCGATACCACCATTAACGATGACACCGGCTGGATTTACAATACCTTCGGCAGGGTATGGACTTTCAATGTAAACAAAATTATGACTAAAGAAGATGTTGCAAAAAAAACAATTGATGTTATAAATAACCCCTCAAATTCGTCTAATAGTGATTTACAAATGGCTATGGATGTAATTCAAAAAGATTTTGAAACAGTTAAAAATGATATTATAAAATTAACTTATCATTTGGATAGTTTAGAAGAGACTTATAATAAAATATTAAAAGAATATAACACAAGAAATGGGGTCAGAAAATAATTCATCACAAAATCAAATAATGTTCCCTGGGTTTGTTTACAAAAACGATGACCCAATGGTTTTGGGTAGACTTAGAGTTTTACCTGAAGGTAAAAAATATGAAGATATGATTCGTGCTATTACCGATTGGAATGAAGAAATTGACCCTTGGACTTCAAAAGACCCAATTTTACATTTACCTTTATTACCGTTTTTTATAAGTGTAAACCCTAAACCTAATGAGTACGTTCATATTATTTATCAGAATAAAGATTTCCCAACTCAAAACCAATTTTATATTCCGGGTGTATTGTCATCACCAATGGCTTCAACATTTGAAAATTATGTTGGGAGTAAAAAGTTTTTGTCTTGGGGTGACCGTATTAAACAAACATTATCTTTAAAGGATAATAAGAATGAATATCGTAAAAAGGAAAGTGAAGGTATATTCCCACAACCTGAAGATAATGCGATGTTGGGTAGAGGAACTTCTGATTTAATATTAAAAGATAATGAAGTTTTATTACGTGCTGGAAAAGTTAAAAATTTAAACCCAAATGTTTTACCTGTCGGTAATCCTAATCGGGCTTTTTTACAATTAAGTAGATTTGAGCAGAAGAAAATTCAACTACCTAGTGAAACACAGGGTAGGGTGAAAACTGAAGTTCAAGTTGTTAAAAAAGCGATTATTTGGAATATTCTAAATTTAGATAATGAACAAGATTCATTCACAGGTGATGTGGGATTATATAACGTTAAACCATCAAAAAATGTTAACACATTTAATTTTACCATTGATAGTATTTTGACGTTATCAAATGGTGTTGATTATTCAGGACCAATAGAAACTGTAAGGTTTGTTGGTAAAACATATCAAGAAACGATTAGTTTAATTAATGATTTTATTAAAGGTGTTATTAATGAATTTACCAATTATAAATTACCGGTAAATAACAAAAAAAATGCTGCTCCCGAAACTACATTCCCTTTAATTGTAACCCCATCAAAGACAACTTTTCGGGAATCTCAAAAATTTAAATCTTTTCAAAACCCGAATAACACTCTTGACATTAATGGACTTAAAACTGATTCGACAGTTGTTACTAACTATACCAAATTTATGGCCGGTATAACACCAGGATTTTTAAGTACAAAACGAGGGTTTTTTACTGTCTATGGTGTTAAAGATGGAACACCAATTGTAACCCCACCAATAAAACCATTATTTGAAGTTGTTAATCTTTTTAAATTTAGTCAAACTGAAGATGTTACATACGCAACTTTAGGTGCTCAAAAATTATATTTACTTTCTCACGACTCAGATGGACCTAATGGTAAGATATCATTATCCAATACTTTATACGGTATCCCACAAGATATGTTTGTGGGTGGATTAGGTAAATCGGGAACTAAAGATAGTATTAACTCCAAAACTTACCCTATGGTAAGGGGTGATAAGTTGATGGAATTGTTAACAAAAATTGTGGAATTCTTAGCAGGACACGTTCATTCAATCTCAACATTACCCCCTGTTCCAATATCATCAGGTAGTGGACAATCTATTGATGAGATATTTCAAATACTTGCTGACGCAGAAAATCAAGTTCTTAATCAAAATATTAGATTAAATTGATATTTATATGTAAAAGATAAGATGTCAATAAATAATTCATATTTTAGTAAGAACAACACCATCATATCAAATAGTTATACGAATACAGGTAGAAACCCTGTTACCGAACTATTTTATGGGTCAGTAATAAACACACAATATCCGTATGGTTTTAGTCGTTTTATTTTCGACCTTGACTTAGATTTACTAATCGAAAAATACCAAGATGGTACAATTTCAGACCAATGTGGTAATATAACCCACACGTTAAGAATGATTAATACTTCAACATTTAATGATTACTTAAATACAAGTACATCTCAAGGTAGACAAAGAGCAACATCGTTTGATTTAGTGTTATTTAGAATACCATCACCACAACTTTGGGATGAAGGTGTTGGTTATGATTTCGCAGATTTAATCTATGAAATTGCTAACGATAAAAATTATTCGATAAGACCAACAAATTGGTTTCAAAGAACAACATTAGATAATTGGAGTCAACAAGGGATTTATAATAATAAAGGTACAGGTGTTGTTAATTATTCGGATTTAACAATCCTTGATGTTCAACATTTCGAATTTGGAAATGAAAACATTGCATTTGATATGTCAAATGAAATAAACTCAATTCTTGATGGGACTTTAACTAACGTTTCAGGTTGGGGAATTGCTTTTAAACCTCAATTAGAAAATCTAACAGGTTTGACTGAAAACTATGAAGTTCAATTCTTCACTAGACATACCCAAACATTTTATGAACCTTACTTAGAGACATCATATGATGATTTAATTGAAGATGATAGAAATTTATTCACGTTGGGTAAAACTAACAAATTATATTTATATGTATATGACGATGGAAATCCAGCTAACTTGGATTCTAACCCCTCAGTTACTATTAGTGACTCAACAGGCACTCCTATACCTGGTTTAACATCACTTTCTACGTGTAAAAAAACTAAAGGGATATATGAAGTTACAATACCGCCTTTAATTGGTTATAAAACACCTTGTACGTTTTTTGATAAATGGAGTGGTTTATATCTAAATGGATTCCCGATATTAGATATCCAAAATGAGTTTACAATTTATCCAACTAAAAATTCAATTCAAATAGGTTCAACCTCATCCGCAGACCCAAAATTATATGGATTTGATTTTTATGGTTTAAAACAAGACGAAAAAATTTATAACACGGATATTCGTAAAGTGGGGGTAATAATTAAACAAGCGTTCACAAAACAAAAATTATTACAAAAAGTCGATGCTTATTATAGAATATATGTGAGAGAAGGTCAAACCGAAGTTGAGGTTCAAGATTGGACTAAAATTAACCGAACACCTAATGAGTATTTTTTTATATTCGACACTAGAGATAAAATACCTAACGAATATTATGTTGATATGAAAGTTATTAGTAGTGGTGAAATAAACACTTACAAAAAACAAATCAAATTTCAGATAGTTAACATAAAATATTTAGAATAAACTAATATTTATAATAAAAAACATTAAAATGGCGAATTTAAGTGCAAATACTGAAAATATTGTGTGTATAGTTAATTGTAGTGGTAATACCGCAACTATAACACCACCACATCCTGTGTATAATGGTATATCAGGAAATACTGTCACTCAATTAAATATGATTGAGTTAGGTGGTCAAAACGGATTAAACGCATAATAAAAATTGTATTATTTAATTATAAGGGAGTTATTAACAACTCCCTTTTTTTGTTAACAATTTAACAACTTTTTCTCGATTAACTTTATTGAATTGTATCTGAAAAAACGTTATGTTTGTAGTATATAAAAGATACTATTATGAACTACATTAAACGATTTATTAAACGATTGTATGCGAAATACCTAAGACATATTAGGTACTCATCTAATCAAACCCTCGAAAATACACAAAATGAGAGGATTTGTAAGTCTATCTGTTATAAGATGATAAACAACCCACACTCTAAGTTTTTAATAGCTCCACTGTCAGGAAAACGTTATATTAAAAATGAAGTGTTAAAAGTCTTTATAATATTAGATGATAAAAAAATTACTATAACAAATCACATATATCATTATGACGTTATTTTAAATCAAAGAGATTTTGATAGAATGGTACATATGTACGATAATAAAACGGAAGAAATTAGAAATGAGTTTGAAAACGAAATGATGTCTCAAATTATGGTGTCATTATCAACAATACTACATAAAATTTCTGAGAAGATATAATTAAAAACCCCACTGTTTAGATGGGGTTTTTTTATATTATCTCTTTAATAATTTCCTTAATAATCTTTAATAATTGATTTTCACTTAATCTGATTATTTTTTTATTGTAATTTTCTTTAATAGGTACGATACCTTTTTTATTTTTACCTTTAGGGTATTGATTAATAACATTACCATCTTCATCACTAAATGTTGATTCAGGATGTTTCTTAATGTAGTCGGTAACTTTCTTTGCTTGTGACTCAATCTTTTTTATTTGAGACCTTCTCAAATCCATTTTACCATCATAACTATCGTATTGTAATAATGGACTATCATAATCAGATATTTCATCAGTAAATGGGGCTAGTGTATTTTTTTTAAATGGTCTCAACCCCAATTGTAAAGGTGCGATATACGAACCCCTACCACCTGAACTATCAGAAGTTGCTTCACTTATATGTTTTTTTTTACTATTCATTATATATAAATATTAAATTATGGAAGAACAAGAAATATATGGTAAATTATTTAATGTGATACCTTTGATGGATGAGACCCACATTGATGTGTTATTAAACACTATGACTAAAGAAACTGCGATATATTATTTAACACACGCAGTTAATTTAGCCTATCATAATGGGATGTATTCATTGGGTGAATCTGAAGTCCTTTCTAAATCAATTCGTGTATTGAATAATACCGAAACAACCTCATCAGATTCTAATTAAAATTTTGAAAGAACGTCACGACCTTTTTGTTCTTGGTTAGCATCAACAACAGGTGCGTTACCCGGTGTACTTGCAGATACATTTGTTAAGTCAGGTAATTTAATATTCATTAAAGTCTCAATCTGAGTTTTAACCGTATTTATTAAATTTGGGTTAGCTTTTAAAATATCACCAGCCAATTCTTGAACTTTTGGAAGTATTTGTTCTGGCGTCATTTTTGATAAATCAATATTTGCAGCTTTTAATTTATCAGCTATTGCTTTAACTTCAGGGATTTTCATTAATTCGTCAACAACATTAACGCCACCCGGTGTTTGACCGTCTTTTGGTGTTGTATTTGGTGCAGCATTTGGTGTTGCAGATTTTAATGCTGTCATTAGTGCGTTTAATGTTAATGGACCTAATTTACCATCAACAGTACCATCTTTACTAATTTTGTACCCTAAAGTGATTAGCAAAGACTGAACATCTTTTAAAGTTGCATTAGTTGTTGGTTGTTGTGTTGCCGGAACTTTAGATTGAGGTGCTTGAATTGTACTTGTCGGTAATTTACCTAAACTATCAAGTGCAGTACCTGTTTGTTCTGAAATAACATTTAAATATTGTTTTTTTGTTGAAGTTTCGTGTAATCTTAATATAGATTGTCTTTCTTCATCGGTGATGTTAAAATTTCTCATATTTTTTTTATTTATAAATATCGTTAAAATAAAAAAGGGACTATTAAAGTCCCTTTTTATATTATGAAATTATTGATTATCTCAATTCTCTCAAGTCAAATGTACGAACACCATCAACTGTGATTCTCGCGTAGAAACGGTTGTTAACCATTTTCTTAGCGTATCTCGTCATTATACCTTTGATAGGTGTAAAGTTGAATGGGTTATACATTGTTGGAGTTAATTGTAGAGGTACATACGGTGCGTAGATGTAACCTGTGTCTAACAATGACGTTCCTTTATGACCCAACAATACTGTGTTTGGTGGGAAGTAAGGGTCACGGTAAACTTGGTAACGACCAGCTAATGTACCAACTCTTTCAATACCCATATTGTATTGGTCTTGCTCAGGAGACGCGTTAGATACGTGGAAGTATTCTAAATCGTCAAAGATAGCTGAAACTTCAGAAGAAACAACAATCCAGTTAGCCCCACCTCTTAATGTTGATTTGTGAATTTGTGCTGATAATTGGTTAATCGCAGTAATCAACGTTTGGTTCCAATCTTTTTGAGTATAAGATGTAGTTAAACCGTTAATTCTTCTCCATCCGTTGTAATCCCAACGTAGGTTCCAAGCCGCCCCTTTACGTAAGTCACGTAAAATTTCACGGTCGATTTCAGCCGCAACTTGTTCTGACAATAAAGCTGTTAATTCAGCTTCAGCATCAATGTTATGGAAAGCAGCAACGTCTTGAGCTAATTCAGGAGACCATTGTGCTCTTAATTTTCTTTCAGTTACAGAAACAGTTACTGATTCTAAATCGAAAGAAACCTCACCAATTTTGTCTTCGAATTCTAATTCTTTATATCTTTTGTAAATTGCCACGAAAGAGTTTTCAGTTCCTGCTGATGTAATTGTTGTACCTGTATAACCATCTAAAGTGTCAGCACCACATCCAACACAAGCCGGACAAGATAAATCAACTTCTAAATAGATGAAACCTTCAGCATCACAAATATCTTGGAACGAACCACCACCTGTGTTTGATTGAGCGGCACCAAATGTAGTGTTTCTTCTTTCACCGTATTGAACGATTCCTTTACCGTATTGTTGAGTCACAACTCTAAACAATAATGGTGTGTTAGACGCTACTTCACAAGCTGAAGTTGCGGTAATTGATAAACCAGCACCTTTAGTTACAACTAAATCAGATAAGAAAGTTTCAGTATCCATTTCTTGTCCATCAGGACCGATTAATTTACCAGCACCAACGTTAGAGAAACCTGAAACTTTGATGATAACTTTTCTTACAGTTTCACCATCTAATTCTGTTGTTTCATCAACTAAATTAGAACCATTCCAAACTTGAACTCTTGTTGACGCAGTTACTGCTGTGAATTGTCCTTTAGAATAGTCGAATAAACCTGCTGGATTTAATCCTGGTTCAGAACCTTCGTAGAATAAGTCATACAAGTTTTGGTTAGCATAAGTACTACCAGCACCATAACCATCACCAACGTTAGCACCGTTAGGAGCACCTACAGGAGCGAAATGTTCGTTGTTTGTGTTATATCCTTGGATTTTAGGTACGAAGTAGAACAATTTACCGATTGGTAAGTTCATTGCTTGTACTGATACGATGTCGTTCGCTAATAATTTAGAGAACACACGTCTTACGATTGGGAAAACTACAGTTTCAAACGCTCCGTTTGAACCTTCTGCAGTAGCCTCATTAATTAAGAAAGACGCTTGGTTTTCATATAATTGAGCTACGTTTTCTTTTAAGTGTCCTTTTAAATCGTCTAGGAAACCTAATTTATCCCATTTATTAATAGTGTCTTCTTTGATAACTTTTAAATGTTTTAATCCGATGTTACCAACAAGACCTGATTCTAATAATGCACCCATTGTTTTTTTTTTATTTGTTTTTAGTTTATTTTTTATTTAAGTTTACTCATCAAATCTCTCATTCGTAAGAATTGTGGATTTTCATAAGTTTTTGATTCAATTAAGTTAATTGCTGACCCTGTAGAAGGTGAATTGTCAAAATTTCTCTCAATTGATTCGTTAATTGGTTTTGAAGAATTATCTTTATTTAATTCTTGTTTTATTGTTTGATATAAGTTTTTAGATTCTTTAATAGTTTCAACAGAATCAAAACGTTGTAATATGTTGATTTTTTCTTGTTTAGTTGTTGTATGTTCAGTAAACAAACGAGTAGCATATGCTAAGTTTGAGTTAAACACCGCAACTTCATTCAACTTATCTCTAAATACGTTTAATGCGTTTCTGTATTCGTTATTCTTTTCTCTCAATAAATTTAACTCACCATCAACAGATTCTTTTCTTAGATGTCTTGGAGCTGCTTTAGGTTTGTCTAAACTATTTTTACCAAATCTTTTTCCAGCACCTAATGTTCTTGACGCTTCATTAGCCTCAACTTTTTTCTTAGGATTTATTTTAAACTCACCATCTAAATTTTCACCATCTTTGTAAGTAAATTTAGCTTTTCCTGTACCCATAGTTTTGTTAGGTGATTTCTTAACAGTTTTAAACCCACCTTCTTGGTTAGGTTTTGAAGAATACTTAAATTTGTTAGGTGAACCAAGACCTTTACCTTTAGCTTTGAATGATTTAGATTCATATAAGTCATCCATTTCGTCAACCATATATTCATCTTCCTCTAATTCATCCATAGGTACGTCAGTATCATCTAATTCAAGTTCATACATTAAACTATCGTCTTCATCTATTTCTTCATTTTCCCATTGGTCAGCAGATGATTGTTCGAAAACATCATTAAATACTTTGTCAACCTCAGATTCTAAATCATCATCTTCTTCAGCTAAACCATCGTAATCATCAGTTTCGAAAATATCGTCAGGACTTAATTCATCCTCATCAAATTCTTCTTCGTCTAAATCTTCCCATTCGAACATTTCTTCATTTTCGAATTCTTCTTCCGATTCTTGTACAATCATATACTCTTTACTTGTTTTTGTATCTTTTAAGTTAATGTTACCGTCAGTATTTTTAGTTACAATAACTTCATCTTCAGGACCCATCAATTGGAATACTTTTAGAACCTCTTCGTCAGTAACATCGTCACCTGTCAAATCAATTGGTTCTTCGTCGTCCATTTCTTCGTCGTCCATAGAAAATTCGTCATCACCCATACTTAGGTCTTCATCACCTTCAAGATTATCAACGTCTGCGTCCAATTCCATTTCAGAATCTTCCACATCAGCATCCATTTCAACCTCATCTTCTTCTTGTTCGAATAGAGATTCTTTTACTAAGTCTTTGATTTCTTGCTTCATTGTAGATGCAAGTATTCCCTTTGCGTTTTGTGCAACGGCTTCTTCCAAATTCTTCATTTGGATAAAAGTCTCTTCAACTAATGTTTTTTCTTTTGCCATTTAAAAAAATGTTTCATTTATTTCTAAATAAATATTAAGAAATTTAAAAAAAACTAATTTTTAAGATTGACAATGTAAAATAAATTAACTATTAATGAATTTTTAGTGAAAAAAAAAGGGAAGACTAATGTCTCCCCCTTTTAAAATGGTATTATTTTTAAGTTAAATTATTCGATAACTTCATCTATTTTACTCTCAACTATCCCTGTGATTCTCCAATCCATAGTATAGTTTTCGTAAAGTTTAGTGACTTTGGCTTCAACGTCAGTTGGTGTATAACCAAGAACTAATTTTTCTTCTCTCATTTTTTTAACTTTTCCTGATTCAGTGTCTAATAAATCAGAACTAATTTTTGCCACAAAATACTTTTCTCCTTGTTCCATATTAAATTAATTTTTCTATTTACCAAATAATCGTTCAATATTTTCAATAAGTCAAGTGAAAATTATCTCTTACCCAAATATGCGTTTAATTTATTCATAAGGTCAACTTCTTTACTATCTTTAACATTTAATTCTTGTCTTGATTGTTTTTCTTCTTCAATGTTTTCATCAAATTTCATTCTATCATTTGGGTCTAAGAATAAATAAGCTCCAGGTGTTGATGGTGAAGATACTAAGTCAAAACAAATTAACTCAAAATCATCTTGAACTTCATTTTGTTCTCCTACTTTTTTAAGTGAACCAACACCTCTTGACGATATACCTAACGTAACACCTTGTCTTAGGTAGTTTGCCGCCATATCACCTTTAGTTGATACAATACCTCTTTCGTGGAAACCTGGACTTGTAAGTAATCTTAATACACCCATTAATACATTACCTTCCCACCATATCTTAGTGATGATGTGAGATACTCGGTCTAAATCAATTAATGATGATTCGGGGTGATTCAATTCTGATAATGAAACACCCTTATCAATCATTTTTTTATAATTTTCAGATTCTCGTTTTAAAATCTTTTCAGGATACACACGACCATTTCTATTTGGTGTGTCGTATTTTTGTAGAACGGCATAAAATTCAAATGGTTTTGAATGGTCTAAAAAATTAGTAGACTCCATTATGTATTTATTGTGTTCTGTTGTTGGGGAAATATATCCGGCATCTTGTTCGATTAAGATACCTTTACCCAACTCATATGGTTTTAATATTTTTAAATTCATTGTTTCGTTTAACAATAAATATTAAATATTTTCGGTTTTGACAGTTTTATTGATTGGTTTATTTGTTTTAGAAAGATAAAACTTAAAATATTGGTTATTTTTTAAATTATCTTGAAATATTTTAGTTGTGATATTTTTTAAGAAATCTTTAATTTCGGTATCTTTAAACGTTAATGGGATATTATCTTTAAGGAAGAAATTAATTTCTAAATTCATAAATGATTTTTTATTTAGTGATAACCCGCTTGACCTTAAATCTAAGTCAACTATGAATTTATCATCAAAAAATGAATTTTTTACTTTATCGTAAATTGAGTGTTTAATTGACCTACTCAAGTTTAAGACGACTCTCGACCAATTTTCTACGTCTTTTTTTGGTTCTACCCAAGTTTGAATGTTAAGATATATTGATTTTAGATTAACAGAATCAACTGTACCAAATAAAACTTTCGCAGTTTTAAATCCTTGGATTTTGGAGGTTTTCCCTTTTTTCATTATTTTTCATCGTGAAACAGTTTATTTTTAATAAATGTAAGTATATTTACATTAATAGTCAAAAAAACAATAAATCCACATTTTTTTAATATGATTGTAGTAAAAGTAAATAAAGATAAAAATATCGAAAAAGCCCTTAAAGAATATAAGAGTAAAGTAATTAAAACAAGACAAATGTCTGAATTGGTTAACCGTAAAGTGTTTGTTAAACCTTCTGTAATAAAAAGAAACGTGCTTAGCAAGGCTAAACACGTTCAGAAAAACTTTAAATCAAATAACGACTAAAGGTTGTCGTGTAAACTTTTTAATTTATAGTAATTTAATTTATCGTATTTTTCAGATGAAATCTTTTCAATTGTCTCATTAATTGAGTTTCTTGTTGGTCTATCGTGGTTTTGATTATACAACGTTTGTAATTTTTCAACCACACTTTCTTTAATAGATGAATACTTTGATTCTAACTCAGAGTCATCAACAGATAACATTTGGTTAAATTCTTTTTTATCCGATTCATTTAAACTATCAATATAACTATTAATTGTTTTGTTTGCCATTGTTACCATAGTACTCAACGGAACATTAACAACTTCTTTCTCAGTTACAGATTTTTTAGTTATAGTTTCAGTAATAATTTTTTTACTATTAATTTTTGACTCTAAGTTTAAAACTCCACCACTTAGTAAGTTATCAATAACTTCGTAGTTATTTTTAACCACAGAAGAATTATTCACCCAATCTTTAATTTTTTTCAAGTCAGTAGGAATAATTTTATTAATGGTGTTTTCGTAAAGAGTTACCATTTCATTTATGTAGTCACCGGCAACTTCATTAGTTAAACCTTTATTAGAACTTAAATCATCATATATGTAGAATAGTCTATTGATGTTTTTATTTTCTAACACTAATTTTTTAAATGTTTTAAGTTCGTTTTTAAATGAACCATCTTTATAAGATTCTAATAAAACATTTTCTATTTTTGATTTTAATATTCCAAATTTCATTTTATATATTTTATATATAAATATTAGTCACCTAAAAGTTTATTCAAACGATTCTCAATTTCACCTAAATTATTTTTACCTTTGGATAAATCAATGTACTCGTCTTCACCATACATATTATCAGATTCTAACAATATGTTTAAATTATCTCTCTTCTCAACTGACTCAGGTGTTACACCAGCATCACCACCTGGTTCAGGTCCTGGAGGTGGGGATGGCATACCCATATCACCTCCCATATCACCACCCGGAGGAGGTGGAGGTGTAGCCCCTGCGGCGGCAGTTTGTGTTCCACCTGATTTAGAACCATATAGATTATCAACATTGTCGAAAACACCTGTGTGAGTAATAATTGTTGCTGTATTTGTTAATTCAGCACCAACCGCTTTCTCAACACGTTGTTGTTGTAAATCAAGTTTGATTTCTTCATCTGAGAAACCTAAAATATGTTTCTTAGCCCAAGTTACTGATGTTGGTGCTATACCTTCAACTGCGGTTACCGCCTCTTTATATAATGCGACTTTTTCTTTCCATGCTTCAACTTTTAATAAGTCAGCCTGTGTTGATGGATTTGCCAATGATAAAGTAAAGTTAGACAATTCGTCTTCAAACCCTAAAAGGAATAAATGAATAATCGCAATTTTATTTAATTCGGCAATCATACATTTTTGTATTCGGTTAATTGTTCTAGCAAAACGAATATCCATTAATGATAAGTTCTTACCTTCACCCACAGGTTCTTCAAAACCTAAGAACGCTTTAGGTACACGTAGTGCTGTTAATAATTTCTTTTGGATGTATTCGATATCGGCAATTTCACCTAAGTTAGCGGCTCCCGCTAGTGTTTCAATTGGGTTAGGTGCTGCCGGGTCACGAACAGGAATAAAATAATCTTGGTCAACCGCCATCTGATTATATCTTAAATCAACGTTACCTGTTTTACTATCAACAATTTGGTCACGTTTAAATTTGTTTGCAACACGTTGTACGTATGGTTCAACATCTTTGTCATCCATGTTACCTACGAAAATTTTGAATACCCTACGTTCAGGGGCTCTTGAGGTTCTATAAATTAACATTGCATCCTCAGATAGTAATAACTGTTTCCAAATACGTCTGGCTTTCTCCAACATAGATGTCCCATATGGTAATTTTCTATCATCCCCCAATAAACGGAAGTGAGCTATCTCCCAAGAGTTAAATTCCATGTCTTTAACTTTCCATTGGAATCTTAATCCTTTACTATGACCTGGTTCTTCAACATTGTTAATTTTAGCTGCCATACCTCTTTCTAGACGTTCAATTTCAATGTTTGGTAATTGCATACAACCAATAACACCTTTATCAGAATCCAATTTTAGGTAAACAAAGTTGTCCCCGTATTTACAAGTATTTCTAACCCACATAGGTAAGTTAGTATTTAAATCCAAATTGTTATTAAACAAATCTGTTAATACCGATTTAATACGTTTTGATTCTGAATAAATTTGTAACATAAAACCATTTTGGTCTACTGTTGTTGATTCTTCACCGTATATATCTAACGCGGCTGAAATCTCAGGGGTATATTCCATTGATTCATAATCGTAGAATGATGCTAAACGAGTTGGTTCATAATATATTGCTTGAGAATATAAATTACTCTCAATTTTCGCCCATTGGTTTGTTAAATAAAAAGTTTGTTGAGCTTGTAATTTTTCTTTTTCATATTCATCTTTTGAAGTTGTTTTAAGTAACTCCTTCTTATCGAACTTATATGTGGGGTAGTCTTGATTTAATAATGAATTTGGTCCAAATGCGTGAGATAATCGTTGCCAAACCGTTAAATTTTTATTGTTTTCCATATCAGAATTTTAATTATAAATATCAATTTTTAAATAGTTTATCTTTGTCCGTAATTTCCAAATAACCAACCATACTTCATATACTCATCTCTTTGAATACTCTGATTGGAGTTTGTTTTACCCATCATATCATTATAATTTGGAATAACAGGGTTAAAATCCATATCTTTACCAACTGATGTGTTATTATTGACTGACCACGACTCAATCATAGCCTTTGCCTGGTCGGTAACTTTATTTAATTTACTGAACGAAGTCTCACCCACGTATGTTGCCATAGCAATAGACATAAGTAAATCGTCGTGTCTCCCTTTTTGGTGGTCAGGTCTACCATTAATATAAATGAATGTATCCATTTCATTGTATAAACGGTGACTGTAAATACGGAAATCGTGTCTCATAGCCTCTTCATATGATGCAATAATTTGAACACGTTTGTTGTTAAAGTTAATACCGGGTATTTTTTCCGCTGATTTTGGATTATATTTCCAAGAGTTGTTAACGTCTTCACCGTCAACATATAAATCTTTATATCCTAACTCTTGAAGTTTACGTGAGGTAGAAACACCCATCCCACCCGTGATATCGACTACAATATAAGCCGAATACATATTAGCCCATTTAAAACAAATTTCGGCCATCGTATCAGGAGGAAGTTTACCAACAAACTCCGCAACTTGTTCACGAGTATCAAAATCAATAATTTGAAATGAACTAAAATCCTCACTATCACCTCGACTGACATCGACACCCATAATGTATTTGTGACCTATTACCGGTTCTTTCCAAATCCATAATTGATTACCTAACATTTTATTTTGGGGTTCTAACAGATAATTTTCACGTATCTTTTGCATTAACCTAGAATCGAATACGTTATCACCTGAACCAAGGAAGTTACACTCTAACTCTTGAGAAACTTTACGTTTGTCGTATTTAAGTTTCTTCACCATTTTTTCAAACCAATCAGAGCAAGGTTTGTATCCGTTATTAATTATTTCTTTGGCTTCATCAAAGTTTCTGTCTTTAAATTCTTTGTCCGCCCAACTTATTATTTTCTCAGGTCCGTATTCTTCTTTGTTTAATAAATAATGAATAGCGTCATCAGTTTTTACAAAGAATAAATCTTTAGTATAACGAGGGTCACGATACCAATACATTTCCGTAATTTTGAAATCATTCATTCCACGTAACGCTTGGTCGTAAATCTCATAGTAAATTGGGTCATTACCGTTTGGTGTTGATACTACAATTACTTTACCCCCTGTTGATAGGGATGCCATACACGCTGACCAGAAATCACTGTCAGCTTCGATAAACGCGGCCTCATCAAATATTAATATTGTTGGGGTAAATCCACGTAAAGCATCCTTTGATGTTGCAACCGCCTTAACCTCACAACCATTATTTAATTTCCAATGTTTGGTAGATTTTTTATTGGGGTCAATTTGAACGTTAACCCAACTCGGCCATTGTGTCACAAAGGCTCTAATTTTATTCGCCATCTCAATTGAGGTATCCAACTTGTTGGCGATTATCAATATTTTTTCAGGTTTTTCTTTTTTAGCAAATGCTAATTTTTTAGATACCCAAGCTGATGTTACTGTCGATACACCCGCCTGACGGTATTTTAATGCAATATTTTCATTATAGTTCTCGTAATCCTGTAATAATGTTATTTGGTCGGGGAATAATTCTAACGGAACGTATTTTGAAACTGTGTTGTCGTATGTTTGTAGATACGTGTTTAATGCGTATGGAGTATCTTTCATACACTTAACGTATTCTAACAACAATTGTTCTTTAGTCATAGTTTTTATTTATAAATACCAAAAAACCCCCAATTAATTAAAATTGGAGGTCTTTATCGTTTATTTAGTATGTGTCTTAATAGATATCGTCATCATCGTCGTCGTCACCAAAATCAAAATCATCATCTTCAGTGTCATCATCATCACCTAAATCAACACCTGAACCATAGTTTTTAGTTGGTTCCGGTATATCTTTATGTATTTCTTGATATTGTTCCATAGCACCTTCAACTAGTTCATTAATAATTTGAATTACTCGTTCATCTTGTTTATGGATTCCATTTAGTAATGTTTCTAAATCTTCTTTAGATAAAGTTGCTAAATGTAATTGTAAGAATAACAATATTCTATTTTGAACTTTTTTGTCTTGTAATGCGTATTCATCGTTTAACGCTTTAAATCTCAACATCAATTCTTTGAAAAATACTTTACCCATATATGAGTTCCATACCTCATTACCAATTGTGTCAGTCGATTGAATAATTAATTCTGATTTTTCTTTCCCTTGGATACCTCCTAACCAACTGAAATACTTAGCAACTCCTAATAAAAGTTCGTGAATTAATAATGGTAATGTTGGGGCGTAAGCTTCAATTGTGTAAGGACCTTGTGGTTCAGACTCTTCTTCATTACCGATTTCTTCATCACCCGTTTCAAAGTTTAAATCATCAGAACCTTCTTCACCACCTTCTTCTTCGTCGTTACTACTTTCTTTAGAACCATCAGGTTTAGTGATTTCGTGTTGAGCCAATTGACCTCCACCACCACTCGTCATTTGTTGTAAATCAGGATATAACCAATATAGGTGTTCCATTATTGCTTGTGACGCAGCGTATAACTGACTTAATTCAGGATTAATCTTATCAACATATTCATTTAATTCTTCGTATAACTCACCTAAATTAAACGCAAAACCTTTGTTAATTGAGTTGATAAATCTTCTTTTAGCTTTTTCATCCTCAAATGTTTTTAAAGCCTCTTGTTCTATTTTTTTTGTAACAATTTCATCACCTTTAGAATAGTCAAATTCAACACCCATTTCTTCAAACTCTTGTGCAAATTTTTCTAATTCTTCTTTGTGTTTGTCGGCATCTTTAAATGCTTTTTTAATATCTTCTTCAGAAAATTGTTTAGGTGAAGTTCTCATATTTGGTAACGCACGTTGTGGTCCAAATGATGTAAGATGTGGAATTAATCTAATAGCGTCTTCAGGTAAATTAAAATATTGTTGAACTAAGTTAGCCGCTAGTTGTTCGATTTGTTTAGAACTACGTTGTTGTAACGAAGATATTCTACCACCTAATGACATAGCATTATTCATTAACGCCATAAATGCACTACGTGGGTCACCCTCGGCAATTCGTGAATTATCACCTAATACTTTTTGTAGTTTTTTAACTGAGTCAACAAAACTTTTACTCGCTAAAAATTCTATAGTTTCAGTACTAATACCTAAATCATTAAAATCGGTTTGTCCTCTTTCAATTTTAGATTGTAATTGTTGTGACATTCTAGCACCACCCGCACCTGTATAATCAATCGGTGCTTCAACTAATTGAATTCTAACTTTATCTAAAATAGTTTTTTCAGACCTTGTTAAACCTTCATTCATCAATTTTTTTTCTAAAGTATTTTTAATCTTTAATATTTTTTCTACTTTATTGTTTAAACTCATTTTTACTTATTTTAGATAAAATTATTTTTTAGTTATATTTTCCCAACGTAACCAAGATGGTAATCCCATTTCGTCTTCCGACTCTTCATTCATTTCAGATTCTCTTGCAACAATAAGATTGTTTTCAATTATATTCATAAAATCTTTCTTAGTCATCTTTGGTGATAAATGTTTTTCAACTATTCTTGTAATTTCTTTTTCTAATTGAGATTCACCAATTTCACCAATACGAGGTACACTTTTTTGAGCAACTTTAGTTAGATAATTAGCAGCGTGTTTTTCAAACGCATCACCTAAATCATATTTTTCTTCTTCGTTAGTCTCAACTTTATTAGGTAAACCTTTATGTTTTGTGGATGCAAAGTCTTCTAAATCCGACTTAGACATTTTTTTCGCCATATCTTTAACTGACTTAGACACTTTAGATTTTGGTGTATCACCTTTCTTAACAGAAAGTGCTAACCCCATCAATTTTTGTTGTTGTTTAGAAACTGATTTTTCATTTATTTCTTCAGTTTCATCTATTGGGATTGCAGTAACAGTTTTATCGTTATTTTGTTTGATGTCGTAACCTTTAGTGTTTGGGGGAATATTACCACCTTGACTACCAATCATATATTGAGTTTTACCCTGTACTTTTGTTACTTGTTCTACTAAACGAGTATACAATGTATTAATTTGTGATTCATTTAATTTAGTTAGATTAGTTGCTTTAAGACCGTGTTTAACTAAACGTAATATTTTATCGTTAATTTTCATAAACTATTTTTTTTTCAAATTCTAAAACGATATCTCGTTCATATAATTTATTTTTTACTGATTGTTCAGTTTCACCAAATCTAAAAACTAATCGTTTTTTAATTGTGAAATCAATTTCATCCAATTCATTTTCCCAAGCTAACGATATTACGTCGTCCATACAATCGGTCATTGAGAAATAATCTGATTTTTGAATTACGGATAACGTAACTTCATTACTCTTTAAAGTCCCAACCTTGTTAATAAATTCTAAATCAGGTGGGGAAGGGTATCCATTCGCAGGATTGGATTCCCAACTGTCCCCCCAAATATCTTCTAAACTATTAGAGAAAATAAACTCATACGTGTTATCCCCTTTATAGTTTGGACCTAATTCATTAACATAGATTAAATAACTCATATAATATCACCTTTAGGTGTAATACGTATTGTTCTATTATTATGTTCGAAAACTAAATTATCTTTATTTGTTTTACCAACAAATTTAGAGTTTGGATATTTTTTCTTAAATTTAACCGACATCATTTCTTGAATTACATTAACTGAATAGTTTCTGTAATTTTCATTGACTGGTTTTTTTGTATTAGTTTTATTTTCATTAATAAAATATTTAGATAGTACTTTATCAACTTTAGATTCATTAATCTCTAAATCCTCAACATCATAAGGTCTTTTACGATTTTCGATACCTACTTCATAAAAATGTTTTTGTCTCTCACCTCCACCGTGAACTTCAGGGGTGTTTCTACCTCGTCTAGCTTCAGGGTTTGGTAATTCTTCTTCTCTCTTACCTGGTTTGTAAGGATTTGGAACTCTTCTGATAGGTTTTTCAGTTTCTCTTTCACGTTCTCTTTCACGTTCTCTCTCAGGTGTTTTAATACGTTCTCTTTCTCTTGTTGGTGCGTCCGTATCAAAATCGTCGATGAATCCATAATCATCTTCATAATCAACATCAAATTCATCGTCACCAAAGTTGAATTCAGATTCTTCAGCAACTTCACCTGTTGGTTCTTCAGGTGTCATACCTTCTACGTCACCCATTTCGTCACCCATTTCATCACCCATACCTTCTTCGTCTTCAACACCTTCAAGCTTATTCATAATATCTTCTCTATCTTCTTCATCTATTGATTCAATATCAACAGCTGATAATACAGAATTAATTACATATTTAATATCTTTAGATGTCATAGGTTCTTCATTGTTTTCTTCAAAACCTCTTAATTTCTGAGCTAATTTACCTGTTAACTTTTGAATAACTTTTAATGTGATTGGTTCATCATCTTGTTCCTCATCTTCCATACCCATATCACCATCCAAACCTAAATCATCTGTTGGTTCGGGAGCGGGAGCTGCCGTAGCGTCAGGAGCGGGTGCAGGAGCGGGAGCGGGAGCAGGTGCGGGAGCAGGAGCGGGAGCCGCTTGTTCGTTTGTTTCACCAACACTTAAAACGTATTTAGTCGTGTCTTTTTTCTCATCCTCATTAAAAAGTGACATACCATTAGAATAACCTGAATTAGTATTAACTTCTTTAACAATTAAATTTAATCGTTTTAATGCTTGAGAATATGATGAATAATATTTTCTATTTTTCATCGGCTCAACATAGTCAAATTCACTTGTAGATTCCGAAATAGTTTTTTTAATTACATAACCATTTTTTTCTTTATCAATACGATAAGTTTTACCATCGGCTAATGTTTTAGTATATTCTACTGATTTATCTTCGTTAATAGGGTTTGGTCTATTTTCGTTATAACGAGATATTTCAATAATACGATTAATTTTATCCATTCCTTGTAGTTTTTCACTACCAATTGGTCTTAAATTTCCCATTTTATAATTTTAGTTATTAAGTTATTTTTATTTATAAATATATAGATAAAAAAAAATGTCTTTTTTTTATTTAAATCCTACCATTTTTAATAATTGACCCATCATACCGTAATCTTCAGGTTCATCAGGAATTTTTGATGTTTCAGTATTACCTGAGTCTAAAACAGAGTCAATTTTAGATTTGATATCATCACTATCAATTTTGGTATCAACTTTGGTATCATCAGTTTCCTTATTATTGTTGTGAGAACCGGTCTCAAATTTCTTCATATTAATTTTATTTTGACTTACCAATTCACCTAAATCTTTACCATACGGTAAACCTATGTGAACGTGACTACCTGATGGACTTGCTGGCCATCTAGTTATCTTACCAATATAATCACCAACTTTCACTTTATCACCTACTTTTATTTTTACACCTTCTAAGTGGGTGTAAAAAATATTTGGATTACCATTAACGCCTTTTATACTAACTTGTGTACCAAATATTTTTGGATTTCCAGGTGATGATTGTTTAATGTGACTTACAATACCATTTGTAAAAGAATAAATAGAAGTCCCAATAGGTGCTTTTAAATCCCAAGCATTGTCAGATTCCCAATTTTTTAATTTTCTACCTCCATGACCTTTTAAAGTATTGTCGGATATAATAGTAAACTGTCCTAACTTACTACCGTTATTTAAACTTTCTTTAAGTGATAGTTTTTTATCAACTATTTTGTCACTTAAACTTCTTATTTTTTGTAAATAACCGTTACGTCTTAAAACTTTAAATACCAAATTTTCTTCAGAATACTCACCACCATCGTGTAATCCACTCTCCCTATACTTACCTAATTTTTCATTACATTTTTTAATGATATTTTTAGAGGTTTCAACATCTTCATCTTTAGTATTATCAACAATACCGTCAATAATTTTCATCCATTGTTTTACTTTTGATGAAATTTGTTCGTAGTTAATATCAACTAGTTCACGACTAGGTTTTGATAACCATTCATTATTTAATAATGAATAAATCCCAATACCTTTAACATTTTTTTGTGTTGACCCATCCTCAACATAATTTTCAACATCATACCCAAAAATTTTCAAGTCGTGTTTATCATTATATAAGGATTTTTTCAAATAAAATAGTTCTTCATATAAAGGTTTTTCAATTTCACTAAATTGGTTAAAATCAATTAAGATATGAATATCAACATCGGAATATTTCGACCAATTATAATTGGCTAATGAACCTGTCATTACTATGTCAGATATTAAAATATCAAGATTTAAAAATTCAATAAAATCGTTGGCAATCTCTAATAAACGAGTTCTAACTTTAGAATCCATAACTATAGTCCTTTCAGATTTTTTCCAAATCTTAGGATTTAATTTTCCTTGAACTTTAAAACTTTTTAGAATACTCTTTAAATCATCCATAATAATAAATACCTAAATACTTATATTTTTTTGTATTTGTATGATTTTGATATCTTAGTACTAAAGAATTTACCTTGAGATTCATTTATTCTCATTTGGGTAAATACTTGATGGGGAACGTCATAGTATTCGTATTTATGACCGTTATTGAATTCCACCATTAATGTTTTAGATTCAGTATCGTATTCCGACTTTTTTAAATTACTTGATTTAATTTCACAAATAATTTTACTCCCCTTTATTTCTTCTTTTGTAATTGCCATAATTTTAGTTTACTTTAATTAATTTCACAGGGTCAAAAAAATTTGAAATCTCTTTTTCACCTTTTAATAAATCCTGTACGTAATCTTTTAATTTTTCTAATTTGATAAGTTTGTTTTTAGTTTTCGCTTTTTTAGTTAACTCATCTCTTTCACCTGTAAAATACGAAATTAATATTTCATTATTATCACTAGGTTTAATAAAATTAATATTAAATGGTTTCCCTAACAAATAAACCAAATAATCATTCACAACCCCTTTATTATTTGTAACCGAAATTACACTATGTTTATTTTTTGAGTATTTTGTGTTTTTAGATATGTTTAATATATTTTTACTATTAGGGGTTGCAAATTTAAGTTCATTAGTGTCAATACCTATTTCAATAGACAATGACTCGGTAATTAATAAATTTTCATTAATAACTCGTTTAACTATTTTAATTAAATCACCTTCCGTGAGTTTAATGACTTTTTTCATTTAGAGTTTTTAAATATAAATATTCGTTGAGTTTTAAATATAATTATCATATACTTAATTAAAAAAGAAAGATTATGATTGAATCTGTAGACAACGAAGGTAAAGGAAAAAAATCAGCTGATTCCTCAACACCTGTATTAGATAATTTTAGTAAAGATTTAATTAAACTAGCGGAACAAGGTAAAATTGACCCTGTTATTGGACGTGAACGTGAGATTAACCGTATTGCTCAAATATTATCAAGACGTAAGAAAAATAACCCAATTGTTATTGGTGAACCAGGTTGTGGTAAAACCGCAATCGTAGAAGGTTTGGCTATCAAAATTTATAATGGGGAATGTCCAAGAAATTTAATGGATAAAAGAATAGTATCATTAGATATGACATCAATTGTTGCCGGCACTAAATATAGAGGACAGTTTGAGGAGAGAATGAAGGTAATTATCGAAGAATTACAAAACAACTCCAATATCATCGTATTCATTGATGAAATCCACACAATTGTTGGTGCTGGTAACTCATCAGGTTCTATGGATGCGTCTAACATCTTTAAACCCGCATTAGCAAGAGGTGAGATTCAATGTGTCGGAGCAACAACATTAGATGAATACCGTAAAAACTTTGAGAAAGATGGAGCGTTAGAAAGACGTTTCCAAAAAGTGATAGTTGATTCTGCAACTAAAGATGAAACATTACAAATCCTTAAAAACGCAAAAGATAGATACGAAAATTTCCATAAAGTTATATACTCAGAAGAAGTACTAAATCTATGTGTTGATTTAGCGGAACGATATATTACAGATAGAGAATTTCCTGATAAAGCATTTGACATTATTGATGAGGTAGGTGCTCGTAGTCAAGTGGATGTTAAAATCCCCGAAGAAATAGAAACTTTAAAAGCTGAGGCTCAACAAATTAAATTAGATAAACTTGAAGTTGTTAAAAAACAAGATTATGAAGAGGCTGCTAATTTACGTGATAAAGAAAAACGAGTACTTAATAAACTTGAACAAGAGAAAAAGAAATTTGAAGAATCATTAAACTCTCAACGTAAAGAAATTAATATCGAACTTGTTTACGATGTAGTGTCAAATATGACAAAAATTCCAATCTCCAAATTAAACGCTGATGAAACAAAATCATTGAGTGAAATGGAGGGGAACTTAAATGAAAAAGTTATTGGTCAAGAAGAAGCTGTTTCAAAAATTGCTAAATCAATTAGACGTAATCGTTTAGGTATTAAAGACCCTAACAAACCAATTGGTTCGTTTATATTCTTAGGTTCTACAGGTATTGGTAAAACACACTTGGCAAAACAATTGGCTAAACAAATATTTGGTACTGAAGATGCGTTAATTAGAATTGATATGTCTGAATATCAAGAGAAACATAATATCTCAAGATTAATCGGTTCACCTCCGGGGTATGTTGGTCACGAAGAAGGTGGTCAATTAACTGAACAAGTTAAAAACAAACCATATTCTGTTATATTATTTGATGAGGTTGAAAAAGCGAATAAAGACATTTTCTCAACATTACTTCAAGTGTTGGATGACGGACATCTTACAGATAGTTTAGGTAGAAAAATTAACTTCAAAAACTGTATCATTATTATGACATCTAATATTGGGGTTAGAAAACTACAAGACTTTGGAACTGGTATTGGATTTGGAACAACGGCAAAATCCTATGTTGAAGAAGAACAAAAACGAGATATGTTGAAAAAAGAACTTCAAAAGTTTTTCGCACCTGAGTTCTTAAACCGTATTGATGAGGTGATTGTCTTCAAAACATTAGGTAGAGAAAACGTTAAGAAAATTGTTAATCTTGAAATTGATAGATTAAAAACAAGATTGTCAGGTCTTAAATATGATTTCACATTTGATGATTCAGTAATTGAATTAATTTCAGAAGTGGGTTATGATGAATTATATGGTGCTAGACCATTAAAAAGAGCAATACAAGATAAAATTGAAGATTTTATATCTGAAGAAGTTCTTAAAGGTTCTTTATCTGAGAATACACCATATAAATTAATTGCGGTGGATAAAGAGGTGAAGATTGAAACAATTGATGTAATTGAAGAAAAACCTAAAAGAGGTAGAAAGAAAAAAGGGGTTGAATAACCCCTTTTTTTTTTAACTTAAAATATTGTTAGTGATATTTTCTATGTTGACTATATAACTTGAATAGGTATTGAAGTTATAGATTGCTCCGTCAATATTATCTATTAATTCTTTTTTTCTATCAGGTGGCATTGAAGACGATTGAACTTTAGTTCTTAATACGGATAATTCAGTCATAATACCAGCGTTAGGTTCATCTAATTTACGTAATCTTCTTACTAAACCACGTAATGTACTAGCATGTTTTGAGAAATCATAACCATAACCTCTCCATACACCTTTTAATCCGTTGTATGCGTCCCTAACACTGCTAAATAACCCTTCATCAACTTCTTCTTTTTCGTTAATTAATCGTTTTTCTAATAGTTTATTAGATTCTTGTATATGTTTAATTTTATTAATCTTTGGATTCATAATATTTTTTTTTAATAAATATATTATTATTTTGTTTTGTACAAATCACAACCTAATGATTCGATAATCCTTCTACCCGCATTAATACCGTTAAACACATCTTCTATCACGACATACTCATTTTTAGTGTGATAATCATAATAACCAATTGCGAAATTGATACAAGAAAAATCAAACTGTTTCTTTAATGCGTATACGTCAGTATAAGGGTGTGATTCATAATGATTTCTACCATTAAAACTCTCAGTTAATACTTTATCACAAGTTTTAAAGAATTTACTATTCTTTTTGAATAATTGAGTTCCCCAACAATATTCAGTAACCATTGAGTTACCAGGTGCATCAAATTGAATTACGTAACCGACGTTTTCAAAAAATTTAGGGTCAGCTTTTAATGAACCGTGACAACCTGTTTCTTCCGACACAAAGAACGCAACTTTTAAGTTCGGTAATTCCTCTAATAATGTCAAACAAGCGAATACCCCACATTTATCATCACCACCAATACCTGTTGGTTTACCATCGTTATTGTAGGCTTTTAATGATAGTTTGAGTTCATCTTGTTCGTTAGGTAACATTTCTTCACGAATATTGATTATATCCAAATTATGGACAGTATCAGTATGTGCGACTACACAGGGGAAATATTTCACTTCATCAGTTTGTTTTGTGATGTAGATATTTTGATGTTCATCAAGATAAAAGTCATATTGTTTTTCAGTTAAATAATTAACCAAAAACTCAATCATAAGTTTTTCCTGATATGTTTTTGTCGGAACTGACAATACTGATTTTAAAAAATTTGTTTCCATACTGTAAATGTATGAAAACTTTTTTATAATCGTTTCAATAATTGAATTATTTTATTTTCGAATAATTCGTAGTTATTTAAGAATGTGTTAAAATCATCCAATGTTGCTCGTCTTCTTTCGGGTCTATACCCAACATAGTCTTCCCCTTTACTAAAAGTGTAATCAATAGTTCCATTATTTAAATCATAACTATTAATACGGAACGCACCTTTTGGTGTTTTAACATTCTTTCTTACTCCGTATTTTTTAATAATTTCTTTAATTTTTCCAGAATTTTCATCCATTTCAGATTCAGAATCCGAAACCATTTTATCTAATTCCGAACTAGCATTACGGTTAAATTGTTCGGTATCAACCTGTTGATATTCGTATCTATATTCTTGAAGATTTTGGTCAAAACTAACACCACGGTCTTCAAAATATTTTTGTAATACTTCAGGAAGTGATAATTCAGGGATACCAACCTCATCATATATTTGTTTCAATTTAGTTACTGATACAAGATATTTACTCATACAACTAGACATAATAATACCGTATCTAAATAATGGATTACAATAATACTTATTAATATCTGCTTTAGCCTCCTTATCGGACTCCTCATCCATAGCATAACCATATTCACGAATAATCCTATCGACCTCATCAGGATATAAATCCTCCAACATTCTAACAGCTTTACGAACCGCATCGTCATCAATTAATTGTGATAATTCTTCTTCACCATTATTTATTAATACCGTTTTAATCTTATTCAAATTTTCAACATTTAAACCTCCCATTATATAACCCTCATCCCATTCAGATTGTAAATCCGCAGATTCGGACCATTGATACCCGTAATAAGAATAAACACTATTTAAAAAATATCTTTCATCCTCATCTAAATTTAATATCTGAAAGTATTCGTCATCGTCAAATTTTAACACAAAAATAGACCTACTAGGATTTTTTTCAGATATTTTAACATCACTAATGTTATCGTTATACAGTCTCAGATAACTTTTATTAATAGGTATGTTTTTAGATAGTTTTAAAACGGCATCATAAATATCAGTATTATCACTACCTATATTCTCATTGATATATCTAAGAGCACCTGTAAATCCAGCATCTTTCAAATTTGTCTTGAAATCAACCACACTTACCTTATTAAATTCTTCATCAAAGTAATCCATATTAGAGATTGATTGTTGGAAAATGTAATATTGATGTTGTCGATTCTTATGTATTAAATACAAATCACCATCATCTTTATAATCCTCAAAGTACTCAACTACATTATCAACAAATTCAACATCTGTGTATTGTTTAATATCTTCTACGTTATCTACTAATATAACTTTTGATAGGTCATCTTGATATAGGATTTCACTCATTTCTAAAAACTTTTATTATAAATATTAGACCTTCTTGATATATATCAATATTTATTCTATATTTGTATAGAGAAACAAACAAAGTTCTTTGATTTATGGGGATAACTTGGAATTGACCGACATGGTTAACTATTCGGGGCACGCAGTGAGACGATATCTATCACTTAAATCTATGGTATCGAAGTACAAACGGCAACGTTTTAAATACTCTTTCTAAAATCGGATTAATCCGTGAAGAAGAAGTTGTTGTAGCTTAAGAAGTTACGACGACGCGGGTCGATGGACATATAACCCAGGAACAGAAGTCTTTAAAAAGACGGAAAAACGATTGAGTCCGTAAATCGAATCGTCCATTGGTTGTTATTTTTACGATGGTGAAGAACAAAAATAACTATTTTCGGAACATTAGAAAATGTTGACCTAAGCGTGTAGTCCTTAATACTTAAAATGTACGACACGAGGGTTCGAGTCCCTCTATCTCCACCAAATAAAAAACCCCACCTTTTTAGGAATGGGGTTTTTTTATTTATATTATTTTTGACAAGAAAAAGAACTACATTTTTGTATCTGACTTTTATCTAATGAAAAAGAAACAACACCTAAAGTATTACTACCCGCTTTATAGAATTTTTTAGGGTCATTAAGAACTTCCACGCATTCATTTTTAGAATTTTTAATTGTGATGAATCTACCTATTTTACAAACGGTCCCATAAAATGTAACAACTTCACTTGGGTCATTTACCGGCATAAATCCGGTTCTACGTTCTTGATTAATAACATCAATACTCATACCAACTTTTAATTGGGGTATGTTTTTGGTATTATCTTGTTCATTCATCACGACCCTATTAAAATATTTCTCAACACTTTTAATAACGTCATACATATTAGCGTTAGATGGGCTCCACGATTTAACAAGTTTGTTGTTAACAATTAATTCCACCACATTTTTTTTATTACTTAATTGGTGCATAGGACTATTATAACGAACAAGAATACCTTTATGACTATCAACATCACCTTTAGTTAATTGTATAACACCCATTGATTTTGTCATACTAGTATCTTTTTTAAAACCTTTAGGTGTTAAGGCCTTTATAACTGTATCAAAATGTGTTGATGGGTCTTGAGGGTCAAGTCCACCTTCTTGTTCTCTAATAACTCTTTTAACTATACGAACCAAATCCGATTCTGTTAATCTTATTACTTTTTTCATAAATTTAATTTTATTAATAAATATGTTATAGAAAAAAAAAAACCACCAATTATGGTGGTTTTAATTACTTCTTATCAACGTAATTTCTTAATTGGTCGTATCGACTATCTATTTGTCGATTTAACCCTGAGACCTCATCTTGGATGTTTCTATAGATATTCTCAATATCACGTCTAAAATCATCATTAACATGTCTCCTAACTTCACGTTCTTCACGTAAATCTTGTAGAACATTCTTTAACCTAATTGCACCTATAACAACAACTGTAATTAATATTACAACCATCACCGTTAGAGCCCCTAAACCAAAATAAACTGTTTCCATATTTTTAAGATTAAAAGTTTATGAAACAAAAAAAGGGAAAGATAACTTTCCCTTATTGTATCGTAGCAACGGACCGGAATCGAACCAGCTTGGGTCGGCTTATGAGACCGATGAGATACCTTACCTCCCCCCTGCTATATATAAAAAAACGCTGAGATTATACGTATTATTGAGAACCTTTTGAAGGATTATTGTTTCCCTTCTTATCCACTTCCTTTTGAGAAGTATTCCTCAGTGACGGTTTTTTAGGTGAACCACTCCTTGAGATAATAGTTACTCTCTCATTACTCAACTCTCTTCGAGAATGCCTTCCCAATTAATCCTTGCGAGATTAGAGGTTTTTGGTAAGAATTTAGGTCGACTTGCGGTCTTCCTAGGCAATGAACTGCTCATTACTATGTAGTCACCTTTCACTATTACCTGACGAACACTTTTGCTTAAATTTATAATTTAATTTTTACATTAACCTTGTAAATTAAAGTTTTTGTGTTGTGGATGAATCAAAGTAGTGGTCCGTCTTTTAGATTCGTCGTCTTTTGAACAACGAAATACCAAACTACTCTGTGAAGTATCCCTACCTCAATATTTTAAGATTACTTCGAGAAAATTCTTTTGGTAAAGAATAATCAAGGAAAATGTCAGCACCACCTGTTTGTTTTCATACCTTTCGGTTTTAAGTCACCTCTTATATTGGAACTCGTAATAATAATATCGGATAACACTATTTCTCACATAATTCCTACGAGTTATTCCTATTGGTGTTCCCACCTCAATTTGATGACCCACATCACCAAATCATATAACCACTTTCTCTACATCGTTGACCTCGATACTAAAGGTTATACGGTATCCCGCTTGTGTACTCGACCTCAGTTTCCCAAGACGCAGACCCGTTACACTTGGGGGTCCACTTTATCCTACTTTCGTAGTTTATTTAATGACCATACACGGCCAAATATCTTTATCAGTTTGTTACTCAAAATCAACCACAAGGGTCTCATCATCAAACATTCTGAACGGATAATTCAATTTTTCAAAGAACTCTTTCGGACTTTTCCGATTTTGTTTTACAAATTTAAGACTTTCTTTTTGATTTGTCAAGTCTTTTTTAAAACTTTTTTAGTTGTTTTCAGATAACAATGTATCTACTTTGTGTGCGTAAACATCGTCAGTTCCGAAGTAATACGCTCTAGCCTCAGCTAATTTAGCGTTAGGTGTGAATAATACACCACCTTTGTTATTCTTATAAGAATAGATTAATTCAATTGGGTTTGTTTCGTTTTCCATATTTAAATTTTAATTACTCTACAAATCTAAATATTTAATCTTGAACAGTCAACAGGTGGTTACAATAATTTTTTGATTCTTTTAATATCTTCGTTAAGAGTTTCTTCATCTTCTTTATTCTTAGTGGTTTTAAAATCGAAAATACCTTTTGCTGATTTTTTAATTTCTTTACCAGCATTTTTGGCTATTTTTTTTGTTTGTTTACTAATAAAGTCAAATGGTGATAACGCTAAACTCAAAAATAGATTATTATCGGCTGGTACAACATTTCTTTCTTTATAATCATCCTTATCATCATTTGATGATTTTTTTTCTTTTGACTGTTTTTTAGGTGTAGAATAGTTAGGTGTGTTATTTGATGTGGTGTTATTTGGTGTTGTATTTTTAACACTAAATCCTTTAAAAAATGGTCTTGGGTCAAGTTTATTATGATTTAAACTATATAATGTGTATTCAACATTATCAGTATCATTTAAAAAATATCCAATAGTTTGACCTTTTCTAATCGTATCATTTTTACCAACAAATACTTTTGGAATACCACAAAATTCTGAATAATACATATCGTTATTAATTTTATGACCAATTAACAAATATCCGGAACAATTAGTACTGTACGTACCAATAACAACACCATCATACGGACAAAATAATTTACCCATACTTTTTGATTGAATTACCGATTTTTTAGTTTTAAGTGAATAATCACCATTAGGGTTTGAACTATTGGTTAAGTTATCGAACTTTATCATTTTAGTAATTGTTTAATACGTTTAATATCTTCCATAATGGTATTTTGATTTTCTGTTGTGTAATTTTCTTTAAACCCTACCATTTTTAATAATTGACCCATTAATCCGTAGTCTTCAGGTTCTTCAGGTTTTTCTATTTCACTGTTAGTTTTTTCATCATCAGGTTTTTCATCATCAGGTTTTTCACCGTCAGTTTTTTCATCATTAGTTTCTTTCCCTAAAATGGTTGATGAAAGTTCGCTACCTGTCAAATATGGTTTTGGGTCTATTTGAGACCCATTTTCAGATTTACGTATTTCAAAATGTAAATGTGGACCTGTTGATAAACCTGTGCTACCAACTAAACCAATTAATTGACCTTTTTTAACCGTATCACCTTTATTAACTTCTCTTTTTGATAAGTGACCATAGGCACTATAAAAATCTTTATGTTTAATAACAATAAAATTACCATACCCACCACCTTGAGCAACAGGTGATGACCTAACAACCACACCATCATCAACTGATTTAACTTTAGTTCCTGTCGGTGCTGCAATATCTTGCCCCTTATGATTGTGAGCTTTTATACGACCACCGGCTAAAGAACCTCTCGGACCAAAACCTGAACCTAATGGGAATTTTTTTTCTAATGGAAATTCTAATTTCATATGATTTTCTATATCATATAAATAGTTAGGTTATAAAAAAAAGTGGGTTTCCCCACTTTTATAACTTTTTGAATTCCGGTCTTATTAGTTTCCATATAGTTTCATCGTAATCTTTTTTATCCCACATCTGAAACATTACACCTCTAAGACCTTCTTTTATGTTTTTCATAACAAACTCTGCGTATTCTTTCTTAGATGGTTCAGGGTCAACGTCACCATATTTTCCGTATCTAAATCCGTCGTGCATTTTACCACAGTATTCGGATATTGAGTAGTGAGCGTATCTCAAGTCTTTAACGTAAGATTTTATTTTTTTGTAGAATTCGTCAGGAACTTCTTTCATCAATTCTAAAACATCATCACCATTTTTTAAACATTCCCATATACCAGTAGTTGATACGTTAGTCATTATTTTGTGTAGACGTAAGTATTCAACACCTTTAACTTTCATTCTATTACCATTTGAGAAGTGAACTATAAACCCCTCAGCATCGTCTCTAACCATCTCTTTTAACACTGAATAGTCTGATATACCATCATAACGTTTAACTACATTAAGACCTATGTTTTTCACTAAGTTTTGTATTCTTATATCTGAGTCACCGTGTAAACTAACTTCGTAATCGTCTTTAGTGTTTACCGCACCAAGTAAAACAACATCTTCAAAATCATAAGAACAAACTATTCTGTTGTCAGAATATATTATTTCAAATAAGTAAGTGAAATCTTTATGTAATTTGTTGTAGTCGTATTTAGATAACATTTCCATACCTTTTACCGATTGGTCAGAAGTAAATGACCCACGAGTTGCCATCACCCATTCACCTTCATAGTGGAAAAATATACCCAATGAACCATCCATTTTTTCATAGACTTTGAATTCATCAGTTGAAGTATGTTTCCCTTCTTCCATATTGAAGAATTTTCTGAATGGTCTTGCAACTATATTACCGTTATCGTCAGTTACTAAACCACGGCACATCAAGGTTACCTCATCCCATAAGTCTTCAAACTGAACTTTCTCAGTGTAATTCCATATAGTTAATGGTAAAGTTGAATGTACTTGTTTGTACAATAATCCATCGTTGTAATATTTTTCTAACGTTGCTTTCATACAACAAATATACTAAATTCTTTTTATAATAGTACCGTCTGAATAGTGAAAAAATTTAACACCGGGTGAATCTAATGTAACTTCTTGACCTAAAAGATTTGTTATCTTAATTAATACTGGTGTGATGTTACGATTGTCTATAGATATAATTTCAAAATTTTTAGTTTTACCGTCAAAATCGGTTTGAGTTAAATAATAATATGAAATGTCATTAAAATAATCTCTTTCTAAATACTTGTAATAATGTTGAAATGGTGAAGTTCCAACACCATCAACTTTAGCAATTTCTTTCCAATTAATTGGATAATACGTTTTATAGATTGTAAAATATTGATTATTAGTTTCAGTTGCAGTTGCCCATTCAAGTAAATTACCTTCTTCAGTTTGTTTACCTTTAAAGTATAACAAATCAATCGGTAAGGATACCGGTGGTGACTCATATATTGATAAATCATCTAAATATACCGATGTTGGACCACCATACACAGTTTTAATCCATATTTGAAAATAACCTGAACCTGTATAAGATGGAACTACAGTAAATGACCATTTATACCAGGTGTTCCAATTTGAATTACAGTTTGAGTTAGTTTGAGTATCAGTTGTTAATAATGTTGTTTGATTTGGTAATTCATTAGTGTTAACCGTAACTGAGCAGGCTCTTTTAGTGTAAAAAGTAATTGTGTAACTATTACTATTAACAAAATTAATAGGTATGTAAATATAAATTGAATTACCATTAGCTGCCGATGAAAATCTTGCCGAATATTTTGTCGCGTCAAACACACCTCGATAATTACCTGTGGCCGTCTCATTTCGGTTAAACACCCACACATTAGAGGTTGACGACCACCCTGTTGGTGATACATTTGAAAAGTGTTGGTCAACAAGATATGTTTGCCCGTGAACAACCACAGACAAACATAACATTAATAAAAATATTAAAAATTTCATTTTTCATTTAATAAAAATTTATTAGAAATCACCTTAAAACTGATTTTTCTATCGTGAGAACGAATTACAATTCCTTCTCTATCGAACTTTTCATTCAATACTGATTTACTATCGGCATAAGATAATAACTCATCAATTGTGTCAGGTAATCTAAATTCTAAATCTAAGATTGGAACTGTTTTTACCTCTAACCATTTAGATAATTTAAGTAAATCATCCAAAGATAAATATTCATACTTATCAATATCAAAACCATTAAACAATCTAACAGTTTGTCCGATGATTTTATATGGGTTACCTTGAATACCCTCACCAATGATTTCCCCTTGGACCGCAATGTTTCTATCTAACGCTAGTAAACGTTCTTTTAATCCACTTGTGATTGCAAATTTCCACATTGAGTTACCTTCACTCTCAACTAAATCTAAGTTACGAGAACATACACCAAACACACCGTCTTTAACGTAGTAAGTTACACTAGAACCATCTAACTTTTCAGTCACATAAAACACTTCGTTCTTGTACCCTTCAAACTCTCTTGTCAAGTTTTGAATTCTTTCCTCATCAGTTTTCTTTAAAAAAGATGGGAACATACCTTTAACTTGTCCTGATAATTGTGCAGGAACAGGTGGTTCGTATTTTACAATGTTTAACATTTCAGTTACTTCTAAACCTTCAAACCAATCCATATCTATATTGGGAGTGTTTCTTTTGAAAACTTCGTAAGCATCTTTTAATGGTAAAATTAAACCTTGAGAAACTTGTCCTCTTAATTTAATAGTTTTTAATCTGAAACCTTCAGTACCGTCGGCCATTTTCTTGTAAGAACTTTTACGTAAAAATTCAAACTCAGGTTCGATTGGTAAAAAAGAGTCAATCTCACAGTAAACAACTAAATCCCCAACTTTGTGGTTAACATTTTTTGCAACTACGACTTTCCACCCCCCAACGGTTGCTAATTCAATCATATCCGCACCTTCGATTGGTTGGATGTTGTCAATTTGTCTAATCGTTGCTAATTTTCTTTCCATATGATATTTTATTAAATTCTATAATACTTTGTTTTCTCATATCTCTATATTGAGACATCATAAAATTACTAATTCTATCTGAATTATCACTATGTAAATCAATCATTTTTTGTGTTGATGATATTTCATCTAAACAATCTAATAACTGATATTTTTTGTAATTAAATTTTTTCATACATTATCTTTATCAATTCGTTTAACCATATCTGAACTAGTGTATACTTCTTCACCCGTTTCAAATCTAATCAATAAATCAAGAATCACTAATTTTTCAATCAATGGTTCAAAATGGTTTATATCACAGTTTGTTTGAATAACAATACCGGGGTTTTGAAATAATTTATCAATACCACTACGATGTTTTGAGGTGTTTTTATCTATGTTATAACTACCATCCCAAACAATAACTCTATCACCAATTTCTTTGACTCTATTGTCTTTGTTTTCTTCTTGTATTTTTCTTAGTTCTTCTAACATTTTGATAGACTCTAAAAATAAATCTCTTTTGTCGTAATCTTCCATAATCTTTTATCCTACTACGTTTAACATTTCTTCTGTATGGTGGTCGTGTTCCAAATGTGAATGAATTGGTTGTTTTGACATTATTGGTAGAATGTCATCAACAATGTGGTATGGTCTAAATTCAGGATGTCCGTCCATACCAACATCCATTCGTTTTCCTTTCCCTAATTTAATATCATTAGGTAAGTGACAGTGACCGTGTAGATGTATTTCACCTTTATTCAATCCATTCCAAGAATCAATCGGGTAGTGAAACAATCTAATATTAATTTTACCCAATACCAATGTGTTATATTGTGAAACACTTGAGAATAACGATTGAATGTTTTCTTTGTTATTCTCAATGTGGTGGTCGTGGTTACCCAAAATTAAGTGTATGTTTTTACATATAATTCTTTCTCTGAATTTTCTAATGAATTCAAAACCACCAAATGACCAATCACCCAAGTGAATTAACACATCATCTTGTTTAACATATTGGTTTATATTATCCACAATCATATCGTTCATTATATCCAACGATTTGAAGTCACGAGTTTCTTTGATTGGAACTGAACCATCAGGTTTTCTCCAATTAGTAGTCCCACGACAAATGTTTGAGTGATTGTAGTGAGTATCTGATGTTATCCAAACATCAGGTAAATTTCCTTTTCTATCTTTTTCAATTTTTATCATACTAATTCTAATTCTTTATACCATTCAGGAACTTCTCTGTTTTTCCATACCGCAAATCCTGATTTGGCTCCTTTATAATAATTTCTATACGAATCGACAACACTGTCAACTTTATATTCGTCAGGCATTGCCTTTGGGGGTTCAGTAAATCCTTTGTCAACGATATTTGGTTTTTTATCTAAACACCACTCAATAACATCTTGTGATTTATGACGTTTACCATATCTGTATGTGTATTCATAACATAACTCTAAACCTAACTCACACAAATATAGATAATTAGATAACGACTCTCTCGACCATATCGCACTTGGGTGGTTCTTATGAGATAACCTATAAGGTATCTCAGTTTGAGTCTCAATTACGTGATGAACACCACATAAAAGTTGTGCAGTCTCAAGTATCATTTTAACTACGTGCTTATCACAATGATATTCAGCACATTTCTTAACATCGAAATCTAATATAAAAACGTTCATAAGGCTAATATATAAAAAAAAATTAAACAGTGTGTTCTATTTTAACTCTAACGCAAGTTTGTTCTTGTCCCTCATTCATTAGGAAGTTATTGATATAACCCATAATGTTTGCTGACCCAATCGGATTTGCCGAGTGAACTACAACATCAGGAAATTTGATAGGTTTTTGTTTCTTATCAAATCTTGACATATTAATACGGTTTTCGTTTATCTCGTAAAATTCTGTTACTAACCATTTAGCAGCATCATATCCGGTTTTTTCCTCAATATTTTCATAATCTAATTTATAATTTTTAGATACGTTATTGAAGTATTCTTTCATCGCAGTATCACCTAAATCGTGGTCCAATGAGATTAATGATATATTAGTTAAACCAACTTTATTTACCAAATTAATAAACTCGTGAAAATTTCTAACAACTAACCAATCTTTATCAACCGGTGTTCTCACATCATCTAAATATATTCTTACTTTTTCCATACCACAAATATAAAAAAAAAGAGGGATTTAAAAACCCCTCTTAACTTATTATCTATTAAATTTTATTTTTTCTCTTTAGGTTTCTTACACGCCGGTTTACCGTCACTTCCTTTAAAGACTAGAAATTCTTTAGTTTCTTCACCTTTAGTAAGTTTGTTTGTTGATTTAGAACCTGTTGAATTATAGTCGGCACAATCTCTTAATTTGTCAAGGTCTTTTTGTGTTATTTTAGTCTCAGCAGGTGGTGTTGTTGCTGGTGTAGTCGTACCCGTCGTGGGTGTTGTTGTACCTGTTGTTTGTTCACTAATAACCACACCGGGTTTATAACCGAACAAATATTTAATTTTATCAATTTCTTCGTTAATCATATTAATAAATATCTAGTAATTAACAATATGAACTATTAATCCTAATTTATTGGCATTCTCAATCATATTTTTAGTACCACTACTTTTACCATCCCAAAATGCTATCAACATTTCACCATAATCGGCCATTTGTTTATTTCTAATATGCCCCGCTTTTCTTCCGTGAGTTTTCCAATCCGCAGGAAACAACTTAACGTCAAATCCTCGTTCTTTGGCATATCTCTCACCTAATGTGTCAGCACCTTTAGCACGACCACTAACAATTTCTGTTAGGTTTGAATTAATCAACTTATCACACTTTTCTCGTAGTAGATTATAATCTTCAAAATCTCTACCTCCAGCTATAATTGTTTTCATAAAAAAATAATAATAAATGGTTTTTGTATTGTCAAATCTTTATTTATCTTTGTAAGAAATATTGGTGTTATGAAAAATGTAAATAAATTTTCTTTAGTAATTGTAGGATTATTAATTATGAGTATTGTCGGATGTGGATTACCCAAATCAATTCATATGTCTCAAATTCAATCAAATGAGAATTATAACGTTTTAATTCTTAAAAAAGATGAGATGTCTTTTGGAGTTTCAACTGAAAAACCAAGTGATGCTGATTTTTATGTTAACAGTAATTTTTTCACTAAAAGTAATACCTCAATTGGTCTTGTAGTTATTAATCGTTTAAGACATAGTAAAAGACAACGTGGTGGTGGTTATTTTTATGTTGTTAATGGCATACCTCACGTAGCGTCAGGGTTTTGTCCTTTAATGACCGATTACGCATCACAAAGTATTCTTTGGGCGATTGATAACGGTATTAAAAATGAAGGTTTACTTAATACAAGACACGCTAATGAAACCGCATATAGAACAATTATGGGTGAAAATCGTGACGGGGACATTATGATTATATCATCTAATAGAGTTGGTTTAGTTACTATTAGAGAAATTGTTGAGTTTGCCGAAAATCAAGGTATGGTTGAAGGTATATTATTAGATGGTGGGTCGTCAGTTGATTATAAATTCTCAGATGATTCTGATGAAATAGTTTTTCAATCAGTTCCTGACATTGTTAAATCAGCAATGGATATTAATCAACCAACAACTTATATCTACGGTAACTTTAAAAACAATTAAACCCTTTTATTCTGTTAGCAACCTCATCAACATATCCGTAAGTTGTTAATTTATTAATCGGAATATTTGGTAAATAGTTTTTAACTAATTGATTTGAAACTTTAAACTTAGTTTTTTTAACATTATCATTGGGGTTACTTTTTTGTCCGGTAACCCCCATATTTGGTGCTCCGACTACTGATTGTTCTACGATTTTTCCTGCCTTAGAACAAGGTCTTTTAATATTAGGGTCATCAGTTTTACAATATTTAACAATCCTACCAAATCCAATATTATATGACGCAATTGAAATATCTAAAGCTGCGTTACCTGTACTTGTTTTTGGGGTTGTTGAAGGTTGTGATGTTGAATAACCTTCTTGAATTGCCTTTTTGTAACTTCGGTCCAAAAACTTATATATCGCAATTAACGCACCTGTAACCGTATTAATATCTTCTTTAATGTTAAGACTTTCCTTAGTACTATTTTTCATTTGTGCTAATCCTGCAGAAGTATCAAACCCTAAGTAAGCACCTATATTTTTTAAAGGTGATAATATTTTATAACGAAGACTATTACCGTATGATGTTTCACGACCAATCATACCCAATGCCGCCTTTAATAATAAAGGGTTATAACCTTTTTTAATTAATTGAGATATTGATGGTTTAAATCCGTTAGGAACACAAGAATATTGTTTATATTTTATGTTTTCTTCTTGAGCGTTTTTATATATGTTATAATAGTTATCACTTTGTCCCGGCATTAAATTGTCGTTCTGTTCAACTAAAGTTTTTTTTTTAATCCACTGTTTGTGATTTCTTCAGTAATTGACCCAGGACCTTTAACTTTATTTAAAGCTATTGGTGATGAGTTACCCGCACGTCTAACCCAAGCAATTTTACCACCATCTAATAACCTATTATAAGGGTCGGCATAAACTTGTCCGTGAACGTTATGGAATATAATTGGAACACCATCTTTAATCGCACCTACTATACCTACGTGAGTATTCATACCCCAAGCATTACCTGATTTAAGAGTATTACCTGGAACGTATTTACCATTATTTTTTAGAATATATGGTTTATTACCTGATATGGCGTTTTTACCCCCAAGATAAAAAGCTTTTTCGTGATTTTCTGAAGTTGGGTAGTATATACCAACAACATCATTAAGTTGTAATTTAGGCGGTGCTGATTTAATCAAACTTCTTACTAAATTTCTAGCATCATTAATATAATTACCTTTAGCACCACCTGATTTATCTATTTTAACCCATAAATCAGTGATTCTTTTAACATCATCAGGTGATAAACCTCTAAATGACGTAAAAATACGTGGACCTATTTGGTCTTTACTATGAGCTAACCAAGCATCCCCAACGGATTCAAGTTTAGTATCAAAATCGTTAACAAACTGAGCACATTCACGTTGACCCGCACCAAAGACAGGTGTTGATTTACCCGTACTAATTTTAGGACCAACTTTAACTATTTTTGATAAAAAATTAGGATTAGTTGTTTTACTAACAATAGTGTCTGATTTATCAATTGGATTTGGAACAGGTTTTTCACCACATTTAAACCCACTTGATTTATATTCAATCCAAGAATTGAACCCACAAGATTTCGCTCTCATTAATTTTTGTTGTGGGGTTAATTTAGTGTCATCTTCAGGTTTTGGTTTTGGCTCAGGAATAGGTTTTGGTTTTGGTTTTGGTTTTGGCTCAGGAAT